TTTTAAGATATAGAAACAATCGAAGAAATAGCATTATGAACTTTGAAATACCACAATTCTTCTCAGTCGGAGGGCTTGACTACAAAATCCTTCACGAAGAATCTATGAGATATGGTGAAGAATACGGGCATTGGAATGGCACAACCTGTACCATACACATAGCTGAAACCGCAGGTGGAGAAAAGCTGACAGAGGAAAGAAAACAACAGACATTCTTTCACGAACTCATACACGCTGTTCTTGATGCTATCGGCGAGGATGATCTGAATGACAATGAGCGATTTGTGGATGCCCTTTCAAGTGCTCTTTATCAAACAATAAAAACAATGAAATAGTTATGAAAACAAAAAAACAAATACTCGAATGGCTTGACAAACAGTCATGGAAGAATGAGTTTTATGAAGAGTTTTTCAAGAATGACAGTAAGGCAATCTGTTATAATGAAAATTTTATCAGATATGCCTTTAATTGGTTTTCAACCGATAAATATAATTTGTGGAAGTTACGCAATGCTTATTATAGAGATTGGTACAACTCTAACGACAAACCAATGTCTTGGGAAGATTACTGCGAACAGAATCCTATAAAAGAAAATGAATATTTTATTAATGGGAACTGTGAGTTTAAAGAAGTGTTGACTCGTAAAAGAGAACCTCAGAAAGATGCAAATGTTCTGTCAAAAGAACTTTGTGAAGCATTCATGGCATATATGAAACTCGTTCAGTTAAGAAATGCTTGGGTAAAAGATGCTGCTTGTGTTTGTAAAATTTTATCAGGTACTAATAAAGAGCTTACTATATCTACAGATTATAAAAATTCAAGTGGACTATCTTTTCCTACATATGATATGGCAGAAGAATTTATCACTACTTTCGAAGATTTGTTAGAAACTGCTAAACCATTACTGTAATACGACACTTAAAGAAAAAGCAAAAGAATATGTATCTACTACATGTAATATAAATTACACAATAGTAGATACATAAACTGATTTTATAGCTGGAGCCAAGTAGATGTTTGACAAAACATTACACGTACTCAAAAATCAAGGGATTAAAAAATAATAAAAAATATTATTACGTTTCAATTGATGATTTTAAAAAAACAATAATAGAGTAAGGTTAATATATAATAAATCCATTTTCATTTAATTACTACTCTTTTTTTATTATAATACAATATAATTTACTTTCTTTTTTTGTATCTTTGTTATAAAAATATTTGTTTAAGTACTTTAATAAAATAAGTTTATAATGACAGTATCAAAAATTACTCAAACAGATAAAGGAACATACGGATTTCAAGTTAATGTAACTGGAGATTATGTCGATGTTCATCTTTGTCGAACTGTAGATGCTGATATATTTGTTAGCATGAGTATAGGAGATCTTTCTCCTGCACAGAAATTTATTGATGATCCATGTCTTTATAATGCAGTCACTCTTTTTCGAATTACAGGAACAAAAGGAAAAACTGTATTTATAGAAAGTGCAAGTCCAATTATTTCTTGTAGTATCATAACAGAGGATGGTTCTATAACAGATGTTGAAATTGATGATTATATTCGTGTGTTAGGAGAAGACAATATAGAGTTACTCACAGAAGATGAGTGTCCTATATGTCTTGAAAATTAGTTAGTTTAAATTATTATAATAAAAATGGAAGGAAAAAAAATAAGTGAATTAGTCGAAAAAACCACTTTAGCGGGTACAGAATATGTGCTTGTAGTTGATGGTAATACCAATAAAAAGATAAAATCTTCCTTATTCAAAGGTTTAAAAGGAGATACAGGTTCAGTAGGTCCACAAGGTCTTAAAGGAGATAAAGGTGATAAAGGAGATAAAGGAGATACTGGGGCACAAGGAGAAAAAGGTGCTACGGGAGCAACAGGAGCTGCTTTTACATATAGTATGTTTACAGCAGAACAACTTGCGGGCCTCAAAGGACCTAAAGGTGATAAAGGGGATACTGGAGCAACAGGTCCTCAAGGAGAAAAGGGAGCTACTGGTGCAACAGGATCTCAAGGACCTAAAGGAGATGCTGGTGAAAAGGGAGCTACGGGAGCTACTGGACCAAAGGGAGAAAAAGGTGACACTGGGACTGCTGGAAAAGGAGTTAAATCCATTTCTTTAACAAAAGATGCTACTGGTGCTGTTACTGGAGGAACAGTAACTTTTACAGATAATACAACTAGTGCTATTACAGTTACTACTGTAACGGCTTAGTTTTTAAATACTTTAAAGTATTTAAACAAATATTATTTTATACAAATAAAACCATGAAACAATTTAGTTTAGAAGAATACCTCAAAAATCCATCGAGAAGGGTAGTGACCGCAGACGGGGATGAAGTCCGGATCATCTGCACCGACAGGAAATCCGATGGAGGTTTCTGTATTGTAGGTCTGCTGTCTTTCAACACCTATGGAGAACAGCCGGTCAGGTGCTGGAAAGAGGACGGCAAATTCAGCAACAGCAACACGGACGACTGCAATCTCTGGTTCGACACCACAAAGTACACAGGATGGGTGAATGTATATGATGATGGACATGGACAGACGACATCTGATGAAGTAATCTTCTGTTCCAAAGAGCATGCGGAGGAATATGCGAGAAGTCATGACAAGTCCAAACACTACAGGACCACGGTGAAAATAGAATGGGAGGAATAGCATGGTATCTAAAAAAGAACGAGAAGAGGTTTGGCAAAAGCTTAAACCTTATATGGATAATAAGGATACTATAGAAGATTTACTTCCCATTTGTTATAGGTGTGAAGGTTGGAGTATAGATAACAACTCAAAAGAATGGTGTGAAGATAGAAAAACATGCCCTGTATTTCAACTATGGTTATCAAATAAGTATTTAGAATGGTACAAAAATAGTCTAGAATTTTAAGAGAAAGAAATTTACTTATTATTTATCAAATAAATTTATTTTTTATCATGAAAACAGAAATAATAGATAAAGTTTTATCTCTTTCTTATAACATAAAACTTTTAACTTCTATTTTAGAAGAATTAAAGTTTAAACCCAATCCTAATTTTTATTTAAAATTAGATTGGTGTAAAGATACATCTAACGGCTGGAAATCTGTGTTTCTAGAAAGTGAATATTCTAAAATACTAGATCCTATTATGGATAAATATAGTAAACTCATTAAAGAGGATTTATTAAACCTCTTGGAAAAGAAAAAAGAAGAACTTAAAAATTTATAATTATGGCAGATATAGATCTGCAAGAACCTTATAAAAGTATGTTGGAAGAAGCTTATGAAAAAGAAGCTGAACTTTCAGATGAAGTTAGAATTCGCTTACTTTGTGTAGCTCTCCCTTATTATATAGAAAAATATGTTTCTCATTTTAAAGCCGCAGAAAAAGCCATTAAATGTGCTGATATAATAAAAGAAAAAAGTAATGAGGAAAAATACTTTCCTCTATAGCACATGATATTGTTATATCTATGGGTATAGAAGGTATAATCTTTTTAGCTAAACTTTTAATAGAAAATAAATAATTATGTCTCTTACACAAATAATTATATTATTAATATGTGTGAGCTTACTTACCCTTCTATTAGGACGGGTTTGGGTATTACTAAAAGATGATGATGATCCTCTGGGGTTAATTGTGATAGGTTTAACTTTCGTTTGTATAATTTTAATTACTATAAAAACTGTAATTAATTATCCAAAAACTAAAGTAGAAGAAGAATTTCCTGCTTCAGAATATGAATTAATAACAAAAATAACAATTGTTGATAATCAAACAGATACAACGTATGTTTTAAAACATAAATAGTTATGGCCTGGATTGCAAGAGATTTGGAAAATAATGTTCTTTGTGTTTATGAAGAAAAACCAATACGGAAGGGTATTTCATGGATGCCTGATTTGGATAAACTCTGTATCGATATGGTAGAAATGCCTTATAATGCGGATGAAAAACTTATAGGAAAACATCTCACTTGGGAAAATGAACCGGTAGAAATATAGTTTTATGACAGATTGGAAAGCAAAAGACTCACTTATAGAAAAATACTCATCTGCACTTATGGAAGCTGCAAATGATAGTATTGATTGGAATAATGTAAATGAGAACTTTGAAGTAAATTTTGATTTTACTGAATATTTAATCAGTTTTGCGGAAGAAATAGAAGCCTTGATTAAAGAAGATATAAAGGAATGTATAAATAATATAATTTAATATGAAACCTTTTAATATTAAAGAATTTACTGAAAATCCTACAAGAAAAGTTGTAACTAGAAACGGTGAGCCCGTGCGTATACAATGTACTAATATAGGATTGGAACAAGGTATAGCCGGAGTAATCCAAACTGAAGATGTAAACATTGTAACATCTTGGTATAAAAACGGAAAATGGAAAATAGCAATGGAATCTGAATATGATCTTTTCTTTGCTCCAACCGGAACTGATATCGGGTATATTAACATATTTAACTTTGGCAATGGAATGGAAGTTTATGGTAAAATATACACTTCAAAAGAAGAGGCTAAAAATAGTGCATATCCCGATAGCTTCTATATAAAAACAATAAAAATAAAATATTAAAATTATGAAAGTAATATTATGCATATTTCTGTATTTTATTATAGGAATCTGTATTTTCTGTATCTTTGAAAAGATAGATAGGCATTTAAACTCTTTGGGAAGAGAACCTCGATTTTTTACAATAGAAAGTAGAGGATATAATATTTGGTATGTAAATAGTTTAAGTCTTCCCATATATGTGATATTTTGGCCAGGAGTAACATTTGTTGCATTAATTTATATGAGTTATTTACTTCTAAGAAAACTCTTTAAATTACCATAAATGGAAAAATATATTACAAATGGACCTTTTGGTCATCAACCTGTTTATGTGCTTAAGAATCTTAATGATTTTAAAGAATATGAGGAGTATTTAGGAGAAGAGGCTATTAAATGCTTTAATCCTAATTTTTATAGTATCAAAAAAGACTTTAAAGAATACCTTGGTACTATCCGAAAACAAGTAAGTTATGACGAAAATGACAAAGAAATAGTTACAGAATATCTTGTTATTGGAATAGAGGATAATTATGCTTATGGGGATTGGTATTGGATCTTACAAGAAATAAATAATCCAAAAGTCATTACATATGTAAATATTAATGACCAAGAGTTTTATGATAAATAATCGATCATTATGAAGATGATGATGGATATGACGTGTTCGTGCCAATTAAAAAAATAAGTTATGAAAAAGTTTAGTTTAAAAGAATATCTAGAACATCCCACTTGGAAAATAGTTACAAAATCAGGAAAACCTGTACGTATAATTTGCACAGATAGAAAATCTTCAACAGGAGAATGTGTAATAGGGCTAGTAGATGACGCATATACTTGGGAAAAAGAGATTGTACTTGGTTGGAAAGAAGATGGTACTTGCGGAAATATCTTTCCTGATTTTGAGTTGTATTTTCTACCAGAGAAACGTGAGGGTTATGTAAATTTTTATAAAACTCCAGAGGGAGTAGTTACTGACACTTATGTTTATACAACAGAAGAAAATGCTAAATCTCGTGCTTCAAAGCCTTTTTATTCTTCTAATTATATAGGTACATATAAAGTAGAGTGGGATGAATATTAATGCAGAAAATGCCTGGGCAGACTGGGTAAATAAAGAAAGAAAGAATCTTACTTTACAAAATTATGAAGATGAAACTCTTTCACATTGTTCTTTTGAAGCTGGAGTTGAATATATGAGACAAAAAGCTGGAATTAATTTTGAATTAAGTTTACGAAAGCTTAAATCTCGTTTACCAAAGGAAGCTTGGCAATATTTCTCAGTTACAGAAGAAATGATAAATTTTAATCGAAGTTTAAAATAATATGTTTACTTTAAAATTTTATTTTACTCCTACATATAAAGTAAGATTAACTGAAACAAAATCTCCTACTTTTGAAGAAGTAATGACATTTACTAATACTAATGTTACTCCAGAAGTAACAGGTATTCGTGCTTCTGGTAAAACTCCAGAAGATGCTTTAAATAAAATTTTTAATTCTTTCTTAAATAGAATAGAAACTCTACAAAAAGAGGAAAATACTCTTAAAGAAAGAATATCATATTTAAACTCTATAGATTTTTCTAAAATAGATCTAGAAAATGAGTAGACCATTTAAATGCAAAGAATTTATGGTGGGAGATTGGATTACAGACTCCCACTATTATCCTATGCAAGTAGTTACTGTAGGAGAGGATTGGTTAAATGCAGATTTTCCTGGAAATGAAGGTGATGTATGGGAATTTGATGATAAAACCAATCCTCCTGCTGCTATTTGGATAACAAAAAATTCACATCTTAGAAATAAATTAAAACCCTATCTTACAATAGATGAATTAGATAAATTAGAATATCTACATAGAGCACAACAGCTATTAAGAATTAGAGGTTTATTTAGTGTTGCTGATAATTTAAAACTTTAAAAAATGAAACGCCCAGAGTATTTTGTTTATTGCAAATCTTTTCAAGGAAAATTAGAAAAATATGAAGTTCTAAAAGGCTTGTTAACTAAAATAACAGAGGAACATAAGTCTTTTAAAGAAAAAGAACTTCTTGCTGAGTACATGAAAAGTTATTTTATGTATCGTTATTGGTCTAAGTGTGAATGGGAGTTTATAATTGTAGATTGGCCATATAAAGATAAAGTAGAAGACTCAAATCCTATAAAAATCGATGTTTGGGATCAAATACAACTGAATTTTTTAGTAATTATCGATTTAGTTTGGAACTATTTAAAAAATAAATAAAAATGAAAAAAGAGACTATAATTGGACTTTTTGTAGCTTCTATTCTTTGTATAAGTCTTGCTATATACTCAGTAATAATAGACGAAAAACAACATAGCTACCAACGTCAACAAATAGAACAAAGAGATGCATTTATACAAGAGTATTTAGATTCTCTTTATGTGCTTAAAGACGAGTTTGTTCTTACACCAAGTAATGAAAAAACAATTCATGCTTTAGATTCTCTTGGATTAGAGTTTGCCACTAAAACAAGTAAACTAAATTATTATAAGTACGCCCTCGATATAAATTATCTACAAGAAAAATTACACAAATAATGGATAAAATTATTATTATTCCAGATGTACATGGAAGAAACTTTTGGAAATCTACACCAAAAGATGCTAACTTAATTTTTCTAGGAGATTATTTAGATCCTTACTTAGATGAAGAAGAATTTCAAGAATATGATTCTTATTCAGATCCTAATTTATTTAAAAAGCTTAAAGAAAATCTTTTGGAAATAATTCAAGTAAAGAAGGAAAGACCAAATGATGTAATACTTCTTTTAGGAAACCACGATCTTCCGTATATGGACATTGGGGAATTTTGTTGTCGGTATACTACAGATTTACAACAAATAAAAGAATACAAATCCATTTTTAATGAGAATAGAGATTTATTTCAACTTTGTTATACTCTGAATACAGAAAAAGAAAAATATCTTTTTTCTCATGCAGGGATTACAGAGCCTTGGATAAATGAACACCCAGAATTATTTAGTGACATAAAGGAAGAAGATTTGCCTCAATATATTAATAAACTTTTTAAAGAAAAGGATATCTATCTTTATAGAGCTTTAAATGAAGCTTCTTTTTATAGAGGAGGTTGGACTATAGCAGGTTCTTTAGTTTGGGCAGATCTTCAAGAAATGGGTAATTTTAATATCTTAAAAGGCTATTATCAAATTATTGGTCACAGTCAACTTAAAAAAGATCCTTATATAGGAGAAGATTTTTGTTGTATAGATACAAGAACTTGGTATGATTTAAATGATTTAGAACAACGTATAAATGGAAGAAATAGAAGTAATTAAAACTCCAAGACAATATCAACTTTATTACGGAGGTTATACTTATAAATATATAGAAGATAAGTACTTCGAATCTTATACAGGAATTAAACTAAACCCAGGAGAAGTTACAAAAATTCCATTTAAAAAAGGGTATTGGCTTGTTGACAGAAATGAAAACTGTTTTTTAAGCACTTCTCCTTGGGTGGATGGATGGTTTTATCCAAACCCTATATGCAAAAACATAATTTCATATAAACAGAATCTAACTCTTATTAACATTCCTGAAGAAGGTAAGTTGCTCTCTGAGAAAGAACTGGAAAATTTATTTAAATTTTAAAATGGAAGAATATTACATCGCTAAAAGAACAACCGGGGATGTATATTTATATACAGAAGGACGTTGTTATGCAGTGCTCAGTGTACGGGAGTTTAAAATTCTTACAAATGTAGTACTAAAAGAAAATACAGAATATAAATTTCCTATTATAAGAAATAAATATTATGTGGTACATTCTGGAGGTAGTTATTTTATAACAAATACCCCTTATTTGAATTATATATACTTATATCCACATTCTACAATAACAAGGATCCCATGCAAGTTAATGACAAACCTAAATCTTCCAGAAGCTGTATCTGGTATTACACCATTAACAGAAGAAGAAATAGAAAATTTGTTTAAGTTTTAAATAAATCACAAATAAATTTGTTTTTAACAAAACAAACATATATCTTTACGTATAAATTTTAATTTATATGTCTAAAAATCTCATGAATGATCTTGATAAATATCAAGACTCTAAGACTTCAGAACAGTTTAAACGTAAACCAAAGAATCCAAAAAACAAGCACGTTAAAACTAAAAAACGTAAAGAGGAAACTTTGGAATACATTGAAGACTGAGAAGACTAACCATTAACTATTTTGAGAGTATAGATTAAAGCGCCTCCACGTGGTTATACTTGGGTAACGCTAAACGCTTTTTTAAAAATATTACTTATGAACATATTTAGTAAACTTTTTAAAAAACCTACGCCCAAAGTAGAAACTCCTCAAAAAGATTTGTCTACACTCAAACAGTTCGATGATGTCTGAATACAAATAAATGATGAAATATATGAGGGATGGGTAGTAAATATAGTTAATGGAGAAATACAAATAGTTTTTTCAGACAGAGATAATAAATTACAAGATATTTCTTTTATGAAAGACAGACCTTTAAATAGAACTTTCATTAAAGAAAAATATAGAACCTTATATTTAAATAATCCTAATTATGGAATCGGTTCAAGAAACAGCTAAACTTTTAATTAAAGTTATAGATAATTACTTTCTTTGTAGAGCAACTAGAACTCAACTTATAAATGCAAAGAATGCTTTAGAAAATTTATTAAAATAACACACTTTTTACGGTCTTATAGGTTAAAAATGTATTGCGTATCATCTTTACTCTATAAGGCCGTATTTTTGTCCTTTAAAATATGTTAAAATGAAAAAGTTTTTTATTATTCTTTTTGCCATAATTCCATTTTTAGGAAATGCACAAACTGTTTTTTATAAAACCACCGAAGTATCAGTTGCATTAAATGGAAGATGGCAAGAGTGGCAAGAAACAAATGATGTCACTGTAATGATTAATTTCGATGATTGGATTGTTAAAATTCAAACAGTTGTTCCACAGCAGTATATTTTCTCTTCAGAACCTGTAAATATAGATAAAGAAACCATAGGAAACAAAGCCTTAGATCAAGATGGCGATCCATGTGTTGTTAAATTAAGAGCAGCAGATGGAGAACCTTTACAAATTTATGTGCTATATGGAAATAATGGTTGGGTATATAATTTAAGAAAACTATAATGAATCCTTTTAAATACATTTATAGAGTAATAAAAACTACTTATCTGAATTTAAGATTTCCTTTTCTTTGTTATAGAAATAAAAATGGGAAACGTATATGGATTTATCCATATAATTGGTATTGTTGGATTCCCACAGGCTGGAAAAAAGCTTTTGGCATACAAATGTGCAAAGAGATTAAACAGTATCTTAAAAAGAGTCCTTTTACTATAAATGATATAAAAGAAAAGTTTGGTCGATTGGATATTAATTATACTGGAGGAAATCGAGACATAGATAAAATTCTTATGAAGTATGAATATATTTCAGAAAGAACATGTATTATTTGTGGAAAACTTGCTACAGGATATACTCCTATAGAAAGTTGGCAGTGTCCTTATTGTGATAATTGTAAGCCAGAAAATAAACTCTTAATTGAATATGGTATTTCTATAGAAATTAATGAGAAAAAGTATACTTCACAAGATTGGTATGGGTATACAGGAAATATTAATCATAGAAATGATAACGCTTATATAAATGAATTTAAACAATATTGTGAACACTTTTAAGCATATAAAGAGGATTATTATCCATAAACATTGGGTTCTTTATTATGCAAATAAATGTGGAATAACTTGGCAAGGAATTACTCATGACTTAAGTAAGTTTTCTCCAATAGAGTTTTTTGAGAGTATTAAATACTTTGTAGAAGGAAAGTCTCCAATAGAAGTTGCTAAAGATATAAATGGTTATAGTCTAGCGTGGCAACATCATAAAGGACATAATCCTCATCATTATGAGTATTGGGTGGACAACCTTGATAAAGGAGGAACTGCGATAAAAATGCCATATAAATACGTTATAGAGCTTATATGTGACTATTTAGCCGCAGGGAAAACATATAATGGAAAAGATTTTACTTTTGAAAAAGAGTATAATTGGTTCTGTAGAAAGATTTTACTTTCTCCTCCAAAAATGCATCCTAAAACGCTTGTTTACTTGTGTGCAGTATTTGAAACTATTGCCAAAGAAAATAGAGTAGATAGAATACTTTTAGATAAAGTTAAAAAAGAAATTGAATATGATGTATAGTTTTGATGAAATAGGACTTTTACCAAAAACTATTTCTACTATAACTTCTAGAAAAGAAGTAAATCCTTATAAAAATGGAAAACTCCCCATTTTTGTAGCTCCTATGACTTGTTTAATTGATGCAAATAATATAGGAGTTTTTCAAAATAGTGCTTTTATTCCTATTTATCCCATTTTCTTTACTGAGAATGTAGAAAGGAGACTTGAAATTGCAAATGGTTCCTGGGTAGCTGTTTCTCTGAAAGAATTTAAAGAATATTTTGTAGAAAACCCTCTTCCAAAAAATAGATTACCCTACAGAATACTAATTGATTGCGCACAAGGCCATATGGAAAGTATTTTTACTCTAGCACGTAAAGCAAAGGAGTATTATGGTACTAATCTTATTATTATGGCTGGAAATATTGCAAACCCAAATGCTTATGATGAGTATTGTAAAGCAGGAATTGATTATGTTCGTGTGGGAATTGGAGGAGGAAGTGGTTGTCTAAGTTCCGTTTTAACAGGAATGCACGCATCTTTGCCTTATTTGCTCACCGAAATAATTAAAAGAAAAATAGATATTTTGACACAAATTTCTTTGCTTACTGAAAAGAGTAAAGAGTATCTATGTCTTACTAGGATTGTAGCAGATGGTGGAGTAAATAATATTTCTAAAATTATGAAATCTCTTGCTTTAGGTGCAGATTATGTAATGATGGGAAGTATGTTTGCTAATTGTGAAGAAATACGTCTTAAAGGTTTGTATTATGGACAAGCTTCAGAACCAGGACAAATAGATCGTTTTGGAAAGATTGTTAATGAACCAGAAGGATGTAGTCGAAACTATATACCAACTACAGATTTAGCAACTCTTGCAAAGAAAATAGAAGATATTTTACGCTCTACTATGTCTTATGCTGGAGCTAAAACTCTTAATGATTTTATAGGAAAAGTTAGATATGAAATACAATCTATAAATGAGTTTAACAGTTATAATAAATAATCTTAGGTAATAATGACTGAATCTGAATATCTTTTACTTAGAGAAAAATATCTTTGTCCGGAGTATTATGAAAAACTCATTATCGATACAAGAGAATTTCCTAAAAAAATTATAGTTATAGATGCAACGAGAATTGCATCGAAATTCGATTACCACTTTTATATTACAGAAATTACAAAAGAGGCTCTTATTAATTATATATATACTGATGAACTTAAAATTTGTACGGAATGGCTTGGATCTGTTCTTTTGAAAGAATCAAATATTGTTTTCTTAGGAGATACATATTCTAATATATTTCAGTTTTTTATTAGTTATAGCCAATGCTTTTCGAAGATATGGGTTTATGTCCAATATATGAACTATGTCTATGATCCTGTATTTTTCGATTTGTTAGCAGCACTTAAACAATATAATATACCAATAAGAGGTCTTATTGAAATATTATTAACTCCAAATCACAGAAAACTTGTTTCTTCTAATAGATTAATACAAGACAATTTTGGTGTTAAAATCCCAACATTACGTGTATTAATTTCATTATTAGAAAAAAATCTTGCCGGTGATTTAGTAGGTAGTTTTACTGCGGTAAAATCTTTATTTAGTTGTTCAGATAAACAAGCTTGCGAATACATAGACCTCATTAGATGGGAGGATAAAGAGAGAATTAATAAAAATCTCCTTTCTAAGGAAAGTAAAAAAGAATTGCGAAGATATTATAATTATTTACATACAATAAAAACTTTTAAACCTGAACTTGTGAATATGTATCTCGATTACATCATGTTTAGAGATAGTATTGTAAATCACAATATTTCAAATTTTCCTAAGTATCCAAAGGACGTAAATAAGTTAGCCTCTTTGCATGATAAAGTTTTTGAAATTTTTAAAGAAGAGAAAGTTTATAGAGAAAAGAATTTATTATCTACAATGCAAATATCTTATGAAGCTTTTTACAAAAAGGCAAAAATGTTTGAATTTTCTGATTCAGAATATAGTATAATTGCTGTAAAAGATTTAAAAGACTTAATAACAGAAGGAAAAGAGTTACATCATTGTGTAAGTTCTTATATTGAATCTGTAGGAAAAGGGAAGGAATATATTTTATTTTTAAGACAAACTCCAAATTTGGAAACACCTTATTTTACTATCGACATTACCCCAAACGGAAAAGTGAGACAAATACATGGATATTGTAATTGTGATATTACAGATGAAATACTTCCGTTTGTAAAAAAATGGGCAACTAAGTTTAATTTGGACATTTCAAACTTTTCTAAAGTTTGTATCCATCTTTAATAGCTATTTTATATAGCTATTTTATAAGGACATTTAGTTTAATGGTTAAAAAACAAAGATCTTCAAAATCTTAGATAACTGTTCGATTCGGTTAATGTCCGCTTAATATTTATATATTATGATTAAAAACTTTAATATTATTTATTCCTACAAGGAAAATTTATACAACAATGAAACATTCAACTAAAAAATCCACAATTTTAACTAAAGACTATTCTCATTTAGACAACAATACTTCAGTTTCTAAAGAAGAAAATAATTCTTCACAAGCTACAGAAATTACCTATCTTTCAATGGCCGATTTGACTATAGAAAAATATCTAGAAATATTGAAAGCAGCTTTTTTGGGTGAAAAAATAGAATGTGGGAAGAACATCTAAAACGTGCAGAATTTTCTTTTGGAAAATATAAAGGAGAAGAAAATTTATCCCCTTTAGAAAAATGCGTTATATTAATGAAAGAACATAACTGTTCTTATAAACAAATTAGTTTACACCTCGGTTGCTTAAATAAAAAGTACATTAGAGAAATTTTATTAAAATATAGACCCGATTTACTTAATATAAAAACTCCTCCAGTAAAAAAAGATTATATTGAAAAACGAGTTATAGGAATTATTTCTAAATATAAACAAATTTCCTTTGACTTAGAAGAATTTGATAACTGTGATTTTTATATAGAAAACGGGGAATTGAAGTTTAAAACTGAAACTGATGATATTTATATTTTTAATGAATTTGACGAAAGGACTAAATTATCTATATTATATAATATAGCAAGACTTTTAAACATAGACATAAAAACAACAGAGTTTACATAATGAGAAAAACAAAAAAGTATTACAGAGATCTAATTAATAAAGATAAAAATTCTGCTTTTTCCATTGCAGAAGAAGTCATTACCAAATATGGAACCCACACCAAAACTCGTGGAGAAAGAACTGTTCTTGCAGAGTCTAGTTTTCCATGGAATTGTCAGGTACATGGATTTAGTATTTATAAAAAGAAATTTTATGTAGATATTTATTGGCAAGGAGATTCTACAGATGGTATAGCAGCCGTTCTTTTTAAAGATGCTATTAAGGGTACTACTATATATAGAGAAGTAGATGGTCCATATGAAATACATGGTAATTTACAAATTACTTCAGAAATGGTATATGAAGCACTAAAAGATTTCGCTAAAAGATATTTAAATTAATTTAATTTTATGGATTTTAAAAAAGGTTATGAATCTGGTAGATTTTCTGAGACTAAACTTTTTTTGGAAGAATATGGTGTACTTCCAAATAAAGTTGTGTTTAATTTAGAAGAGGACTCTTTTAATTTGGAAGAAATTACTCCAGAATTTATTAAAGAAAAGTTTCCCGAAGCTATTTACGCTAAAGTAGAAACTTTGGGAGAGGCAAATAATAACTCTGATGTAGAATTTTTCGATATAGAAACACTTACAACTCCATTCGATGAAAATTCTATTTCTTTATTCGAGGAAAAGTGTTTCACCTTTATATGTCCAGATAAACTTATTATTTGGTATTGTGATCCTATAGATGTTGGCGCTAAATTAGAAGCTTCTCTTTCTATTTTGCCACGAACAAGAGAAGCATGTAAAGCAACAGAAGTTAAACTTGTAGCATTTAATCAAGATTATTACACTATTTCTTCTAATATCAATCCTATGGAAATAGATATAAATGAAAATTATAATGACGATTTCTTTCCAGTTTATAAGGATATAGAAGAATTCCTTTTTAATAGAGAGAGTGGTTTAATTGTACTAAGAGGTAAAGTAGGCAGCGGTAAGACCTCTTTTATACGTCATTTAATTACAACTCATCCAAATAATTATATTTTGGTAACAAATACTCTTGCAGAACATATAGCATCGCCAGAGTTTATTTCCTTTATGCTTGATAATAAGGATAGTGTATTTATTTTGGAGGATTGTGAACAAATTTTGATGGATAGAAGTACTAACTTTAATGGTGCTATAGCTAATATATTGAACATGTCAGATGGGTTGCTGTCAGATATTTTTAATATAAAGTTTATTTGTACTTTTAATGCCGATATTAACAAAATTGATCCAGCTCTTTTAAGAAAAGGTCGTTGTTTTGCTAATTATGAATTTAAGCCATTGTGTTTAAAGAAAACAAATGCTCTTTTGAAAAAATTGAATCATCCAGAGAGTACAGTTCCTATGACCTTGGCAGAAATTTATAATTATAATGATACTGATTGTAATGTGAAAACACAAAAAATGGGTTTCTAATGATTAATGAATTATTGTTTGAACAAGATGCACGAAAAAAGATTAAAGCTGGTATAAATACTGTGGCTGAAGCAGTTAAATCCACTTTAGGGCCTAAAGGAAAGTGTGTTGTGATTAAAGATCTTAATGGAAAAATAAAACTCACTAAAGATGGGGTTTCTGTAGCAAAAGAAATTAATTTGAGTGATTCCTTTGAAGATACTGGAGCACAACTTATAAAACAAGCAGCCATTAAAACTTTAACTGCTGTAGGAGATGCTACAACCACAAGTACCATACTCGCACAAGATCTTATAAATAGAGGAGATGAAGTTCTTACAGACTCTAATTTTCCTAAATTGCAGCAAGGTATTTCTCTTGGTCTAGAACGAGCACTTGAATATATAAAGAAAGAAGCACGATCTATAAAGCAAAATGATTTGCAAAGCGTTGCTACTGTTTCAGCAAATAATGATTATGAAATTGGAGAAATCATTGCTAGAGCGTTTAAGAAAATTGGTAAAGATGGAGTAATTTCTGTAGACGAATCTACTAATTATCAGACTTATGTGGATGTAACTACTGGAATGCAATTTGATAAAGGATATATTTCTAATCATTTTGTAACCGATGTAATTAAAGATACCTGTATTCTTGAAAATCCTTATATTCTTATTACAGAGGAAAAGATTACAAAGATGTCTAGTATAGCTCCTCTTTTAAATGAAGTTGCTTCTGAAAATAAAGCTATTCTTTTAATTGCTTCTGATTATAGTGAAAATGTTCTAGAAGCTCTTCGTTTAAATGTATTAAATGGAGTAATTAAACTTTGTGCAGTTAAAACTCCAACGTTTGGAGAATATAGAAAAGCGTTTTTGCAAGATATTGCCATTCTTACTAAAGGTAGAAGTATTAATTATGATATGGGATTGGAAATAGAAGATATAACTATTTCTGATTTAGGTCAGTGTAAAAAAGTAATCGTAAATAAGGATACTACTACTATTATAGGAGGAGAAGGTGATATTGATAATAGAGTAAAAGAACTTAAAGAAGATCTTGCTCGAATTAAGGCAGATGCCACTATGGATGGCAGTTTTATGATTGATTTTCTTAATCAGAGAATTGCTAAACTTACTGGAGGTATTGCTAGAATTTATGTAGGAGGAACTACAGAACTCGAACTTAAAGAAAGGAAGGATAGAGTTGAAGATGCAGTTGCTGCTACTAAAGCTGCTATAGAAGAAGGAATTGTAGTAGGAGGAGGATTAACTTATTATAACATTTATAATTATCTGGACCAAAATTATCCAAGTGATTTAGATGTTAAACTTGGTTATGAAATCTTTAGAAATGCTTTACTTGCCCCACTTCACCAACTGTTTAAGAATAACGGCATTGTTACAGAAAAAGAGATTGAGAAATATACTTCTCAATTTACTGATAAAATTGGATATGATGCCAAAAATAACCTCATTACAGACCTTTATAGAAGTGGGATAATAGATCCTGCCAAAGCAGCCAAACATGCTCTTAAAAATGCCGTTTCTGTGGCAAATTTATACCTTTCTATTTCTTGTGTAATCAGCCCAATTATTGTTCAGTAATGTTACAATTTCCAGAAAAAATATATCTTCATAATTTAGGTCACGCCTATAGTTCATTTAAAAGAGAACTTATTTATAAAGATATTAAAGGTGATGTAGCAAGATACGTAGCTACAGAAGTTTCTCGTATTATAGGAAATCTTGATGATATACAAGCAATTGACTTCGATGGGGGCCCTTTCTTAGGAGTAGGAGATTCTCTTTTTAATTCTTTTGTAATTACAGGCTTTGTAAGAGATAAGAAAACTAAAGAGATTTTAGTACTTTTGACAAAATGTTCTATTTAAACTTAATTTTAATACTTGCTATTTCTTGGTTTTTAGGACAGGATAGAGCAAAGGCAGGTAAAGCAATAGGTTTCCGCTCATTATGTATAGTAATGTTAGGAGCTTATTGTTTTACATATTCAGCTTATATGCCTTCTGGAGGAATTGATTACCATGTTATTGCACAAATAGTTTCTGGTATTTCTTTCGTAGGAGCTGGATTAATTTTTAAGGACAAAAGTGTCCATAATTTAACTACTGCAATTCTAGTCTGGGCCTCTGCAAGTATAGCAGTATTATTAGGTTTAAATAAGATTTTAGAAGCAGTAACTATAACTATTATAATTCGATTAGTTTTACTTTATAAAAAGAAAGAAAAATGTTGAAAGAACGATTTTATTATGGCAGAGAGTATAAGCTAGCAAATATACCTTGCCTTATTTCTGACAGAGGAGAACTGCTTGCTACTGGCGAACCTCTACAAGTTAAGAGTCTTCCAAGGATTACTATTTGTGGCATTTGGGATACTAATACTAATATTATGTATTTTGGAGTTTCTAGATGTAGTGCAAGAGACCATTTTGATAAAAGAATTGGTAGAGATATTGCTTATTCTCGTGCTCTAAATAAACCATTTAAAGTGGTTAAGATTCCTCCTACTTTGCATGTAAGTGATACTTTTATGTCTACTGCCAAGCTTATAGAGGAAGAAGTTATGAGTATGGTATATCCTATTAACCTTAATGGATAGCTATACCATTTATTGTGATGGTTCTTACCAAGCTTCTATAGAATGTGGTGGCTGAAGTGCTATTATTATAAAAGACGATACTATTATAAAGAAACTTTATTGTGGTTGTAAACATACTACAAATAATAGAATGGAACTAAAGGGAGTTTTAGAAGCTTTAAAATATTTTAAAACTCCCTCTATTCTCACCATTTATTCAGATTCTCAGTATGTAGTTAATTCTATTAATGCAAAACAAGTATATAAATGATTTGAAGAGCATGATTATTCTAAGAAAAACTTAGACTTGTGATTTGAGATCATTGATTTACTTGACTTTCATACAGTTAACTTTATATGAGTAAAGGGGCATAATAAAAACAAATATAATGAGTTAGCTGATTTATTAGCAGTTCATGCCGCACAGTGTCTTAATTTAGAAGAAGATGTTCCAATTAGTATTTAAAAAAGTAGGAAATCATTGGTATTTAGATATTCCTCATGAAAATCCATCTGACTTAAAACTAGATAGAAGAATTGAGTTCCTATTAACAAAAGCAGATAAATATAACGATAAAATAGTTACTGTTTATTTGCATGAGTTAACAGATGTTATTATAGAAGAAGGTTTAATCCAGTTTCAGGAAAGTGATTTTCAGAGGTATTTCTTAACTAACGATGACTTTCAAATGAAAATGTGGATAAATAATAGAAAATTTACTATTTCTAGTAGTTTATACACATTAATCGAGAATTATTATCACTTAGATTTACACTTAGTTGCTTATAGAATAAGTTTATATGGAATTTAAAAAAATTGATGAAGTAGAAGCTTCTATTAAGGAGAGTTATATTAAAATCCTTAAGGAAAGAATTAGTCTTATGAAACAGTCCATTGTTGCTATTGAGGACGCTTTAGATTATCTTATAGAAGATGCTACAAAAGAGAGTCATTAAAGCTAAAGTAATGGCAATTAGAAAGGACCTTTACTCCAAATATGTATTTCAGAATATTGATGAGGCAGAAAACAGTTTATATAGATATTTAACTGTTACAAGATGTCCAAATTGAAAAGAACCAGAAGATTTACGTGTGGGAGATGAAGGTTTTTTAGAATACGAAGATGTTAAAAAAGGAGATATTTATAAAGATAAAATAACAGGTGAAGATAAACAAATCCAGTATGATAACCTTTATTTTATGAACTTTGTAAAACAAATAAAAGATAATGTAAAAGAATATAGTTTTTAATATGAAAGATATAAAGAAGATGACAGAATTTGGAGAAACACTTAATACAGCACTTAACTCAGTTAATATGTATGTATGAAAGACATATAATGGTACAGAAGTAAAGCTTATAGAAATGACACCAAAAGCTCTACAAAAAGCTTATAATCATGTAAATGAAATGCTTTATAATAAGAGTAAACTTACACCAGGTAAGTACCAAGTAAAGAAGAATATACAGAATTATATGGCTAGTTGTAATGCAGAGTTGTTCATGCGTTATTTGCTTTATGAATGTAACATTGATTGTCTTAAAACAAATATCCAAATTATCGATTTTCTTAGAGAGAGTAAACGAGCTAATAATTTGAGTTCTACAGACTCAGTTACTGCCGTATTTTCTAATGCACCGAGAGAATTTGAAACTGTCACCATTGGGCAACTCTTAGACGCCTGTTTAGATAGATTGGGAGTATTTAATCGTAAAATGCTTACCGATAGTTTTATCCTTGCACAAGGTATTTGGCTAACAGATGCTGAAAAGAAAGATCTTACGGAGTACGATGATAATGGAAACAAAAAACCATGAATTAATGTAATTAAGGAAAGGCTTATGCTTCCAGTAGGAACTAAACTGAAACTTAATTCTCACGGACTTTCTTACAAGGAATTTAGAGCTATTATACATCTTACAGAACTTCCAAAGTTCTCGAGTCTTCCAACAGATACTCTTCTTTTACTTAGAGACAAGATATTTGTACTTCTTGATTACGATACTGATTTCTTTATTGAGAAATGGTTGAAACTGAAATCACAAATAGAAGAAGTAGCTAAGGAAAGAGAAATTGCTTTACAACCTTATAATAAATAATGATCCTTAAAAATAAAACAGCGTTTGTTTACGATCTTGAAATATTCCCAAACTTATTCACATGCGCTGTTAAAAATACAGAATCTAAAAATAAAAAAGTTTATGAGATTTCACAACGGAAGAACGAAATAGTAGATTTAGTAAAACTTTTTACAAATAAAAACATTTTTTGAGTAACTTATAATGGTATACATTATGACAATGCTATAATTTCTTATATCATATTGAATTATTCGGAACTAATTTCATTACCTGTTTGAGAGATAAATAAAAAACTTAAAGACATAAGTGATTTAATTATTAATTCACAAGATAACACAGCTAGTTGAAAAAAATATAAATATTCTGGTTTAGTTAATGGTATTGACTTGTTAACTATGATGTTTTCTTCCAAACTAAGAGTTGGTTTGAAAGAATTACAAGTAACTATGAATTATCCAAATGTTCGTGAATACGAGGGTGATTTTAATGCAAATGCACCATTATCCGATTTTGAAAGTATTATTTCATATAATTTTAATGATGTAGATAGTACTGAAGAATTGTTATATAAACTTGAAAAAGATATTTCTTTAAGACTTGGTATTGAAAAAGAATATGGTATAAATGTAATGAGTATGGACGGTGTTAGTATTGGTAAAGAGATTTTAAAATCTCGATATTTACAAGATACAGGTAAAACTTGAAATGAAATTAAAGATTTACGCAGTCCTTGTGAATATATTCCATTAAAAGATGTTATTATTCCTAACTTGTCATACCAAACACCAAGACTTCAAACATTATTACATAATATGAAAAACTTAATACTTCATCCCGGTTATGAACGATGAAGTGAAACATTCGATTTTTTTGGAACTGTTGTAAATATTGCAGAAGGTGGTATTCATTCAGTAAATAATCCAGAAATAATTATTCCTAAAGAAGATGAAATGTTGATTGATTGGGATGCAGCATCTCTATATCCATCTTTATTAATTAACTATGGATTCTATCCTCAACATTTAGGTAAAGAGTTTTTAACAACATATTCAAAAATTAGAACAGAACGAATTGAAGCCAAGCATAATGGTAATAAAGTCAAAAATGAAACACTAAAACTTTGTCTTAATTCTGTCACAGGTCTTATGCAAAATGAATATTCATGAATGTATTCGCCAAAAGATGTTTATAAAATACGTATAAATGGTCAATTGCTTTTATTAAAATTAGCTGAAATGTTAATATTAGCCACTAATTGTAGAATAATACAATATAATACCGATGGAATTTTTGTTCTTATAAAGAAAAAGGATTTTGATAAAGCTAACAAAACAATTAAAGAGTTTGAAGCATTTTCAAAACTTTCTATGGAAGGTGATGAATTTGAAGCTTTTTATCAGTATGCAATTAATGATTATATAGCTGTTCATAAAGGTTATGCTGAAACACACGATCCTAAATTAATTAAAACAAAAGGTTTGTTTATTAATACAGTTAGTTTAGGAAAAGGAATGGCTCCAAAAATTATCGCAGATTGTTTAATACAATATTTTGTAAACAAAATACCTGTTGAAAAAACTCTCAAAGAATGTAACGATATTTGTAAATTTTTAACTTACCAAAAAGTAAAAAAAGAATTCTCTGTAGAATATAATGGAAAATTGCTAACACACATAAACCGTTATTATATGTCAACAAATGGTTATCGTATCAAACGATGTGTAGTAAATCCACAAACTGGTATAAGAACAAATTATGCCGATTTATGCGCTACATCTGGAGTAACTTTATTTAATGAATTAAAAGATATTTCTCCAAAAGCTGCGCACGTTAACTATAATTGATATAGAAACGAAGTGTATAAAATTATATATGCACTTGAAGACAGTCTTAATCCAACATTATTTTAATGAAAATAAATTTACACCTTTTAAAAACTCTTTATTTGATTAACAGAGGTTCTAAGACAGAAGCTCCCATGCTTAATTTTATTTTAAATTATTGCAGGAATCTGAAAAATGTAGACATAGAAATAGATAATGAAAAAAATCTGTTTATAACTAAGAATACTACAAATCCTCTTTATATGCCTTGTATTATAGCGCATATGGACACTGTATTTGATTATGATTTTGAAAGAGAGCTTGTACAGAAAGGAAATCTTATTACAGCCAGAGATGTTAAAACAAAGGCTCCTTGTGGTTTGATGGCAGATGATTCTAATGGTATTTATTGTGCTTTGAGATTACTTGATATTATACCAAATATTAAAATTTGTTTTACAACACAAGAAGAAATAGGAGGAATTGGAGCTGTAGTAGCTACTGAAAACACAGAGTTCTTTAATAATGTAAATTTCTTTTTACAGGCAGATAGGAGGGGGAACTCTAACATAATTACTTTTACAAATGGAAGAAAAATTGTTTCAGATAAATTTGTAGAAGATATAACACCTATAATTAAAAGGTATAATTATTCTACTACAAACGGTATTTTTACCGATGTAGGAGAAATTGCCTTTTGGTGTAGTGTTTCTGGAATTAATATTTCTTGTGGGTATTATAATGAGCATACAACAAATGAAACTTGTAATATAGTTGAATTACATAATTGCCTTTGTCTTATGAGAGAATTAATAAATACTCTTAAAGATAAAGAACCATATAAAGTAGAATTTGCTCCAAATAAAGATCTTGATAGATCTCTGTTGAAGTATAATGACTATTTCTCATATAATACACATGATTATCTGTTTGAACCTCTTCCTTGTGACACCTGTTCAGATATGGACTGTATGAATTGTACCAAAACATTTTAATGGATAGAACAGAAAGACAGAAATTAGGAATTAAACGCTGATTAGAAGCTGGAGCTATCGGAACGCTCGAATACGGCACGGGCGTAGGTAAGACCCGCACTGCTATAATGGCTATACAGCTATTATTAAGAAAGAATCCAGAAGCTTCTATTTTAATCAGCGTTCCAACCAACTATCTGAAAAACCAATGAATAGAAAATCTCCAAAAGTTTAATATAGAAAATTGTGAAGTTGTAGTGATAAATACAATAGTTAGGCATACATATACTGTTGATTTGCTAATAGTCGATAAATAGGCTTTGTTGACTTTAAATTTACTTAATTGTCGGGAACTTCCTTAGAGTTCTTTCTACTAAATTATAATAGAAATATATATAATGGTGAGAATAATTACCTCAGTATAGTAAAAAAGAAAGAAATTGGATAATCCGCAGCCAAGCTTCTAATTTAGAAGAAGGTTCATCGACTATCCCAAATGGGAGTACAGAATAAAATTCTGGAAACAGTAAAATTTATAATTTTTAATTAAAAAATGAAAAAACTTTATTATTTTTATACTTTATCTACAACAAAAGATATATCTAATATTAGATACGTAGGCGTTACTACTCGTACTTTAAAACAAAGATTAAGTGGGCATAAATATTGTGCTCTGCATAAAAATAAGAGATCTACCGCAGTTCATAAATGAATGTATTCGGAATATTTAGCTGGAAATGATATAATTATTTCTCAAATAGATTGTTGTGAAGAAGCTGTCTGAGAGGAAACAGAAAAGTATTGAATTAAAGAATATCAAAACAAAGGGTTTAAATTATTAAATATCCAAAAAGGCGGCTCCGGAATAGTAACAAAAGAAATGAGAAATAAAGAAGGGTTGCAAAGAAGTATAGATGCTCATAAAATTCCAGTATATGCTTTAGATGATAATTTAAATGTAGTTTTAGAATTTTCTTCAGCTGTAGAAGCAATTCGATTTTTTGGAGGAAAAAGTAAAACTGCTATATCAAATGCTATTTCTAAAAACGTTAGTACTAAAAAATCATTTGGTTATTACTGAGTAAAACAAAATGATTATAAAAATGGAAATTTTTATGTTAATACCACTCCTAACTTTGAAAGTTTTAAAAAGAAAGTGTATCAGTTTGATAAGAACGGTACGTTTGTAAAAATGCATGAAAGTATAAAGAGTATAGAAAGGTATTATAATATACAAAATTCTTCTCCTTTAAGACACGCTATAAGAAAGAAAAGATTATATAAAAATTCATTTTGATCTTTTGAAAAAGAAGCCGACTTTGATTTAAATTCTCCATTTAGATTTTTTGAAATAGATAAAAATGAAAATATAATAGATAGGTATTTAAAAGTTGAAGATATTTTGAAAAAATATAACTGCTCTTCTAATTTTTTATACAAAAAGGATAAAAATACTAAAGGTATATTACCCAATGGTAATAAAATTATAAAAAATAAAAATTATAAATAAGATATAGTCAGACTTTATATGAAAGTATAAAGAGTTTTGGAAGCACATGGTGCGGCCGCTACAACCCTCCTTTCTATCTTTACTACGGTTAATTATAGAATGCTTTTATGCTTAACTGCCACTATAGATAGATTAGATGGTAGAGGAGAAATCCTTAAACAATATGCACCAGTATGTGATCAGATAACCTTGACAGAAGCAACTAAAGAAGGTTGAGTAGCTCCAGTTAAAAACTATTTAGTTCTCTTAGATGTTGATTTACAGCCATATAAAGAATTAGATAGAAAATTTAATAGCTATTTTGCGTTCTTTGGCTTTCAGTTTGATACAGCTATGAACTGCTTGCAAAACTGACGCTTTCGCAACAAATATGCTAAAGAAATAGGTTCTGATCCAAAAACTGTTTTACAAATGAGTTCCTGTTGAATGAAGGCTTTACATGCAAGGAAATCCTTTATAGAAAACCATCCTAAGAAAATAGAAATTTGTAGAAGAATAATAGATGCAAAACCAAATACTAAAGGTATTTTATTTTGTCCTACTATAAAATTTGCAAAAGAAATTAAAAGAGGGAAAGTTTTATACTCTGCACAAAAAACTTCTGAAAATAAAAAAATTATAGAAGAATTTAATGTTGCTGAGAAAGGATGAATCGCTTCGAGTCGTATGTTGAATGAAGGTAAACCAAAAAATCTAATTTAAAAGACATTTAATGAAAAAATTTTATTTATACACACTTAATGATCCTAGAACAAATGTTCCTAAATATGTGGGAATTACTTGTAATTTACAACAAAGATTAATGTACCATCTAAAAGACACCGCAGATACAAAAAAGACACGTTGAATACATACTTTAAAAGAAGAAGGTATTACTCCTATAATCACTAAATTAGAAGAATCTGAAGATATTTATAAAATAATTAATCTAGAAATAGAGTATATTAAAAAGTATAAAGAAACTTTAGATTTAGCAAATACAACTATCGGTGGTGAATATTATGCAATTGGTACTCCAATAGATTGCTATGATTTACAAGGTAATTATATAGAAACTTTTTCATCTATGGTGGAAGCTCTGCCTGGGATAAAACACTATAGTGGTATTTCTGCTGTATGTAATCATAAACGAAATTATGCTTATGGTAAAATCTGAAGATATCAGGGAGAGCCTGTTACTAAAGAAGATTTAGAAAAAGTTAAAAAATCTCTTAATAAAGCTAAATATAAAGAAGTTTTAATAATAGATTTAGAAGGAAATATCTTAGATAGATTTCCTTCTTTAACTAAAGCCGGTCAAAGTAAAAAGTGGGGATCTATCAGTAATTTACGTTGTGCGATGAAAGGGCATAATGCCCATGGAAATTCTTTTCTTGCTAAGAATCATTTTATTTGTTCTTCCATGGAAGATTTTTATGAAAAACGTAAAAAATATGAAGATTTTTTAAAATCTAAAATTGTTCTTCAATATACTTTAGATGATGAATTTATAGCAGAATATCCTTCAGTAATGGAAGCAAGTCGTGTATTAAATAAAAGTTGGGCTTCAATTTTTAGATGTTGTAAAGGACAACAACAAGAAGCTCATGGTTTTAAATGGAAACTTAAGTTTTAAATATAAATACGCCGTGTAATAAAGTAATTTATTATAGTATAATACCTGGATATCGTTGAAAGCTAAACTTTTTAAAAGCATGCTAACTTAACGAGGCAAAGAGCTAAAGACTCAGCCCTAGAGACTAGATACAGGTACCCCTATTTTAGGGTGAAGATATAGTCCAGACTGTAAACAATTTTTTGGAAAGCGAAAGCTTTTAGCAGTAGGTAGATATTCAAGGACTTACAACAGGAATCATAATGAATGTGAATAGTTCTAAAATTTCTAGTGTCCAAAAAACTGGTCGTTGTTGTAGATTTGCACCTAATAAAGTTGCAGAAATATTTACATTGGCCATTAAAGGAACCCAGGAAGTAAAATGGTTTAATAACAGTAGCACAACAGAGTATATAACTATAAATGACTCTACAGACTTAGACAAAGTATTAAATGGAGAAGAAATAAACTCTCGACAAAGAGAGTGAACAGAAGATAAAACTTATAGATTTTAAAATGACTTAAATAGTAATTTTTGGAACTAAATACGATTTTAAATTTAATGTCAGCTTATAATCTCACAGCAGATGAGCTGCTTTTAATTTATATAACTCTCTTAGCCAGAGACGAAGAGGGTAATGCTACTTATTTTTCACAGTGATTTAATAATGGAGGAAGAGAAAGACTTAGAGACTTATTTTCTTCTTTAAAGGAAAAAGGAGTAATCCTTAAATCTTATAATCCAGAATCTTATATACCTAATGATATAGAGTTTAATAAAAATTTTTTAAAAAAGTGATATAAATTTTCTGGAGAGATGGGCCAAGAATTACTTAATGCTTATCCTTCATTTTTAAATATACAGGGAAAATATGTTCCACTGAAAGATGTTTCTAAAAGATTTGCTTCTTTAGATGACTTTTTTAATTTTTATGCTACACAAATAGGTAGTAATCCGGAAAAACATAAAGAAGTAATGGGAATTCTTAATTGAGCTAAAGAAAATAATTTACTTAATTTTGGAATTTTAAATTTTGTAATTTCTAATCAGTGGAATAATTTGAAAGAACTTAGAGATAATCCAGAAATGGTGCCTATATACCAAGATAGTATTTTAACAGATGACTAATGTAGATTTACTTTTTAAGAAAATTGATGAAGGTAGAGCTGGAAAAAATATTGGATTGAGTACAGGTATACCTAAATTAGATAAATATACAGGAGGAATCCAAAAAGGTGTTTATACACTTATTTTTGGACTTTCGGGTTCCGGAAAGACTTCCGTAGCTTTATATAATTATATTTATCGCCCATTAAAAGATAATCCCGAAAAAGATCTTAAATATATTTATTTTTCTTTGGAATTAGGAGCAGATGTTTTGCTCAGCAAACTCCTCTGTTTATGGGTTTATGAGGAATTTGGAGTAATAATACCTTACTCCTCTATAATGTCTTGAAAAGAGCCTTTAAATGACGAATTTTACAATTATATATGTAAGGGAAGAAAATGACTAGAATCTATTTCTGAAAAACTTATAATAATAGATACTAATCTTTCTTCAAAAAACTTTTATTCTAAAATAATGACATTTTTAGAAGAATGAGGGACATTTAAAGAATCTGAAGATGGAAGAAGAAAAATATATATTAAAAACAATCCAGAGCAGTTTGTAACAGTTGTTCTGGATCATATAGGTCTATTACTTTGTTGTGATGGACATACTAAAAAACAGGAAATAGATTTAGTTTCCCAGTATGCAGTATCTTTAAGAGAGAGATGTGGTGTTTCTTTTGTAATTTTACAACAAGAAAATAGAAATTCTGCATCCTCCGATAAAATTAAAATGGATATGACAGACTGTAGTCTAGACGGCCTTAAAGATAGTGGCAATACTGGAAATGATGCAGAATTATGTATAGGAGTCTATAATCCTATAAAATTTAAATTAAAAACTAAATCTGGTTATCCAATAATTTCAGAAGACAACGGTTTTGGTTTTACGGGCTTTAGAAATCGAATTAGATTTTTGCAGATCATAAAGAACCGTACAGGCCCTTCTGATAAGTCTATTCCAGTAAACTTTTTTGGAGAAATCGGTCTCTTCAGAGAATTACCAAAACCAGAAGAAATTAAAAATCCATTGGACTATATGTCCTTAAACCCAAATAAACAAGAGATCGTAGAACCAGACAGTTCTACAAAAAAATTTATTTCATATGAATTTTAAAAAATGGCTATAACATTACCTACGACAAAAATTCCTGCTACTACTCAAGATCCTAAATACTTAATCCTTTTTGGATTACCAAAGGTTGGAAAAACAACAATTCTTTCTACTCTTGAAGGAAATTTAATTTTGGATTTGTAATAAAGTCCCTATAATCAGTAATGATTATAGCAAACCCCTTGAATTTTTGGAAAAACTGTTATATTTATTCCCATTTTCAAAAATATTTTTTTGTATATTTGTAAATGGTTTTAAGTATGTTTAACAGTTAATCAAAAGCTAAGTATGAATGATATAGAAAAATTATGTTTATATAAAGGAAAAGAAGTAGAAACTAAAATTGAAGATGTTGATTATCAATCTAATAAAGAATTTCAATCTGATTTTTACAATGTTATAAAAAGCATTTCGCAAAAAGTAAATGGCAAATATATGTATTTTTACATAGTAGAGTGTAAAAAATGTGGATCTCTAAAAAAGATATATAGGTCAGATTGAAAAAACCAAAAACTTAGAATGTGCAAAAGGTGCCTCTCTATTACAAAAAGAGAATCTCACATTGGTTATGAAAATAAAACATATAAAGTTGTTGGTATTAATTTTGAGAGAAGTAATCAAAATAAAAGACGTGTTTATTATGATGTTGTATGTAAAAATTGTGGCGCAAAACTAGTGTTACGTTGAGATGCAATTTATTCTGACACTAAAAATACGCGCTGTTCAAAGTGCTGTGGAAATAATATTATTCCATCAGAAAATGCCGTATATAATGTTTTATACAACTCATATAAACAAAACGCAATTATGCGTAATTTTGGTTTTGAATTAACAAGACAAGAATTTAATAATTTAATTTTACAAGATTGTTTTTATTGCGGAAATCCTCCTCACGAAGTACAGTCATTAAAACGTTATAATAAAACAGGAGTTCCTATTTTTACAAATGGAATAGATAGAAAAAATTCAAATTCTGGATATACTATTGAAAATTGTGTCCCATGTTGTGAAATGTGCAATAGAATGAAATTAAATTATGATATAAATACTTTTTATAAACATATATATAAAATATATCATCATAAAAGTTTAACGACTATCTCGCAAGAGAGTACATCACAAGCTAATGGTGATGGAAGTGGGGGGTCTCCAGAAATGGAGAATGATATAGTCTAATCTGCATGGCGACATGCAGCTGCCAAAAGCGCATGTAATGTTGCGAATTACATGGAATATAAATGTTTGAAAACGGTTCTGATTATGTTTCTGCACTTAAAATGAAAGTTAATTCTATTAAAGAACTTAATGAAATCTGTACAGCTATAAAAGAGGCCAAATGTCCATACAAATATATTACAATAGATACTATTACAGCAGTAGAGGAAATGGCTAAACCTCTAGCAATTAAACTCTACCAAGATTCCCCAATGTTTTCTGAGAAATATGCAAATGTTAAAGATCCAGCAGCTCTTCCTAATGGTTCGGGATTTTCATTTTGGAGATCCTCAATAGAACTCATTATTAACAAAATTGCTTCTTGTGCCCCAAATATTATAATTTGTGGACATGTTAAAGATGCTGCACTTTCAGAAAGCACAAATGGTAATTTAAAAACTCTCGATTTAACAGGTAAAATTTTTGCATAAAATAAAAAGTATTTTTATATTTGTATTTATAAAATAATCGAATATGGAAAATACTATTAGTACACTTTATTTAGAAGGTTTGTCAAGTAGACAAATTTCAGATTTTTTAAAAATAGATAAAAAAGAAGTAGATTTATATATAATAGATAATTATTTTACAGAAAAGAAAAATTCTAAACAAAAAATAACAAAAGAGATTTTAAAGGAAGCTTTAAGTTTAAAATATAAAGGAGAAACTTTTGAAAATATAGCTAAAAAATATAACCTTTCAAGTAGTCTTTTTACACAGAAATTTAAAAAACTTAGAATAGATTATAATTCAAGAAAATATGATTATTCTTTATTAAATAAAGAAACTGTTACTGACATAGTTAAAAAATTTAATGATGGGTATACCGTTAACGATTTAATTAAAATCTACGGTTTTAATAAAACTGTTTTGGCAAACGTTATTAATGAAAACGGAGGAAATACAACTCCATGTTCTTTTTGTTCTACTATATTTGATAATATAGATACTGAAGAAAAGGCATACTGGTTAGGGTTTTTATATGCAGATGGTTGTGTTGGAAGTAGAGATAATTCTCTAGAATTATCTTTACAACTTTTAGATGCAAAACATTTGTATAAGTTTAAAAGTTTTTTAAATGCAGAAAACAAAATTGCTTTAGACTTTAAAATAGGTACATTTGGAAGGTGTAGATTTTCTATTTCTAATAAACATTTTAAAGAAACTTTAATTTCTTTAGGTTGTTTTCCGCAAAAGTCTTTAAGGTTAGAATTTCCAAAAGAAAACCAAGTTCCAACAGAATTTTTAATCCCTTTTATTAGAGGTTATTTTGATGGAGATGGTTGTTTATCCCACACTTTTAGTGATACTATTAAATCTCATTTCACAGTTAAAACTAGTTTTATTGGAACAAAAGAGTTTATATTTTCTTTACTGAAGTTCCTCAAAACACAAGAAATTTTTGGATCTATTTATAAAAATAAAACTTATAAAGATAATACTTTAGAAGTAAAATTCAATAAAACTAATTCTGTTAAATTACTAAATCTTATATATAATGATGCTTCTATTTATTTAGATCGAAAATTTGAAAAATACAAATTTTATGCTAAGCATCATAATTTTGCCGTCTCTGTAAGTGATTACAGAGATTATGAACGAACAATATCGGAGAAGGCTAAACACTGAATAAATAAATATTTTAATATAGATTTTGATACAGTGCACGCTAACACCGAGATAACTAAAAAACGTAACGGGTTTTTAGCATCGTAACGCATAGAGGTTGAAACTATATATTTTATAGAATAAAATACCTCCACGAGTGTTCGTTATCTTTTTAAAAAGATAAATATATATGCTGATCTTATGAGAAATTATAAGAATTAAGAGATAAAAAACTCTTAAGATAACAAAATGAAAACTTCGAGAATTTTAGCTGCAAAGTCAGACGCAATCGGTTTCGTGCACCGAAATGAAAATAGTGATCTTTGTATACAGTTTGGAACTGATGGAGAAGTACTTACTGGAGCAAGACCCCAACATCTCGCAAATAAAGATATTATAGTAGCAGAACGTAAAGAGGATGGTTCTTTTGTTCCACATTGGGAAAGAATCTATCCATCTCTTAATAGCAAGTAATGGAAGCAACTATTAAAGTGCAGAATAATAAATTAGTTTTAAACAAAGAGGCTACACAACTTCTTGGTGTTAAAGCTAATGATCGAATTGCAGTAAATTATTGATCACAGAATGCAGAAGAGACTTTTCCAGTAATTGGAAGAGCCTCTTTATTTGCTTGTGACGGAAACAGATTAACGAAATCTAACACGGTTTCCTATAGAGGAGCACAAAGAGACATTTTGCTCCAATATGGAAATTATTTTAAACTAGAACCATTTAAACATTATTTTAAAATGGTTAAAATAGAGGAACCCGAAATTACCTCTGAAGAAACATTTGAAGAAGAAGAAGAATATCTTAACAATTTAATTTAAAACAAGTATGAATTTTAATTTTGATGAGGCCCTTAAGGCAAAAGAGACAGGTAAATTTCTTTCATTTGGTATAAAGGACGCTACTTTTAAGGGCGTTGAATATGGCCAGCAGACAACTCAGAGTGGTGAGGATCTTGCTTATATGGCTATGAAGTTTGATATTGATGGTTATGGAGACTATGAGGCTAAGATTTTTGAGCCTCGTTCTAATGAGCGCCAAGAAATGCAGTGGGGACTTACACCTTCTCCTCTCGATCATTTTCTTATTATAGTACGAGAGTTGCTTGAGGCAATTGCTCCAACAGCTTTTGAAGAGCTTAATGAAGGCAAAAAGAAGCTTTCTGGTAGCTTTAAACAAGTAGTAGCTGCGGTTGCTAGTATGACTGCTCCGGGCATTGGAACAAAGACACAAATTAAGCTTGTTCCTAATAGTAAGGGTTACGCAAATCTTCCTGCATTTCCGGCTCGTCTTACTAAAGATGGACAGCTTGGAATTTCCACTCGTATTATTGGAAAGGATCTTACTCTTACAGCACGTGAGCTTAAGCAAATTGAGACAGCACAGGCAGCTAAGCCAACGCAGATGTCTACTTCTACCACTACAGATACAGTAAACTCTATGCTTGATGATCTTAACGGTTCGGATTCTTCTTCAGATTCAGATTTACCGTTCTAAGAGATGGAAATAACTTTTCCAGTTATTCTTTCTAAAGAGCTTATTTATAATAAAGTTCGTGAAGAGGAAATCTTGGAGTATTATTTAGGTATTCCAGTAAAAAAAGGTTTATTTAAAAGTCCATTAAGAAATGATAATTCTCCCACTTGTGCTTTTTATAGAGCGCGTAATGGAAGGATTATTTTTAAGGACTTTTCTGGAGCATTTTCTGGAGATGCTATATCTGTAGTTATGGAGAAATTCCAATGCAGTTATATGAAAGCTCTTCAGATTATAGCGAATGACTTTGGGATTGTAAAAAATGAAAATCTTAAAGTAAATAAACCTAAAATGGAATACTCAGGTAGTATATTGGAAGAAAATAAAACCAGTATTATACAAGTAGAAATACGAGATTTCCAAGATTACGAACTCGCTTGATGGAAAACATATGGGATTACAGAAAAGACTCTAAAACACTTTAGGGTCTTTTCTTGTAAGAACATATGATTAAATGGTACTTTATTTCATTTAGAAACAAGTAAGCAAAAGATTTTTGGTTATTTTGGAGGAACAAAAGATGGAGTAGAAAATTGAAAAATCTACTTTCCTGGGAAAAAGAAATATAAATTTATTTCTAATTGGAAAGCAACTAAAATACAAGGAGCCGCCCAATTACCAAAAGAAGGTGGAGAGTATTTAGTAATTACAAAATCTCTTAAAGATTGTATGACTTTATATGAATTTGGAATTACAGCAATCGCTCCTAACTCAGAAAATTTATTTGTTACTCCTGCTCAGTATGAGAAATTAAAAACTAAATTTAAAAATATTTTAATTGTTTATGATAATGATTTAGCTGGTATCCACGGATTAAATAAGATTAGAAAAGAATTTCCTGGAACAAAAGTAGCTTTTATACCAAGAAAGTATGAAGCAAAAGATATTTCTGATTTCTATAAAAAATACGGAAGAGAAGAAACTCAGAAATTGATAACCACAGCTAAAAATTTTTATTTTAATGGCTAAAAAACGATCCGCAAACTATTGTCGTACAAAAGGAAATACTTTTGAGCGTAAAATAGTAAAAGAGCTGAAAGAACTTGGATTTAACGTAGGTACTACAAGAAATAACTCTAGAACAGAAGATGCAGATAAGGTAGATATATATGATGTAGATAATACACTACCTTGTAAGATACAATTAAAAGCCACACAACAAACTCCACAATATTTTAAAATACGTTCAGAATCTTCTGTTAAAGCAGAAGACTTTGTAGTACTTTGATCGAAACAAGAAAAAAGAACTACAAATATAGTCTCAGTTGGAGAAGTTGTAATTATGGATAAACAATTATTTTATAAACTTATAAAACCTTATGCAAATGGAAAAAGTACAAGTGACATTTAAGAACGAAGAGAAGGAAATTAAGATTGACCTTAATTATGATCACAGTTCAGGAACTCTGCATTATGATGTAGATCTCGGAGAGTATAAGAAGGACTCTTCTATAGATCTTACTGTATTTCTCGCTACTATGTTCTTAAATAGTCTTAATTCAGATGAAACAGTAGATATAGAATAAAAAAATGTTACCATTACTTTCAGATAGTTTAAAAAATCTTCTTTTGTCTATTTCTGAAGAAAATGACAGTGATATAATTAATGATCTTCTTGTTGCTAATGAGTTAGTCGAAATAGCAAGAAGTTTTAATGATCCAAATTTCGATAAAAGTTTTTCTAAAAACATTTCACAACTAATTAATGATAATTACAGAATGCTCACTTTTCGTCAAAATGAATTATTAATTTCATTTTTGCCTAAAGGAAAAGATCCTATTTATACAAGTGAAAATAAATGGGGAAGAACAAATCGTCAATTTGGTAAACCTGCACGAATAATCCAAAATCTTTTAGTAAAGAAATATTCTTGCAAAGAATTCGAGGATTTTCAGAATTTTTTTAAGGCTAAAGTATCTGAAATAGATTTTCGTATTGTAGAAGGATCTGATATTACAAAGTATTATAACAAAGAGAATTACTACCAAGAAACAGGAACTTTAGGAAATAGTTGCATGCGTTATAGTACTTGTGAGTCTTTCTTTACTATTTATGAGGATTATGCAAAAATGCTTGTAGCCTTTAAAGATGATAAAGTTGCAGGGCGTGCTCTTATATGGGAAATAAATGGAGAAACATATATGGATAGAGTATATACTTATGTAGATTATTTGTATAATGCTTTTATCATGTATGCAGAAGATCATCATTGGTACCATAGAGAAGATAATTCTCTTCTTAGCGATGGGGAGGATCAAAATTTTGTAGGACCTAAAGATGATTATGAAAGATCTTTTTATCCAAGTTTGGAATTAAAAATTAATCCTGGATATGAAATATTTCCTTATATGGATAGTTTTAGATACTATTGTCGAGATACAAATACTCTTTGTACCTCTTGTTGTGATGATTGTATATATCTTTCTAATACAGACGGCCGTATTGGGGAATCTTATTATTGTGCAGATTGTGGAAGAGAATTTATTAGTAACGAATATCCGGAAGAGTTACATTACTCAGAATATGCCGATAGAGATCTTTGTAATGATTGTTGTTGGTATTGTGAATATTTAAGGGACTATATTCCAGATACTGATCCTGTGGTGGAAATGAAATGTGGTGATATTACTGCATGGGATGTTCCAGTATCTTATGTAGAAGACCCAGACGAGTATGAGGAAATTAATGATATTTATTATAAATTATCTGCCTATACAGAAGAAGAACTCGAAGCTATAAGAAATGAATAAAATACGTTATGATTTACTCCCTGTAGAAGGAATTACAGAAGTAAACAAAGTGCTTACAAATAAATTAAAGGAGCACGATAAAAATGAATGGAAGTACGGAATTTCCTGGACTGAAGTTTTATCCTCTCTTAAGAAACATTTAACAGAATTTGAATTGGGAAATGACTATACAGAAGAAGGTTTGCTTCAGATAGCAGAGGTTGCAGCAAATGCTCTTATCCTTGCAGAATATTACTCTATATATCCACAAGGTGATGATAGACAAATAACTCCTCTTACTAAAAATATAGTAGCAGTTGATTTAGATGACTGTATATTTGACTTTACCGGGAGTTATGAAAAAAGATTTGGTGTACAACTATCTGATTATTGGAATGGAGACTATAATATGTCTGATAATTTAAAGGAACTTCAGAAAGATAAAGATTTTTGGGTAAATATGCCTGTCATTTCTGAAGTTCCTTTTGAGGTAGATTATTATGTAACAGCTCGTAGTATACCTGTGGAATGGACACAAGAGGCTATACAAAAGAATAATTTACCAAAAGCTCCTATATACAGTTTACCTTGGAATGTATCTAAAATAGATACTTTAAAGAAACTAGGAGCTACTATCATGATCGATGATAAATTTAGTACTTTTAAAGAATGTAAAGACAACGGAATTTTTTGCTATTTAGTAACTACAAGAGCAAATAAACGTTATAATGTCGGACACCATAGGATTAACAGTGTTTCCGAACTCACAAAGATAAAATAATGCAAATTAAACTTTCAGAATTTAACATTTTTCCAATTGCAGACTCTGCAAGAAGGGCAGATATTAGTGATGAAATATATTTTGGAGAAAAATATAAACACTATATTAGCAATTCCAAACTTGCCTCTATATGCCCTTCACAAGGTGGTAGTATGGAAAAGTATTATGGTCCAGCAGAACGTATAGAGACTTCTAGTCTATCTTTAGGAACAGTTATACATACCCAAACTCTTCAGCCAGGAGAGTTTGAGTTAGCTCCTAAAATAGATAAACCAACAGCAAAGCTGGGACTAGCTTGCGATAAATATGTTAAGCATATAAAGAAAGGTCTCTCTAAAGAAGAAGCTGCGAGAAAAGCTTGTTTAGAAGCTAGTTATTATGTTAACCAAATAGAAAAGTATTTTCCAGCGGTAATTGAGAAAGGGGATATATTTTATGAAAAAGTAAAAGATTATGCAGATAATGTATTTACTTTGGATAATAAAGCTTGGGATACAGCAATGATTTGTATAGAGAATCTAAAGAAAGATAGACTTATACAACAGAAACTCCACCCTCTTTCCGATTTTTTAGAAGAACTTCCTTCTTTTAATGAAGACACTTTATTTCTTGATTTTCTTGTTACATATAAAGATAGATACGTAAAGCTCTCTTTTAAAGGAAAACTCGATAATTGGACTATTGACACAGAAAATAAAATCTTAACCTTAAATGATTTAAAGACTACTGGACATTGTGTTGCTTGGTTTACAAATAAAGAATACGGTTCCTTCTATAAATATCACTATGCAAGACAATTGGCTCTTTATAAGATTATGTTAGAGGAACTTTGTAAAAATGAGTACGGATATACTACAAAACAGTGGCAATTTAAAACAAATATTCTTGCCGTAGAAACAGTACTAGAAAATAACACAAGATGCATTCCTATAACAAATACAGCACTTAAAGAAGGAAAAGCTGAATTATATGATTGCATAAAAAGAGTGGCTTATTACGAAATGTTTGGCCACAAGAAAGAAGTAAAATTTGTATAGTTTTACTTTGAAAAAAGAAAAAGTTTTTCTACCTTTGTAGAAAAGATGTTTAATTTAAAAAATGTAAATGAATTATGAGAATTGAAACTATTAATGCTTTCTCTTATGAGGAGGCCAAGTCTAAGGCTCGTGAGATGGGTCTTAATGTAATTAAGAATGTAACTTCGACTTTTAAGAAGAATCCAACTGATGATTATACCGATTTTGCTCAGAAGATCTTTGAGCGAGATAAGATTACCAATGTTAATGGTATTGCTTACATGATCGTAGTAGAGCCTGGTTGCCCAGACACTCGTACACGTCCTTATGAAATAAATAATATTGTTCCTAAGGGAAGTCTTACTAAGAAGCGTGTATTTGAGGTACGTACTTCTACAGATAAATATGTAGGAGAGGCACCTAATAAGGCTGCTGCTATAAAGATTGCTAAGGAGCGTATGTCTGAGTTTAAGGAGGATCTTTTTTGTCGTCAGATATATAAGGTGGATCGAGACCATGAGATTGCTTTTGTTGTAAATTATGTTCCTGGGATTCACACCAAGTTGGGTACTTACGTTGTATTTGGAAATTAATTTCTTGCCATAATATTTTTATTTTTATAGAGTCCGTAGAGTCTTTTTCTACGGGCTCTTTTTTTAACTATAGAGATGTACGATTTAGTAGATTTATTTTTTAGTACGTCTTTTAAGAAAATAGAAAAAGGGCATTGTAAAGTATATCTAGATATAGATCCAACGTATAATTCTGTCTATATAGGATTTGCAGGAGAAAAAGATTGGAAACGCCCTTATTCACACAAAAAAGACCTACTAACAGAAGCCCATAAACAGAACCCTAATCGAAGAGTATTTAGTATCGAAGGGCTGTCTTATAAAAATGCTAGAGTATTAGAAGCATTTCTTATAAAATATGGACAAGAAAAATATGGTTTAACAAAACCAAAAGGCGAAATTAAAGAAAACATTCTCCTAAATAAAAGAAGAGAAAGAGTATGAGAGAAGTATATAGAAGAAACGTTAGTAATTTCTTCTTAATAAATTAAACACTTTTATGTTTAACTTTAAATTTTTTAAAAATGCAAGTAATTAAAAGAGACAAAACTATCCAAGAGTTTGATTTTAATAAAATTGTTACAGCTTTAAATAAAGCTTTTGGAAAGGAACAATGATTTAATGAGGATGGAGATTTAGTAACGATTCTAGTACAAGAAGATATTAATAGTGCTTTAAATGCTTTGGAATCTCCTTATCACATAGAAGATATACAAGATGCTGTAGAGAATGCTTTGATGGCAAATCGCTGTTTTAGTGTTGCTAAAAAGTATATTTTGTATAGAGAGAAACACAAGGAATCTCGTTTTATACAAAGTCGTCTTGATTATATGGATAAGTATAGTAATTCCACAGAGAACGCAGCAACTTCTTCAGAGACAGATGCAAATGCAAATGTTACTATGAAAAATGTAGCAAATATGGAAGGTGAAGTTTATAAAGCTACAAATAGGCTTGTACAACGAACAAGAATGAAAAAACGACTTAAAGAAATGTTTCCAGAAGTAGCTGAACAATATGAAAAAGACTTAGAGTCACATATTATATATGCTCATGATGAGGCTACCTCGCCCGCGGTTAAAAACTACTGCATGGCTGCTAGTCTGTATCCTTTAATGACAGAAGGTACTGGAAATATAGACGGAGTTACTCCAAATCCACCAAATGATATACAATCTTTTAGCGGCCAAGTTACAAATCTTGTATTTCTTCTTTCTTCTCAAGTACGCGGAGCAGTTGCTCTTGGGGATTATTTTGTTGTTCTTAATTATTATGTAATAGCAGAATTTGGTAAAAATTGGTATGATCATTTAAATGATGTAGTAACAACAAACGTTTGTGAAAAGCAACGCACAGTAAAAGATGCAATTAGAAAAGGCATGAAACAATTTATTTATGGGGTCTCACAACCAGCGGGCAACAGATCTTATAATTCACCCTTTAGTAACTTGAATCTATTTGATAGTCAATACTTTACAGCTATTTTTGACGAATTTTATTATCCAGATGGAACGAAGCCGGAGTGGAAAGCAATTGATCTTTTACAACGAATTTTTCTTGAGTTACATAGAGAGTTGCGTCTTATAAAACCTCTTACTTTTCCGGTTACAACAATGTGTTTACTCACCGATGGAAACGATATCGTTGATAAAGAATATAAAGAATTGTGTGCTACGGAGCTTTCTAAAGGTAGTAGTTTTTTTGTATATTTAAGTGATTGTGCATCGAGTATTTCCAGTTGTTGTTTTTCAAAAGATCAAAAAATTCTTTGGAAATCTTCAAGCGCTGGAGTTAATTTAACTACTTTTGAAGAGTTTGAAAATCTTCCACATAGTTGTAATAAAGAAAATCTTAAAATTTTTCATAACGGAAGTTGGGTAAAAGGAAAATTTGTTAAACTTCCCAATAGAAAAATGTATGAAATAACTACTTTTAACAACAAAAAAATAGTAGTTACAGATAACCATTTAAATCCAACTCTGGACGGAGATAAACAGACGACTGAATTAACAACGAATGACTATTTGTTATTTAACCAACAGCCAACGCAGGCTATTGTTGAAAATGACGAAAAGCTAACGTATGAACAAGGTTTTGTTGTAGGTTCTTTTCTTGGAGATGGTAGTTTTGGTTCTGAATCAAAGGGAGTCATATATGATATAAATTTCTCTCAAAATCTTGAAAAACACAAAAAATGTATGGAAATGATAGATGTTGCTAATCAACAAGTTGGAGGACAAAGCAAAAGTCATTTAGCATCTGTTTATAACAATGTTTATCCTGTACGAATTTCTTCAAAAGAACTTGCTGCGTTTATTATCAAGTGAACTCATTGGAAGAGGGGGACTTATGCGTTTAATAAAAAGCTCAACTTAAATTGTCTGTTACAAAGTTTGGAGTTTAGAAAGGGAATTCTAGATGGTTGGTACTCTACAGATGGAGGAAACTCAAATAGATGCTACACTACTAGCCCAGAGTTGGCAGAAGATATGGAAGTCCTCATAACATCTCTAGGAATGAACTCAATTATAGATGTTTCTGATAGAACTGACGAAGACGTTATTATTCGTGGGGAAATATATAAAAGAAACTATCCGTTGTATTGTATACGTTGGTATGAACCCGCGAATCATCGAACAAACAAAGATCTAAATAGTTCTTGGAAAAAGAAAAACAACTCAATATATTTTCGTATAAAGGATATTAAAAAAGTTGCTTACGATGGTCCCGTTTATTGTTTTGAGTGCCCCAAAGAAGAGCCGTATTTCACTTTGCCTAACGGAATAATTACACATAATTGCAGAGTCCGAAACGAAATTTCAGAAAATACATTTAGTTCCACAACAGGACTCACCGGAATTATGACTGGATCTTCTAACGTTATCTCATTGAATTTCAATAGAATAGTTCAAGATTGGTACAGAAGTCTTTATTGTAATGTTGAATTTGGAGAAAAATCTGGAAAAGCGTCACCTGCATTTATAGGTAGTTTATTATATACAGATAAAGAATTACAACAAAGTCTAAAGAATTATTTAATTGCAATTTTGGAACGAGTTTATAAATACCAAATTGCGTTTAAGTCTTTGTTATATGATGCTGAAGATCGTGGAATGTTTTCTAGCTCAAATGCAGGCTATATTTATACGAAAAAACTTTATAGTACCATCGGATTTATTGGATATTGTGAAGCGGCTGAATTTTTTGGATATACAATCAATTATAATAATAAGTATATTAAGTTTTTACAGCTGCTTCTCGGAACTATAGAGGAACAAAACAAACTCCATTCTATCCATGATAAGAAAAGACCATGTATAATGAACAGTGAAGGTATCCCTAAATCTCTGGGGATGTAAAATCTCTTTTAATTGACTCGAAACTCCCCAGTGGACAACGAGGCGCAAGCAGGAGTATTCCGTGCAGCGTGAGAGACTAAATAAAGAGACTACAGAAGTGTAGATGTAATAGTCCGAACTCTATGGTAACATAGAGAGTTAATTAGAAATAATTAACCGTTTAATACATAAATTTTATATACTTTTATTTCGATTTTTCCTCAGGAATCACTACATTTGCATATATTTAATAGTAAACAATATGGAAGATTTTAGTGAATTAAAAGGTTTAACAAAAACAAATTTTAAACGAGTAGAAATGCCAAAGGATGCAGTCTGCTACGTTTGTAAATCACCTAGAAGTTATTGTAGATTAAGAAAATTTAATGAATTTTGTCTTTGTGAAAAACACTTTTGTCAAGTAGAAAAAGGTGAAATTACAGATCCAACGCCAAGAGTTCATAAAAAACAACCTGAAGAATTAAGTTGTTGTATTTGTGGAGAAGTAAAAATGGGAAACATTGACGGAAAAAATTATTGTAGAAAACACTATATACAAATGACTAGGCACGGGGAAATAAAAGATACAATTTATTCTCCAAATGAGTGAATAGATTGTGGAGATTATTATGAATGCATTTTAAAAGATAAAAATGCAAAGGAAATTTGTAGAACAAAAATCGATAAAGAAGATAAGGAAAAATTTCAAGGTTATAAAATGTATGCAAGGCATCAAACAAATAAATGATATGCACATATTTCAGTTATAGGAACTGGAAGAAAAATCGCTGTTCATAGATTTTTAATGGGACTTGCTGACGTTAAATATTCCATAGATCAAGTTGTAGACCACATTAACGGAGATTCTTTAGATAATAGAAAAGCAAATCTTCGTATATGCACACAACATCAAAATTCTCAAAATAATAGAAAGAAAGGTAAAGTTGTTGGAGTAAAATATATTGCAAGTTATAATGGTACAAATATTCCAAAATGAACCGCTACAATTATGCATAATTATCGAACAATCTATTTGGGTTATTATAATACAAAACCCGAAGCTATTTTAGCAAGAATTAAGAAAGAGAAAGAAATCTGTGGAGAATATGGACCAAACCGCGATTTATTTTATGTATTAGATCTGCCTTCTCCAATTATGGAATTAAGAAAATTATTTCCAGAAGGCATGTAACAGAATTGGGAGAAAACCTAGCTGTAAAATTATATAATTGGGATAAAAACGATGGGTATGTAGTTCCTGAAGACCAAAATCTTTATAGCAGCTATTTCTTTAAACAATGGGATAATAAAATTTCTGTTCTAGATAAGTTGCGTTTACATGGAAAAGAAATTGCTTCATATTGTTCAGGTGGTTGTTTTATGGCCACCTTTTTGTAGAAATACAAATACAAAAACCTCGCTAACCTGCTAAAGGGTGTCATTTTTAATGGCTAACGGTAAACGCCTGAAATGGTAATACCGTGCCAAGCTTCAATAGAAGAAGGTGTAACGACTATTCCTGATGAGTGTAAGGAAGTAGAAATGGAGATTAGCACCATTTCCAAGTACGAGGCATCCGAAAGGATGAAGAGATAGTCTAGTCCCTATATATAAGAGCTCAAAAATAAAATATATATGGGAAAATGTGATATTTGTGGAAGAGAACAAGAAAAATTGAGTACAATTCACGGTTATCATTTATGTTGTAAACATTATGCTCAATATCAAAAATATAGAAAATTTCTAGATTCAAATCCACGAACAACAAATGATTTAAATGAAATAGTTATAGAAGGAGATATAGCTAAAATAAAACTGTATGATTGTAGACAAAATAAAATAGGTGAGGCAATTATAGATATTGATGATATAGAGAAAGTTAAAAACTATAAGTGGCGACTGGGAAAAGGGGGGACCTCGAGAAGTAAATGTAGTTCAATTTCAACTGGAAATGGTAAAGAAACTTATACAAACTCTTTACATCGTCATATAATGGATTGTCCTCCGGGAATGTATGTAGATCATATAAATGGAAATCGTTTTGATAATAGAAAATCAAATTTGCGCATTTGCACAAACCAAGAAAATTGTTTTAATAATACAAAGTTAAGTACTAATACCTCTGGTTATAAAGGTGTAAATTATGATAAATCTAGAAATAAATGAGTTTCTGAAATTAAATTTAGTGGTAAAAAGATTTTTATTGGAAGATTTGATAATATAGAAGACGCTGCGTTTACTAGATACTATGCAGAAACGATTTTACAAAAAGAATATATGTCAGAAGAAAGTCGAGAGATTTTTAAGGAATTGGAAAATAAACTAACGAATATAGATAGGCTTAAACAAACGGTAAATAATAAATTAAAAACCAGAGCTCTTATATAACCGTAAATATGGAGAATATAAATCCAGGGTATAGACGCAAGCCGCTCATATTCATTTAGATGCCCATCCAAGTAAGGAGCAATATTTACATTTGCTAGAATTTGATGCCAAAAACGGTGTTAGTTATGTTGGTTTTAATATACCAATAAGTGAATGTAAAGACTGTGGACATGTAGTTAATGCTCCTGTTAAGGAGTGTCCAATTTGTAAAAGCAAGAACATAGATTACTGACTAAGGATTATCGGATTTCTTCGACCTCTAAGTAGTTATAGCGATGCTAGATATATAGAAGCTAAGAAACGAGTACTTTCACATATAACAGAAGAAATTAAATAATGCCAAAAATAAAGAAATATTATGTATTAAGAGCAAGATACGCTTTAAAAGAAGGAAAAAGGTTGCCTAAGACAACTTGAGGTTATGATTATAACTGGTTTTTACCAGCTATATGTTTGGCCTTTAAATGGATAATAAATAGGCTTATTTTCCATACAGACGATGTTATTATATTTACAAAAAGAAAGTTTTTTACTCCTGGATATATGTGGACAGTTGGAGGTAGTATAATAGACTCAAAAACAGGAGAAAGACATAAATTTGAATTTTTAAAAAAGAAAGATTAATCTTATGGGACTAGATAATGGAATTAGGATAAAGGGTATGTCTGAAGAAGATTATGATAAAATGCCCTATAAAGAGAGTGTACAGTTTTATACAGAATCTAATTGTATAGAACCAGTATACTGGAGAAAATGCTGGGGACTTCGAGAAGTAATACTCGATGTTCTCCATATGAAAAATGATGAGTATAAGAAAGAAATAGACCCAGAGGATATTCCAGCAATTATAAGAAGATTGAAACCTTTCCTTTCTCGGGATTACTGGGATGAATATGCAGACTCTATTTGGGAATATGATGAATACTTCGATGTTGTTTATAAACAACTAGTATTTCTCGAATGGTTTAAAGTATATTATAAAGACCATCCTAATCTAGAAGTTTATTTTTACGATAGTTATTAATATGAATATTGTAGTATTGAATTATGCTACTGGTGATGTAGATTATATTTCTAATTTACCAGAAGATTTGCAAGTAGAAGCTATTGATAGTATCTTAGAATTAATGTATCATTACAGTGAAATTTCTTGGATGACTGTAGATAACTTTAAAGTAAATAACTATACATATAACCAAAAAACTGGAGAATTTGAACATGTTTAAAAAGTATATAAGAGTTGGTAATATCGAAGCGAGGAATCCTACTTATTTAGATGATAGAGAAACTAAAGATATTGATATAGTATGCTGGGAACCAAATTCTTATTATGGTAAAGAAGATGAGTACCTTTGGGATGAGGATGGTATAGCACATCCTAGAAATAGACCTTATATTTATATTTACCCAAGCTGTTTTAAAAATCCAGAGACTTGCTATACAGTAGCTACTTTTATATATAATGAAAAGGAACCTTGTTATAATTTGACTTATACGGGATTTAGACCATTTGAGCTTTCAGAAAAAGATGCACAAGACTTTTCATATATACTAAAATACTTGTATAAAGTACTTAAATACGAATTAAAAGAGGATGATTAAATATGTAGATACAATGGTTACTTTTAGAGAGATCCCAGATGAGATTTCTCTTTGTATAAGTATTTCTGGATGTCCAGGCCATTGTAAAAATTGTCACTCACCATATTTAGCACAAGATATAGGAGAGATTCTTAACAAAGAGTCTCTCCTTTCTCTTATAAAGCAGAATGCAGGAATTACTTGTGTTGTCTTTATGGGAGGAGATCAGGCTCCTAATAGTATTTCTTGACTTGCTAAATGTGTAAAAGAAGATTACCCAGATTTAAAAGTGGGTTGGTATTCTGGAAAAGAAAATCTTTCTTCAGAAATAGATTTAAATTATTTTGATTATATAAAAATAGGACCATATAAAGAAGAGTTGGGAGGTCTTGATAAACCTACTACTAATCAGCGTTTATATGCCTATAATCCCGCTTATTCAGATTTTACAATAGATAAAAGTTGGAAAGATATAACTTATAAATTTTGAAAAAATGATTAATATATTTATAAAGAAAGGTTGGAAACTTAACCCTAATGAAAAGATAGTAAACTCTATCATTACAAGATGTGAAGCAAATAATGGAGAATGCCCTTGCCATAATCCCGGTTTTTCTAGAGAAGACAGGCTTTGCCCTTGTAAGGAGTATAGAGAAAACGATATTTGTCATTGCACACTTTATATAAAAGATGAGAAATAGTGAATTACAAAAACTTCTTAGCCAGTATCCAGGTGATTATGATGTCTGCTTGGACTCGGCTTATCCTTGGGATACGCAAATAAAACTTGTAGATCCATACTTTTTTATTGATAATGATAATGGCCAAATTGAGTTGTCAGTCTCAGAAAAAGATGAGGTTTCTTTTTGGCATCTAATAAAGGATACTCCAGAAGAAAATAGAATGTGTTTGTGTAAGAAAAATCTTATATCACCTGTAACAGTAGGTATATACACAACTCCTAAGAAAGTATGGCTTGAGTATACAACTCTAAAAGAAATACCATATGAAGAATTTAAATATTGGGCATATTTGCCTGCTATTGACTGTATATAAATTACAGTTATTAAATATTTTACAAAATTTATCTTTAATTATTTTATTATGCGCGTAAAACTTAAGAAACTTAATGATAAGGCAATAATGCCAGATAAGAAGAAACCAGGAGATTTTTGTTATGATGTAGTTGCAACAGAAGAAAAAGAAGTTGCCCCTAACGTATGGCAATATAAGCTTGGTTTTGCTTATGAATTAGATGATAATGATTTTCGTCTTAAGAACTGGAACAAGACAGCTCCGGGGGAAAAGATGAATGTATGTATAAGTTTTCGTCCTAGATCCAGCGTTTGGAAGACAGGAATGGTGCTGAGTAATTCAATAGGCACATTAGATGAATTTTATCGCGGCGAGGTGATGGCTGTATTCTATCATGTAATGCCTAATATGCCACGTTATAAAGTAGGAGACCGTATAGGACAAATCTATCTTAGTACCGCACTCCCTATGCAATTTGAATGGGTAGACGAAATTAATATGGATACTGAGCGTGGAGAAGGTGGATTTGGAAGCACTGGAAAATAAAATAAATATGGAACAAAGAAATCTTACATTTGAAGAATTTTGTAAACTCCTAAGCGGAGAAGATATTACAAAGAAAGAAAAAGATTATTCTAAAGTAGAAGATTATCTTAATTCTACATACCCAGATATTCAAACTTCTGATGATCACGGATGTAATCTATCTACATTCTGTAATGGAAATCGAGTATTAAATGCTACTGCGTATATTCCTTTTGAAAGACAATTTAATGATGGATATACATATGGAGTAAAAGAAAGACAATTGCTTTGGGTATTAGCTATGCGTTATAGGGACTACCCAAAGAAGTTAAAGCTTGTTAAAGATCTTTTATATTTGGAATTAAATGACGAAAAGGGAACTGTTTAGAAGTCTTACTAAAGCACAACGAAAGGAGGTTCAGAACCTCCTTAGTAAGGCTTATTATGAAGGTTATTTACTAGGAAAAGAAGACTCTAACGTAGTAAATAAACTTAAATATTAATTTTAGCAGAAAAAGATATGAGGCGATGACGAAAGAAGAATTTAAAAATTATATAATTAGATATGTAAATACAGAAAAAACTATACAAGAACTAAAAAATAAATATGGTGTAGATTTAACAAATTCTAAATTTTCTAATTTTTATAATGAGTATAATTACTTGCTACACAAATTATTATCTTCTTTATTTGGGGAAACGAAAGCTTTTTTAATAGAGGATTATTGTTTTGAACAAACGGATCTTTCTTTTTCTGAATTATGTAAATTATTAAATATAGAATAATATGGAAATAAAACTGACTAACGGCTGTATTTGCGATAATATTAAAATCGATAATAGAGATGCAGATGAATATAGTTGTGAAGAACTACAAAAAGTTGTATGTCGTTGTATAAATACATTACAAGACCCCAGAGATTTAATAGATATACTAAGAACCTTTTTGTATAGTAATGGAAGCTATAAAGACTTGTATACCTGCGAAGAATGCGGAGATACTGTTAGCCAATATACATATAAATTAAACTAAATAATTATGAAAATCTCTAAATCTAAAACATTTAAAGATGAGTACTGCGCGACTATAGTACAAATAGGAAATATAGAATCTATAGAAGGAAAGGATAGAATAGTTAAAACTATAGTAAATGGTCTTTCTATAGTAATAGGAAAAGCAGATTTCAAAACAGGGGACTATGCTGTTTATTGTGCTAATGAAACTGTAATTAATCCTACTTATCTTAAGCAGAACTCTATGTATGATATTCCTTCTTTAAATGCAGATACTACTAAAAGAGGATATATAAATAAGGCTGGGAGACTCCGACTTATAAAACTTGGTGGTGTACCTTCTTATGGAATGCTTTTACCTGTAACAAGTATAGCAAGGTTTGTTAATGAATCTATAGAAGATGTTACTGATTTTCTTGCTTCTCATGTAGGAGAGGACTTCGATGAGATAAATAAGGAGAGATTTATACAAGTTTATGTTCCTCCTGTAAAAGAAGTACTAGTAAGAACATCTAAAGGAAAGAAGGCAGAAAAGAAACTTAAGCGGTTTAAAACTATTATCGATAATACATTTGCATTCCATTATGATACAGAAGGTCTGCAAAAGCACATGACGGATATAAAGCCGGATGATGAAGTTTATATCTCGGTTAAGATACATGGTTCAAGTTTTATCGCTGCTAATATTCTCACGAATCTTCCAACCCCTTGGTATAAAAGACTCTGGAGAAAATATATACAACATCTCTCTCCTTATATGCAGGATTATGATCTTGTATATGCTTCAAGACACGTTATTAAAAATGAATATATAAATCCAAAACAAAAACCAGGAGGATATTATTCTGATGATATTTGGGGATATTGGGCACAAAAAATCAAAGGTCTTATACCTAAAGATTATGAAGTATATGGAGAAATAGTTGGCTATGGCCCTACAGGAATTCCTATTCAAACAGATTATGATTATGGGTGTCTTCCAAATACAGAAAATCCTTGTAAATTAATGATATATAGAATTACACATAAGGGTAAAGAACTAGATATTCCGGAAGTTATCAGATTTGGAAATCAGTTAAAGGAACAACTTGGAGATTGTATTATGGAGTTCCCTCTTATGTATGTAGGAACACTTAAAGCATTGTATCCAGAAGTTCCTGTAGATAATCATTGGCATGAAAATGTTCTCGAAAAATTGAAAGTAGAAAAAAGATTTCTTATGGAAGAGAATGAACCTTTGTGTAATAATAAAGTACCAAGAGAAGGATTTGTATTAAGAAAAGCTAATGACTCTATTGCAGAAGCTTGGAAACTAAAATGCTTTAATTTCTTGAGTAAAGAAAGTAAACGTATGGATAAAGGTGAAGTGGATTCAGAAATGTTAGAAGGTTATGAAAGTGATATTTAAGGAAGAATATAAGGCTAAGCCTGTTACTAGAACATGTACAAATATGTCTAAGGAAGAAATTATTAAAATTTATGATTTAGATAACCCAGATATAGAGTGGTATAAATTTGTTGAGGATGAATAAAAAACAACTTTTTTTGCTTCCAGCAGAGACTATTTTGGAGATGTGAAATACATATATGCGATATAGGGAGAAACCTTATAAACCTTATTATATAAATGATAAAAATACTTTAAATTTTGTATTAGAGGGGCTTACTCCACACGAAGTCCTAAAAAAAGTAGGATATGGAGATTATCGTTATTTTGATAATTATTTTATATTAAATGACTATCAAAATCTAGTTTCTTACCAAAGTCTCGATGACTTTATAAATTATGATGAATTAATAAAGTGGATAGATGATAATCCAGAAATTGTACATAAAGAATGGAATCTTTAATTAAAAATCCAAATGTTCTATATATCTATGATTTTAGAGGAGAAGCGTTTGGTTTAGAAAATATTTGAAAATACTTAGTTATAATTAAGGAGAATAGAGCTTTAACAACAGATCTTCCTGTAAAAGTGATTACTATTTCAGAATGGTTTGAACTCATAGAAAAATGTGAAATCTTACCTTGGATATGTGCATGTATTAATAAAAAATACATACTTAAAGAGCATGTAAAGCTAATGATGAGTACAAATCCTTTACAGTTAAGAAAGAATTACGAGGAAGCTAAAAAACAAGCTTCTACTAATTTTGAATGGATGAATCTTTTTATTCGTATTGGTTGTACAAACCAAATTATAGAAAACCACAAACTCAGAAGATTAGATTTCTCTTCAGCATATAGAGTGTTTACTTATACTAAGAATCCAGAAGAAACTTTCTATAAACTAGGAAGTAGAGAAATCGCATGGTTAAAACGCTATACAGACGAAATGTATTTAAAAGATAAAATGAAATGCAAACAATCTTAGTATTAAAAGGAGTCCCTGGGTCAGGTAAAAGCACTTATGCTAAAACCTGGCTGGGGGAATCTCCAGAAACACGTGTTATCGTAAATAGAGACACAATTAGAACAGAACTTGGTTGTTTTCCTATAGGAAATAATGCACAAGAAAAAGAAGTTTCTAAAAAAGAAATAGAATATATTACCAATGCTATCAAAGAGAATAAAGATGTTTGCATAGATGCGACAAATCTTAATTCAAAAACCCTTGAAAAATGGACTAAATTAGCCTCAAATTTGGGTGTGAAAATAGAATATAAGGAATTTATCATCTCTCTCGATGAGGCCTTAAAAAGGGATAAAATAAGAGAAAAACCAGTAGGTAAAAGAGTACTTTTTAGTTTTTTTGAAAGATATTATCCAGAAGAATTTAAAATCTTTTTTACAGATAAAAGACTTTCGATTAAAAAAGCTGAAAATAGACCCTATAAGAAAGCAATTATTTGCGATTTAGATGGTACACTAGCGCTTCATACAGGGCGTTCCCCTTATGCATATAATGAACTTTCTACCGATGTAATTAATAGTGATTTAAAAAGATTACTCTTAACTCTAAGTCACAATTATGATATTTTATTTGTTTCTGGTAGAGAGAACTCTTGTAAAGAAGCTACTAAAGAATGGTTAATTAAAAATTTTGCTGATTTGTGGAAAGTAGAATGGAGACTTTATATGCGTAAAACAGGTGATTTTCGCAAAGACGCAATTGTAAAAGAAGAAATTTATAAAACTTATATAGAACCAGAATACGACATAATAGCCGTTTTTGATGACAGGGATCAGTGCATAAATATGTGGAGAGATCTTGGATTATTATGTTGTCAGGTTTGGTACGGAGACTTTTAAAATGATTACAGAAATATTTAAAATTGGAGCAGACTGGTGCCTGCCGTGCAAACAGATGGATAAAGAGTTGAAAGACTTCGCTCTCGTTCCAGTTAAATATTTTGATGCTGATGACAACACAAATCTTTGTGATAAATATAATATAAAGAACCTTCCTACTCTTCTCTTTATGAGTGGTGAAGATGTTGTTTATCGGCATACAGGATTTATGACTAGAAAACAGATTGAAACTAAAATACAAGAATTAAATGAAGCTAATTAATAGTTATACAGAATATATACCACAACTTCCTGGTGTTATAGGCATGTATAAGCATATAGAAAGAGCTATGCGAAATTGTTATCGTTCTGAAGATAAAATTACAGAAGACTCTTATAACAGAATGCTTGAACTTGCTAAGAAAAATCACCATTATTCAGTACTTGAACATGGTACGGTATATTTGAAAATACCTCGCTTTAAAAGTACTGCTTTAGATGAAAGGATTAAATTTTATTTAAATAATCATTGGAGTAGAGTATATATACATTATATAGAAGACACTTATTATGCTTATATAACTACGAACTTTAGAGTAATTGTAGAAAACGAAAAGTATGTAGACTTAAATTATATCTGCGAACCAGAACAGTATCATGAAAAGCGATATACATTTAAAGTAGTTTGTTCAGAAGCTATAGCAAGAGAACTCAATAGGCATCGTATTTTTTCTATAGCACAACAAAGCACACGCTATTGTAATTATAGTAAGGGAAAGTTTGGAAATGAACTTACTTTTATTGTTCCACAGTGGTTATATGAACTAGAGCCTACATATAATGTGGCAATGCTTAAAGATCTAGCTGCTAAGGACACTAGAGTTAGAACTTATTTAGAAGCACTTGCCTCAGCAGAAGAATCTTATATACAACTGACCACAGGAGAACCTGCTTTAAAGGCCCAGGAAGCAAGAGGGGTACTTCCTTTAGATACTGCTACTACAGTGTTTTATACTGCATTTAAAGACGATTGGTATCAGGTAATTGATTTGCGTTCTTCAGAATATGCACATCCGGATGTTAGAGTAATAGTAAATACCATTAAAGAAACACTAGATGAAAGTATTGATTAATTATAGTCTTTATGGTATAGAATTAGACTTGCCAACTAATGCTACAAGAGAGCAACAAATAAATGCTCTCTTGACTGCTTTTGGTGGACCACAACTCTTACTTGATCATTTTATAAGGCATTTTCGAGTTATAGAAGATTTTATACCAGACATAGAACTTACAGCTGATGTGAAAGAAACTCTCCCAGAAACTACCGAATAATACTCCGTATATAGCATTTGCTGGATTAAAGAACTCTGGAAAAGATACTGCCGCAGAAATGCTCTGTTACTGTTTAAATACACCTAAGTTTATGCATAATTATTATATGTATAAAACATTTAAGTGAGTAAAAGGAAAGTATAAAATAGTAGCATTTGCAAAACCCATGAAGGAAATGCTTGCTATACTTTTAAATGTGCCAGTAAATAAATTTGAGGATAGGAAGTTTAAAGATTCTACTTATATTTATTTTCCAGAATTGAGAATCGAGAAAAATCCTCCTTATGAACAAGTTCTATCACAAAATGTTTTTAATAGACTTCTTGTAAGTAAGGATTACACCTTCCTTAAATGTATGTATATTTCTATACGACAGTTAATGCAGTGTTTTGCTACAGATATAATGCGCTCAGTATTCGGAGATAAATTATGGATTTTGTCTACACTTAAAAGAAATAATTTAATTATTTCTGATCTCAGATTTAAAGTAGAACTAGATGAAATCCATAAACAAAATGGTAAAATCATATATATAAAACGAGACTCCTGCGTTTCAGATAATCACGCAAGTGAACAAGAAGTTCTTACTTTATATGCTAATAATGAATTTGACTACGTTATAGAAAATAATAAATCTTTAAAAGATTTGTTTAAATCTGTAACTGAACTTATATAAAAATAGGCCTCTAGCAGTTTTCACTGTTAGGGGCCTTATTTTTTTTAGTCGTTAAGGGTTTTTGCAATACCTTGGAAGTCTCTAAACATACCAACGTTTTGAGTTACCCAGTAAGCAATATTAGACTTACCAAACATTAAATTTGTAGTTGATTTTATAAGTCTTTGCGCATTAGAAATTAAAGGAGGATCTTGTCCAAATTGTCCAAGAATATTATTTAATTGAGAATCTTGCATAGCTCCAGTAAGAACAGCATATGCTAAATTCTCCATTGGTCCTTTATCTCGCATAGCTAATCTTACTTTTTCCCAATTAACACCAGGATTCTCTACATCTGCGGATTGTCCAAAGATAGTATTTACAATCATTAACATAAATAATGTCACCCACATATCATTAAAACAAAGTTTTAACATAGCACGAGTAGTTGGATTTGATCACATTTTATTTATGTCTTCTTGATTCCAAGTTAGTACAGCTTTCGCAAATTTAAGGGATGCTTGTAACATACCTTGGAAAGGCAATTGATCATAATCGAAATAAAGTCTACACTTCTCTTTTTCTTCTTCAGAAAGAGCATTAAATTCACTTTCCAAAATGATATCTTTATGTGCTATACCATTATCATCTTCATAAAAACGTACATATAAAGGTTTGCCATTTTTATCATATTGTTGATTTAATATAGCAATATTATATTTACCTTCATGTATAGTTCATTGTTCCACCTTTGCAGTAAGGAATGTTTTATATTGAAGGAAAAGAGAACCAATAAAAGTATTACATAACAAAGATTTAGATTCTTCATCATAGTGTCCATATAAATAGTCAGCATAGTTTTTAATACCTTCTGCTTCTTGTCTTGTATATGCTTGAGGTAGATTTTCTACTTCAGTTAAACTATATTTAGAACCATCTGCTTTTCGGAAACCTTCTCGATTTAAATCTTCTATCATTTTCTGATAAAGAGAAAGCTCTTTAAGATATTCTGGACTAGACTTATCACCTTTTACTAAATGTTTAAAACGAGCATCTTTTTTAATATCATATTGAAGAGTACCATTTTCATCTACAGAGTGAGCTTCCCAACTTCCTTCTCCCATCATCTTAGCAACAAGTAAAGACATACGATGCAAGAAATCAGGAGAAGTAGTACCTAACATTAAAGTATCCATTCCCCAGTGATTTATATGCAACCAGTTAAGTCTTCTCTGATTAGCCACTTGGTTAAGAGATTGGTTAGCCATACCATAAATAGCATTTAATTGCTGAAGCATACTTACACCAGAAGTATTTTTATGAGCAGTTTGCGTAACATATTCTACAGCTTTTTTATAAGAATCCCAAGTAATTCCTGGATATAATTTTACTCCAGCTCTTGTAAGTCCTGTAATAGTACCTTGTAGAGTTTCTCGTAGGAAAGATTTAACATTTAAAGCAAGATTTACTTTAGAAAAACCTGATTTAAATACGTCTAAAAATTTAGCAACTTGTTGTACAGGTTCTGGAATTATAGATTCGCCATAAAATTTACTCTTAACTATATCATCAAAACGCTTTCTAATATTTGCCATATCTACAGTACTAACTGTAGAACCTTTGGCATCGAGCATCTCCAAAGTAGTTTTTAAACCAGCTATAATAGGCACATATGTTTTACTTACATTAGAACGACAGAAGGCCACTAAAGAAGCATTCATTACTAATTCCAGATCAGTTTCAAATAAACCATATCCATATTCATCTAAACGAGATTGTCTTGCAGCTAAATTATCAAATTTAAGTTTATTATACAGCTCTTGCTTTGTGGCAACGTAACCAGAAATACTATGTTCCGTAGGTTCAACACCCATAAATAAGCCCTCTGTTAGAGTAAGATTTTCTTTCCATTTATTTTTAGTTGTTTGCCACAAACCTAAATTTTTAACTTGTCTAGAGAATTTTGCTTCAAGTAAAGGAATTGCATAATAATCATCCATTAATTTAGCTTTTGCAAAATCTTCTTCTGTTTTAAGTTCTGGATGCCTTAATTTAGCCATAGTTTTCAAGAAAGCATCTAACGCTTCTCTTGCTATTGGATCACCATCAAAATCAGAAGAATCTGGATTTTTTAAAATAAGTTTCTCTCTATCTGCAAACCAAGTTCTAAATACACTCTCTCCAGTACCATGAGTTTCATATAATTTCTGAAATTTAATCTGAACATCACGTCCAATTTCATAGACTTGTTTACGAACTTCCTTAGCATAATCATCAATTACTCTTCCAAGCTCTCGTATATTTGCAGAAGAAGACAACTGAGGAGAACTAATCATTAAACCATTTAACTCGTAAATACGTCCTTTTTCAAAGTAATCGGGACGGTCTAACTCAGTTTTAACAGTATAACCCAAAAGAGAGTTCAAGCCCTCTCTAAGCTTTACGTAAGCATTCCATATAGGAATATTTTGATAGCCTCTTCCTGAGAAAGGGTTTATATGATATTTTTGTTCTATAAGATTTATTCTATTCTTAAACCATTCTACAGAAGCATAATCATCATTATTTCCCTTTCCTCCATTTTCAATTACTTGGCAAACATTCTCATCTGTTTCTTTAGCACTTTCGATTAAAGACTCTGCATCAGACATAAATAAAGTAGGATCTACTTTAGTAAGCCCACAAGTAGGATTCTCTTCTACTAAAGCATCGAAATTATAAATTAAATCTGAGTTAAGAGCAGGCATTTCTATACCTAACCAAGGATTTACAACTTTGATTTCTGAAATTTTATAATTTTTAAATAATTCTGGATGCAAAGCAACATAAGACATTGCTTTCATCATTTCTACATTTCCAGCTAAAGCAGGAAGTACTCTTTGTCCTGCTTCCATATCAGAACGAGTTCTACCAAGTAAGGAGTTCCCTTTCCATAATTTAGGTATACCCTTTTCTTTTTTAAAGTCGAAATCAGAAAGTTGCATTCTAAGTGCATCAAAAGAAAGCCATATAAGAGCAGATTTATTTCCCTTTGTAAATCTAAATAGCCCTATGGAGTTGGCCGCTTCATCTTCTTGGAAAGTTCAGCTTTCTTGTAAATAAGGTCTAAAGGTTTCTTCTACAAAGTTTTTAGTATCATCTCTAAAAAGAGAAGTTAAAACAGAAATAGGATCACCTTGTTGTATAGATTTAATAGCAGCTGCTACATCTAATCGCTTAGTAGTTTGTAAAGAACCTTGTTGGCTAATAAGTTCTTGTAACTTAGTATCTAATTCACTTTCTTCACAATATGTTTTAGGCTGACCGAATAAAGAAATACGATATTTAACTTTCCCTTCTTCATATTTAGGCTCTCCAGAAGTCAATTTGTGTACTAAACGATCTTGCTTTTTATAATATTCCACTTTAGTACGAAGATCCTCACCTCTAGCAATTACAGAGTTTTTTGGAAAAAATGCATCATTAGCCTTGGCTATTTTTTGTATGTCATCTGCTGTGAGTTCTACTTTTGGTTTAAACCAGGTTTTTACAGTAGAGGCAACTTCACCTCCTTTTAATCTACCTGGATTAGTAATAATGTCTTCAGCAGTGTAGTTTACTTGTATGCTATCTACTCCAGTTACTTCAAAAGGATCATCTTGATTTTCATATTTTAAATTTAACTTTATAGGTAAAATATTCGTATCAGATACAGGAATATCGTATTGCTCTACCATATTTCTATACATCTCCGTCTGATAAGAAGCAGCTAATTTCTTAGTAGATACCCATAATTTCTTCTCTTGAACTGCTTTATTTCCAGTGATTTGTCACCACTCTAATGTATTTTCTCCTTCGGGAGCAATACTCTTTCTTGATACCTTATAATCATATATATGACCTTTACCAAACTTGTCCACTACAAGTAAATCTATTATACCATTAAAAGAGTCTAAATGTGCCCCCTCCAAAATAGTTTGAGCAATAGAAGATAAATTTTTAGACTTAATAGCCAACTCTGGATAAAAAGTACATTCTGGATACAAAGTCATTAGATGCTTTTTAAACTTAGTAGCTTGTTCTACTACAGAGTTAAATACATTATCAGGTAAAGTTTTGTTTACAGGAGCTTCTCCTTTAAAAACTTTTTCCATAATACTATGCACTTCTGTACCAAGTTCTGTTAATTTTGGCCAAGAAGCCTCTTCCATATCTAATACATTTTCAGCAGAAACTCCTTTCTTTTGCATAAACTCTTCTACTTTTAAACCTGTAGGAGTAGTTTTAGAAGAGGAAATATTTGGATCATTAAGTTCCGCTATAGTTGTTCTCTTGTATTCTGCCATATCCATAGGTGGAACACAAACATCTCCATTATGAAGATTAAGTGTTGTAATAGCTCGAGTAGTACCTATAGAACCAGGAATTACTTTAATTTTATCCAAATCTTCTCCTCCTTCAAAAGGAGCACCATGATTAGGTTTATCTATAATAATTTGGTTACTAGTTATATCCGCTGTAATATTATCTATCTTCTCTTTAATTTCTTCAGAAACAGATAAAAATTTTACAGTTCCTTTATTTTTATCTACCAATATCTGGTCTAAATTATTTAGGAGAAAAGAGTCTAGATTAGTATCTAGACCCTCTCCTAAATCAACTTGTTTTCCATTTAAGGTCAAACTTCATTTACAGTTTTCTCTTAAAATTTTATCCATTACAATCTTGTTCAAGTTTATTATTTTTATCTGTCTTGTTAATTAAATAAGTCTTTAACCAACCTACTTTCTGATTTTTTAGCATATAATCCTGAGAAATATCTCCCATAAAATTAAATACTGAATATGCAAATTTTTCAACAGCTTCTTCAAGATTTAAACCTACTATTTCAGATAAATCTTTTACACCATCTGGGAATAGTGTTTTAAGTCCTTCTAAAACAATTTTATTATTAGCGAGATCAATTTCAGTTTCATCAGAAAGTTTTCCGGTAAGTACAGTTTCTATTTTATTACAAAGAACTTCTTCCTCTAAATCAGTACCAGTAAGCCAAGGATAATATTTAGCATAAGTTTCTATATCTTGCCCCGTACGCACTTTGTCTAACAAAGCATATAAAGCAACCCTATTAGGATCTGTTACATCTTTGTTTTTAATAGCAGCAAAGACAAAATGAGATAATTCATGCATTCCTACACCAATGGCATTTTTAGCGTCCAATTTAGCTAAATTAAAATGAATCAAACCATTTTGTATAAAAGCCTTAGGAGAAGTCTTACTCTCATCTCTAAATGTACTTACAACCTTTTTATTATAATTTAATTTATCTGCAAAAGTATTAATAATATCTCTTGCACTTAAATTACCCAGTGGAGTAAAATGTGAGAGTTTAGTTTTTATTTCTACTCCAGCCTGTGATATGAGGCCTCCTGTCATAGGAAGATCGAAAGTACAATCCTTAGGAAGTTCCATAAATTGGAAACTTATAGGTTCATTAACAGATGTATCTGCATATTTACCTAACCTATAAGCAACTTCTTTTATAGGAATTTCGTAGTTCATATTTCCAGAATCAAGTTGGCCTATAAACTGATAGTATGCAGAAATCCCAGCAGGACTGTTTTTACTATTTACCAGATTCTCAAATATACGAGTAAGTGACTGATTACCGTAAGAATTCTTATTTACAATTAAGTTATATAAGAAAAATAAATCCCCTATATTATTTCCAGCAACTGTGTCTTTAGCTATAGAGTTAAATCCAGTTAAATACTGATTATACTTTGCAAGAGAACTTTCGTCAGCATCAATTTCCATCATTTGCAATGGTAAACTATAAGTAAAAGATTTTAGCCTTCTATTCTCAGTAAGATTTAAATCTCTTACAAAAGGATTATCTTTATATACCATTTTTAAATAAGGAATAATAGCCTGTTCCATTATATGCTTAAATGAAGCAATATCCATAGCATTACTAAAAGTTAAATTTGCAACAGGTTCGCTTACACCATTAGGTTTATAAACTTCTACAGGGCGTTTTATAGTATTAGCTAACTCTTCCAAATTAAGAGAAAAAGAGCTATTAAGAAGAAATTTATAAATCATGGTGTCATTTAAGTATCGATTAATCTCTTTATATGCCTTATCTGATAAATAAAATACTTTTTTGTTATTTAACAAATCATTTACAATAGCATCAGTTTTCTTAAATACATAAGAAGTATTATCCAATACATCTTTAGCTACTCCATACACTTTAGCCATATTATAGAAATTAGGAGAAAGATATAGAGCCTCTAAGATATTAAATGTTCCAGAAAAATTAGTACTATATAACTGTATAGCTTGTTGTGCATAGTTCGTATCTGTAAGGAAACGATTAAAATCAAGAAGAACGGGATTATCTCCAGCAGTTATTGGCATCATATCTATGTTCTTGCCGTAATTAAGGAAAGCTGAAATATCAGTACGTAAACCACCGTTAACGCTAGCCATTCTACCTAAAGTAGACATTTTATCTGCTGCGTCTAACAACTGTCCTAATGTATTTAAGTTTTCCGCATTCTTCTTTACCTGTAAATATTCAAGTTTTTTACTTAAGATTTGTAAGCTTTTATATACTTTATATAAATCTTTAGTTGTTCATGGAACATTTACTTTTACGCGTCCTCCATCACTATTTTGTTCTGCTTCTTCCAAAGCTTGGTAATAAGCATCCCACATTTCACTAGTAATACGTTCTGGAGCATAAGTCATTAGATCAGAGTTCTCAAAAGCGTCTATTACCGCAGCAATTGCTTGGGTATTAGTAGTAAAATCTTTAGTTTGGAGTAACTCTTTTCCATGTTTTTTTGCCCAAGAATTATAAAGCTGTACAACTCTTCCCTCAGTTCCTTTTTCAAATCCAGGTATTTTATCTGCTAAGAGTTCCTCAATCATTTTTTTAACTTTATTACCTCTAGTAGAATCGTCAAAAATATTATCCTTTCCTATTTCAGTAATCCAGTTAAACATTTCAGAAGTCATTATATCAGAAATGTTTTTAAAAGGAGTTCCTAGCATGAAAGAGGTAGTATAAAAGTCTACAAGATCCGCAGTTGCATTTAATTTAGGTAAAGCCAAATCCTTAGCATTATCTGCACCTAAAGAAATGATACCTGACAAATAATCAGAAGCATTTACAGCCTTAGAATTTCGTATAGCAGTCTCTAATTGTCCCAAGAAAACTTCTTTATTTAAATTCCCATAAGCTTCTTGAGGAAAACTTCGGAAGCCTTCTAAAAGACCTTCTGTATTAGTATTTGCTAAGAAAGTTGGTTGACGCAGAATAGGATTGTTCAGCATCATAGAAATAACTTCTTGAATAGCTTCTGATAATTTACCTTCTTTTAAATATTGTCTTGCTTTATCTGCTTTAATATTTGCCATATAAGACAGAAGATAATAAGTCTTTAGAGAAACTGCTCCAATGCCTACTACAGATTTACCTAACATATTTTGCACTTGCATTATAAATAAACTTGTAGCTAAATCAGAAGTAACTTGCTTTTCAGCAGAACCAGAAGTAGTACTTGCAGCACGTGCTTTAAATTCTCCTGTACATTCATCTACAGCTATTTGTGCCTTTAATTGCACTTCTGGAGATAAAGTGATATTTTTAATATTTTTAAATATACGTGTTTTAAGTGCTTCTGAAGAATCCCTTAGATAAGAATTTGTATGAGAATGCTTATTTAAAAGTTTTAAAAAATTAGCTTTCTTTGTTTCCCATTCAGTATCTACAACTACAGGGGTTTGGAAAGTAACTGTAGCTGTACCATTTATAGCATCACTATTTATTTTATTTGCTATATAAATAAAGGTCTCTTTATCCTGTTTTGTTCACTCACGTACTGGTTTAGAAAGATTCTCTACTATAAAAGATCTTACTCCAGTTCCATTTTCTCCCTCTACAAAATTAACTTCATTAGGTTTAAAAAGCTTAGAGGCGTAGTAGTATCCCAAATTTCTTTGTAAAGAACTTCCAGAACGTAATGTACCGTTTTTTAATATAGAAACTGTAAGCAGATACAGCTTATCAATGTCATAGTCACTACCTGTTAAATAGGTATTTTGTTTTGGCAAATAGATTTCATTCTTTTCGCTGTCTGTATATGCCACCACTTTAAAAGGCATATAAGACTGCATATTCTGAGTAGGAATACGTGCTCCAATATAAGTACTTGCTTCTTTAAATGATTCATATTTATCATTAGCAAGCCTCTCTACTTCTCCTAAAAATCTATTTCTTTCCTTTTCAAGATTATTAGAGTCAACATTATTTCTGTAAATATCTTCAAAATAATCAGAGTCTATTAATTTTTCAAAATCGTCTTCAGTTGCTACATTAATATAATTATAAGAATAAGTTCCGTCACTAACTGTGGCACCTTTAATACCCTCTACTCCAGAAACAATAACTTCACCATTATATCTGAAATCCTCTCCTAAGATACTAAATGCTGGATCGTCATTAAATTGTACACCATCTGTTAAGTGAGAACCTTCTTTTCCTATCTTTACGAGGAAAGGAACTCCATTATGATAAATGACTTTATCATAAACACTTAATTGTGTTTCTTCATCTAAACTAAAGACCACATTTTGTAAATTATTTAAAATCTTTCTCTCGAAAAATTCTGAAGAAGTTATATCCGAAATTTTATCTGTTTTTTCTATTCCGATTTTTTCAAGTTGGTATCTACCGATAATAATTTCAGCAGGAATTACTTGGCTTTCTGGGCAATAAAAAGACACATAATTAGAAGTATCACCAAAAGCATCTTGTGCAGAAATACTAGCTTTATTTGCTAAATCTCTTACATCCTCTCCAGCCCTTACAGCTTGATTAAACTGTTTTCCGAATTTAAGAGCATTTAAGAAGTCCTGGGTTAATTGATTACATTCTGCAACTGTAGTAACTCCAAGTTTTTGAATTAATGCTGCTTTCTTTTCTGCATAAGGATCATTTTTTTTAGGGTTATCTAAGTAATGCGCAGCTCTTACAGAATCATTATTATAATAACTGTAAGTACCTAAAGAAACACTATTTCCAGTAGCATCTATACCATATACAGTATATACAGTATCAGTACCTTTTAAATTCTTAGGTGCAGCTGTATTTACATAAATAACCGCATCTGGAGCATAATCTTTTAAATTTCTTAAAATATCATAAGTTTCAAAGTTGTCTACATAGTACTTAGTAATAACTCCATTCTCCTTTATATAAACAGTATCTTCAAACTCTATTTCTCTTTTATTAATTTCTTTTAAGAAAGGATTTAATTCTCCACCTATAATCCAAGCATTACTTGCAAGATCAGCATATGAAGAGTAAAAATGATTTTCTCCTGTATAATCTAGCCCAGTAAAACCTTGTCCCTCTATATAGGAAATTCTATCACTAAGAACAGATTTACACTGTTCATTAAATTCTGGAAATAATAACCCATTTTTATAATACATAACATTATTATAACCAGGATTCTGTACAGCAGCAAAACCTTCATATTTTCGTCTAATAGCTCCCTTATTAAATAGAGAAATTACATTTGCCACAAAGCCACCATATAAAGTAGCATCACTAAATGGCAAAGAGAAAGATTCTCCGTTTTTAGCAGCATCTAAGAACTTTTTGGAAAATGCCTGTGCAAGACCTATTGTATCTTTACTGCCTGTAGAAAAGCTCTCAACAAAAGATCTACCAACTAGAGTATTTAAAGCCTGTCTTGCCTGTTCTTTACTTTCAGCAGAAGCATCTGCATTCTTTAAAGTATCTAAAACAGAAACAAATCTTTGTACTTTATCGTTATTCCAAACAATATTCCCAATATCCTCATATACTTCTTTAGCTTCTTGGAGACACAAACCACTTTCTATAAGAGAAGAAATCATCTGAGTCATCTCAGTTACTTCCCCTTCGGCAAGTTCGTGATCAGCATCCATCATAATACCACCATACTTAGTGGAAAGATCAAACGTGTAGAAAGGAGTATTATCTGCAAGAGAAGAAACAGGATTAACGTTTTCTGCTCCTACTTTACATGCTGAAGTATTTACTACATAAGCTATTTGTTTATCACGTAAATCATATCTGATAGCTATTTTTTCCAGCATATCTACACTTGCTTCATTTCCTATAAAGGAGTTACCTTCTCTAGAAAAAGTAAAGCACCCACCAAATATTTGGTCTATATCATATAAGGTGTGATTCTGTGTAGTATCATAATTTCTTCCAGCTCTAACTGTACCATCAACAGAACGAAGGTATTGTGTATAAACTCCATTATTCTCAATAAAACCTATAAGTTCTTCATATTCTAAGCTTAAAGGGTCTTGTATCCAGATAGTACCGTTCTTATTAACATATTCTCAATATTCTTGTGCTAAATCAATATTCTTATTAAAATCTAAAGAATACATTTTTCGAGTCTGTAATTCAAGACTATCATTAGCAGAATAAGAAAGTCTACGCAAATTATTTGTGATAGCGTATACGGCCCATTTTAACAACACTGGCGTATTATATGCTGCGTCTATATCATGTAAAATAGTCTTTTTATTTTCTCCAGCATAAGCATCCACAACAGAGTTGTTTTCTAAACGAGCTTGTAAAGCAGTACATCTACCAGCACCGTCTTGAGAATCGATAGTACTTTCCACTCCCTTTGGAGTAGCAACAGCAGCTTTTCTATCTTTAACTATAGCTATATGTATTTTTTCTGTTACTCCATTTGCTTTACCTTCTTCATTTAAAATTCCTTGTGCAAAAGAGTGTATAGTAGAACCATTAATTACAGAACGCTTAATCTGATTTACATATCGACTTGCTTCTGAGAACTCTAAATAATTATCAGCATCTTTCGTTTTATTTTTATTTGGATGTGCCCACAATTCTCCTAAAGTTAAGGTATTATACTCACCATTTAAAATTAAATTTAAATAGAAATAAGTATTAGCTATACTATGTAGCTCCCCATCTTTATTTATAAAAGAAAACTCTTTAGTATTCGGATTATAAAAACCATTATAATCTTTACGATTAGTAGGTTTCCAATTAACCAAAAGGTCAAAATATGAACTTTTATCGTCTCTATTAGACTTACGTTTTAAAGAGTCATCAAATCCATTTAGAATGGTAGAAGCTAAATTTCTCTTTTCTTTTGCTTTTAAGAAATTAATTCTTGTCTCCCAGTTCTCTTTAGAAGAAGACGCATTTAAGAAATTATAAAAGGTTTCGTTAATACTAACTTTCTTAGTTAAATTGTTTGTAGAAGCGTGTACTTCTTCTTTAAAATTTACATCAGCATCTAAGAAAGCTTTACGCAAATCATCTACAGATCTAAAGTTTTCTGAAATATATTTATTAATCTCAGAAAGAACTTTTAAAGCATTTTTAGCGTTAGTATCACCATCACTGGTTAAAGCCAAAGGTTTAAATATAGAAGGAAAAACTTCTGCATAATCATGTATAAGATTTCTAGCAACAAGTACATGTCTATCCCTCTTTAAGATTCTAGCTACTTCTTGCAACTTTTCCCAATTATCATTTAAAGATTCTGTTATAATATCTTTAAGTGTTTTTCCAGTGCCAAATATAGAACTGAATACTGCATTCTTAATGGTTTTATTTAATCTCCACCCCGGCAAGAAATGTCTTGCTTTATCAGAGAAAACTGCATTTTGTAAATAAATACCATTATCTATATCAGAACCTCCAAGCAAATAAGGAAAAAAGAAATCATCAAGAATCTGCATTTTATTAAGTTCTTGCTGATTTAAAACAACTGCGGATTTAATTTTTCCATTTACTTCAACTTCATTTCTAATCTGAGGAAGAAGGAGTAAATCTTCATCGGAAAATAAAACATTATTTATTTGTGAAGTAATAGGATTATTTTTAGCATCATATAAACAGCTCTGCCAGTTATATTCAAGACTAGTTAATTGGAATAAAGGTAATTTACTACCAGAAAGACTAGAAACAACACTTTTAACAGAATCACCATAAATAATACCAAGCCTCTCTCCTATTTTCAAAAATGTATTATTAAAAGACTTAATATTAATAGTACCATCCATATTATATATATTAGACGGTAAAAGCCCATATTTTCCCTTGGTTCTTTGTAATGCTAATTTACTGCCTATAATTACAAACGGAAGAAAGTCATTTTCCCATTTATAATTAGTCTCTCCCATACAAGTAGCATAATCTTCCGGTAAAGTATAAGAAAAAGCATCCTGTAAAAAATCCTTTAAAATATCAGTATTTTCAGTAGTGTTACCCACTTCTATTTTATTTCCTATTTTATAATCTACAGAAAATGTTCTACCAGTTTCAGTAGTAAGAGACAACTGTTCTACGTCTCCATTTCTTGTAATTATAGGATTGTATTTAGAAATAATATTGTCAGCTACGTTAGTACTATGAATGGTATTAAATCCTCCGTTTACTATATTTTGAATAGCAAACTTTTGAGTAAGAATCATTTTAGACTCTAAGGACTTTGCTCCAAACATACCTGTTTCATCAGTTTGATAAACTCTATAACTGGTAGGTTCTGTTTTATAAAACATTCTGCTGAACATGTTTTTCACATAAGCAGGAGTTCTATCTCCAAATAAGAAATAATTTATACCTCTAAGTTTATTATGTATATAAGTCTGTCTAAACCTACTAAAGTCTGAAGTAGATTTGCTATTTACAGTATTAATAGAAACAAAAGCATCTATTAAATTAGACAGATTATAGGGATTATTCGGGTCTAAGAATGCACTCTCTCCTTTATGAAAACTCTCTCTGAATTTATAGGTATCTTCTCCAAATTGAGTAGTATAGAGTAATGCTTGTTTTAAAGTTTCCATTGCTCCATTATATCCAGCAGTTCCTATATAAGAAGGTAAAATACGTCCTTTAGCATCTATTTCTGGAACTAAAGAAAGAATAGTACCAGCTAGATTACTTACTTGTTTCATTATATCCGCACTTTCATCTTTTCCGGAGTAACCAGAATAATGTTCTACCTTAGGCACTAAAGAGTATTTCGTAACACCCTCTATACCAGCTTTTAAATAACTAGGATCTATTTTAATATAAGGACTATTATTTTGAAGTAGTGAATCAAAGTTCTTTAAAATCACATAAGCATTATATACATCTCCTTCAGAAGTAGGATTGTCATGCAAATATTCACCGTATGCTGTAAGAACAGTATTAATAGCATTTGTCACTTCCTCATCTGAAGAATCTATATTTAAATTAGCAGGTTCGATTTTTAATGCTGCTGTAATTAAATTAAGAAGATCATTCTTAAAATTTAATATGTTTTCTTGTGCTATAGTGATATTTGTACCCTCTACAAATGCATTTCCATCTATAAAATCATACTCCCCATTATTTAAATTAATAGACAAAATTGTATTTGCTAAAATTCTTTCTTTAAAGAAACTCTTTAGTTGATTATACTTTGCAGTATCAGCAAAATAAGAGCCTACATCATTTTCATCTATATCTAATTGAATACTTGTTACGGGAGTTTTAGAAGAAGGGGGAGGTGTAACAGTCTCCCCCTTAATCCAATTCTTAACAGTATTCAGAGCAACTTCGGGATCAGTGAACGCTTTTGCGAACTCTTCTCCCAATCTTTCTGGATCGTTTTTATATGCTTCATATAAAGCATAAGCACGAATAAAAAGTTTGTCAGAATATTTACACTGCATAATTTTTATTTAAATTTAACAACTCATAATTTCTTCAAATTTAGCAATTTTTTCTGCGATTTCAAAATCAGAAGCAATAGTAGAAAGTACTTTAGAACGCATTCCCTTTAAGTCCTTAGGCTGTATATTAAAGAGTCTATAAGCAATATATTCTTCCCCAGTATAATACATAGCAGAATTAACTATATCGCCCTCACCCTTTTTAAATACATAATTCTTATATCCATTTTCTGTATAATAAAAGGCATTTCTACTACCTATAAATAAATTGGAAACCCTCCGCTCAAATGGATTCATACTATCTATAAAATAAGTTTCTTCTTCATAAAGTATATCCATACCATAAGTCTCTTTAAACCAGGACTTTATATTATTCTCATCAGTAAATGTTATTTTAAATTCTCCATTCTCTTCTACTATTTGAGCATATAACCAAGTATTACTCTTCTTCTTTAATTGTATATTAGCATCTTCGATAGAAGAAGCCGTTATATTAAGATTATTATCATTTATAAACTTCTGAAGAGGACTAATAGTAGGAGCTGGACTAACCTTTGGTGCAAGAGCAGGGCTTGGTTCTGGTGCAGGTGTAGGAGCAGGTTTAGCTGCTGGCTTACTTGGATTTCCAGTCTTTATATTAACTGCATAAGTACGCATACTCTGTATTTCTGCATTAACATAATAAATCTTATTTCCTGGGTCTAAAATAGTATAATAAGAATTAGGTGCAGCACTGTCTTTAATACCTTTATCGTCCAAGAAAATACCGTATTTTGCCACATTGTTAGTGATAGCTTTAGAGATATTCTCTTTTTCATTAGGTGCTATATTTTCGGAAATAAAAGCAAGCGTTCAATTAGAAGAGTAATTGTGATCATAATGAATTACATTTCCATTTTTTGTATAATCATGCATACCACGTAAAGTGATGGCTGGAATATTATTTTCATTATAATCTTTAAAAGCAGCTTTAAATAAGAGTTCAAAGTTTATAACTTCTCCTGCTTTAGGGCCAACTTTACCTAAAGAACGTAATTTACCGCTGTCTAAAGTAACCCAATGTAGTTCTCCATTAATATTTCCTATACTTACTTTATTCTTTCCAAGAGTAATATCTAACCAATGAACGTCTTTATGTCCATTCTGATTTAAAGGATTTAAGAAGCCAGATAACGCAAAAGCTGTATTTTTACTATATAAAGCACAAATACCAACTATAGCATCTGTTTTATTTTTAGAAATCAGTTGTCGTATTTTACCCTTTTCTCCATCGCTCCTAAGTAAAGTAGCATTTGCTATAGCTTCGATAGGTGCGGTATCTCCAGATTCTCCATTAGTACTAATTAAAACCTCTTTATTTGAAGAATAACCTGCTAGTTTTCTATACTGATTAATAGCTTCTAATAAAGTATCGAAATCTACTAAACTTTGAATACCGACTAAAGTATACTCTTGATAATCAGTAACAGACTTTCCATCAGCATCAGTTTTAAATACTCCATGCTCTGTATCTGAATCCAAAATCTTTTCTTTAATGGCAAGTTCACAAGTAATAGGACACATTACTTTACCATTATTTTCTCGAACATATTTAGCGGTACGTTCATCCAAATTACTTAAAGAATCTTCAGAATGTACAGTAATAACTCCAGATTTTTCTCCAGCATAAAAACCATTTTCTTTTAAGAAATCATTTAAAGGAATATGAGTAGTAGCTTCTTTAGTTATACTATCAGGTTTTACCAAGTCTATAGTACCTTTATATTCCCCAAAGTAAGAATTCCCTTGTATAAGTAATACCGGAATATCGAAATAATTTCCATTTGCACTATAAAAACGATAACTAATTAAACTTAAATCTTTTTCATATGGACTTATCCAAGTTGTTGTATAACCTCCATTTAAGAAGGTTTTTAAAGCCATATCTATATAAAGGTTTTTAGTAGTTACTACAGATGGATCATATAAACCAGTTCTTACATAAGAACCGATTCTTTCCACAAAATTATTTCAAACCAACGGGTCTTTAAAACCATCCGCTAATTCTGGGACAGTTCTAATATCCTTATATGAATTTTCTTGTCCATCCCATTTAAGTCCAAATGCATTAATCCGTGGATAATAAAAAGCTCTGCCAATAAAGTCTCCTTTTTTAGCCTTTCTTAATTGTCCATTAAAACTTACATCTAAGTCCAAAGGAGTAAGTTTACCAAGTTCTTCAAAAATCTCTTTACTTCCTTTATATGGAGAAGCAAACATTTTATTTAGAACATTTAAACCAGGTTGTCCATAAACACGAGAAACTATTTTTTCTAGTTTTCTATGCACTGGATTTAATGGGTTCTTCAAATCATCTAAAGATAAAGAAGAATCTATACTCTTTTTCAACTCTCTTCCAATATAAGGAAAACTATTATCAAGAAGAGCATAAAACTCGCTCGAAGTAGTTATCCCCTCTGAAGAATTAAAGTAAGCTTCAAAACCAGAAAGCTTCTTTCTCTTTGGTTTTGCAGGAGGAACTTGCGGAGGAGGCGTTATTTCTCCTGTTTCTGGAGGAGGTGTAGTTCCTTCTATTTCCGCTTTCAAACTATCCAAATACCCTTGGTCATCAATAGGAGAAGACTCTGGTGCAGAATTAACTGAAACTGGAGTTGCTGCTCCATACATTTGGTTTATATACTCTTCAAAATCTTTCTGTTGTGCTTCAGCATCAGAAGTAGGTGTTCCTTCATCAGTACCACTTTCAGTAGTAACAGATGTATTTGGAGCAGCAGTCTGAACTGTAGGAACATTTGTTGGGGTTGTAGGAGTATTTGTAGTAGTATTTGTAGTAGGAGTGGTAGCATTTGTAGCAGCAGTAACATTTGCAGTAGGAGTAGGCGTTGTAGAAGCAGGTGTAACAGAAGAAGGGATATTACTGTCCTCAAAAAGTTTTGGGAATTCTTGTCCCATATAAGGCTGTAAAACATCTTCCATCCACTTCATAAAGGAATCTCTTTCTGTATCTGAAATTATAGACACTTGTGCTTTAGTTTCATCTGGAACAAAATTAAAGAGACTATCTCCTTCTATTTTAATTACAGATCCTTTTCTAGAACGCTGAGTAATAGTATACAAGTCTTGTGTAAATAAATATGAATCTATCTTCCCATTTCTAGAATCAACCTCTTTAAAGTCTACATCAGAAATAACATAATCATATTCTCCACCAGCACGCTTTTCGTAAGGAATAGTAAATACTTTTCCTGGTACTTCAAACTGCTTGTATTTATTTGTTCCTGTATAAATAATACCTACCGTACCCAACTTAGAAAGATTATTTATATAAGTCTCTAAGTCTTTAGAAGAAGATACTTTCATATCTCCAAATACTTCTCCAGTGTTTTTATCCTCCCAATAATATAAGTCTCGTGATTTTAAATTACTATTAAGAAGATTACTTCTTTCTGATAATGGCATTTCTGGATGCTCTGTTGCTATATTAATTACGGCATCTAAAGCATTAGCCATTAAATTAGTATTTTCCTTCTTAGCGAGGGTCTGAGCACGCATAGAAGTGGTTAAAGTAGGAGTTTTTACAAAATAAGTATCCTCTAAACCAGAAGTTCTAAACTCTGTTTTACCTTCATTTTTAGCTCTAAAAGTAGTACTCGGTTGTTTTAAATCCCCCATACCAATGATAAAAATACCATGTCGTTGGGCATCAGCACTTAAACGAGTTAATTCAGCTTCAGAAAGAGTTTCTATTTCATCTACTACCAATAATTTAATAGGAGCATTTACATCAAAAGCAGTGCCCTTAAAAGAAAGAGCATTATTAGAAAGTAAATGGCCATTTTTTATCACATAAGAATCTGGAGAAATACTTTCACCATAAACTAATTTAAGATAATCATCAATATTATAAGCACGAGAATTTGGAGAAGCACCATCTCTAACGTTATCTGCTTGCTCTTGTTCCCTTGCTACAAAAATTACTTCTGGTTTTCCTCCAGTATTTGTAACAGTATCTAAAATAGTTTTAATTACGCCAATAGTTTTACCAGAACCAGCACTTCCTAAAACAGTAGCTAAGTTGTATAAAGGTAGTTTATCATTAACATAAACCTTAAATACATCATTAATTTTTGGGTCTATAACTGCTGACTTCTTTATTTCAGACAAGATACCATTAAATACAGTAGGACTTTTAATTTGTGCTAAAATTTGTCTAGTAGCATACTCCTGTCCATATATAGGAATGATACCTTTTCCATCTTTCTTATAGGTATCAATAGTTCCAGCATAGGCTCTATAAAACTCTGTAGGAGAAATAGAAGTAATAGTAGCTAAATGATAAATTAAATCTAATGGACTTATTTTAGTTTCCGGATCAGCATTTAATAATGTATTTGGAGCATTATACAAGCTCTTAACATTAAAATTACTTAAAATATCTTTAACAACTTCTTCTGGAGTCTTACCTGTATATTTATCATAAATTTTCTGTTCAAAGTCAATAAAATGATTTTCCCAAGCAGCATAAGTATCTTCGGTAGGATTAAATGAATAATCCCCCCACATATCTTTATACTCTTGTGAAAGATCAGTTAAGCTCTTTGCCCATTTAGCACCCATATTAAGTGCGGTATCCTTATGTACTCTAAGAGTTTTAGCAGAATTTACAGCAGATAAGGCTCTTAAATAAGCAATCTCCCCTTCATAGTACTGAGCTTGTTGGAGTATATGTTTTGCTGCGCGTTCAGATAAAATAGGTAATTTAGAAAGAGTATCTCCATCTATATGCTTAAAGTTATTAATTATATCATTAGTACCATCAGCGGCACCAGTAACAACAGCACGTATAACTTTAAATACAGGATCGAGTTTTTCTGAACTCAAACTGTCTTTAATAATAGGATTCTGCATTATATAATCTTGCAGTGTTTCAGAGGAGATTACATTCTTTCTTTCTTTTTCTAGAGCATCAAATAAAGAAAGAGTTTCTGCATCAGTCCCTATATTCTTTGCAAGTTCTATAAAGGCAGAGTAATTAATTTCATTCTTTAACTCGGAAAACTCCTGAACTATATCAACTATATTTTTACCTCCAATTACAGGTAACAAGGTATTTAAAAACTCATTTAAATAAGATTCATTTCCAGAGTCTAAAAGTTTACTCTTATTTTTAATAATGTCTTGTAATTCAGTGTAGTACTTCATTACATTTACATCATTTCCTAAAGAGTCTACTAAAGCATCAACAGTCTTTTTAATAGAGGCTTCGGCTGAATTTCCTTGTATAAACCATTCTGGATCGTAAGGATCAATAGCAGTAGCTAAAGCAACTTTCGGTATAACATTCCCATCATCATCGTAGTATTTTTCTACAAGATTAAAATAAGCTTGCATCCAAGTATTTGCTCCACCACTTGCTTTATATGCCTTTTTAATACCATCATAGAAAGCATTTAATTCTCCATCATCAAATCTATACTTAGACTTATCTGCTTGATACTGAGTTAATAAACTATTTAATAAAGCATTTGTAATTTTACTCTTAGAAGGAACTTTATCATCAAATAAAAGAAGTTTATTTTTCTCGTTAGAACCCTCTATAAATAAATCTAAATCTTCAGCAAGAGAAGCTTCAGATATGGCTAATTCTGGATTATTAATAACTGTTAAAAGCTTTTTACTTAATTCCGTTAAAGAAGATTGTAAAGAAAGTTTTTCTTGCTCTTCTTCTGGAGTTAAATTTTGTTTGTCTTCTAATTGTTTATAACGTTGTAATTGCTGTTCTTGTTCTGCTTGTATATTAGCCAAGTCAGAAAGTCCAAGTAAAGTAGGAACATTATTCTGATCAAAAGTCTCGTCTAATTGTTTACCTTGGGCTTCTATAGGAGCAACAAATTTAGAAGATAAATCTAAATATAAATCGTATGCTTTATAAACATTATTTCTACCTTCAGTATCCAAATAGTTTTTATGCTCTTCTTTAATTTTATTTTGCTGCTCGTCTGTGAAAGAATTTAAACCTCGCCCATATCTGGTTTTAACATATGTGTCTAATGAGAGATCTACAAAGTTCTTATTTAAATTACTATCAGCTGCGAAAAGAGCTTGTCCACTGTAATAACGATTTTTTGCACCATTAAAGAAAGCTTCTTTCTCTTTTCTTAACTTCTTTAATTTTTCTTGTAATTGCTTTACTTGTGAGTCTTCTTCTATTCCTTCTGCAACAGTTTTTCTTTCATCTTGTGTTTCAGCAGGTTTCTCTGATAATTCTTGAACTCGTGCTTGTAAAGCAATTTTTGTTTTAACAAGGTCTGTTAAATTATCATATAGAGCATTTTGGAAATTATTATAGTCTTTTAATGCAACTAAAGTACTAGTGCCTATCAGCTTAGGATTTTTTAAGATTTCATTAGTATCATAACCTAAAACACGAAGCTGATCCATACCCTCTTTAGACATATAACGCAAGTCTATTTCTTGATTAATAGCTTGCTCATAAGTGTCTAAAGTATTTTTTAAAGTTTTATATACAGCATCGTTCTGATTTATTCCAGTAGTTTTTGGTATAAACCTCTCTTGGCCATCTAAAGTTTTAGTAACTTCTCCATCTATGGACAAATCTTCACTTCCCAGCAACCCTTTCTCGTGCCATCTGTCTAAATAATAATCGATTTCACTTCTTTTACCTGTAGCTATATAATATATAAGTTTTTCTATATCAGGTAATTCTGTAGGACTCTGACCAGTTAATTTATTATTAAGCCATTTTTCATAGCGATGTTGCCCAGCGAAAATCATTCCACTCAAGAAACCTCCACCAAAAGACGCTATATATCTTTGTATTATATCAGAAACACTAAAACCAAAATCTATCGGTTCATCATCTTTAGTAGTTTTAATTCCTAATGCATCTAAAGCAGTTGTAGTAGCCTTTACAAGGTCTGTAGTAACTTCTTCCATGGTTTCCTCAGCACCTTCAGAAAAACCTCTATTAATTAAACCAGGAACACCTTTTTTAGAAAGACCTTTAAGCATTGTATCCTGGTAAAAATTAGAAACTTTATTTAAGAAAGTAGCTGCTTTCTGTGGCGTTTCTAATCTAGCAGCATTTGCTAAAGCATCCGCAGTTTCTCTAGAGACTCCTCTTACAGCAGAACGAATTTCACTTTCATCCATAAAAGTATCTTTAAAGAGATTGTCTCTAAAGTAATCGATATTCATTAATTTATAAAGAGCCAGTGTACTAGCAAGCATTCCCAAAGAAGCAGTAGTATCATTAGCACCGGCTTCCTTAAATGCTCCATAAGTTTCTTGTGCAGAGGTAGCAGCCATATAAGCAAGAGAGAGATTCTTACTTACATCAGAAACGGATTTTAAATCTTTAACGCCATTAGCTTTTGCAATTAAAGTAGGAAGAGTGGAAACCGCACGCTGTTCAAATAACTGTTTAGAAATATCAGCTACCAAGTTTCCTATGTTTTCAAAAGATACAAAGTGATCTCTTCCATAGTCAGAAGCAGTAGTATCATATGCAGCAGCTCTATTCTCCCAATTAGTAAGAAATTCTCCTATAGAATTATCGTTTGTACCCGATATAAGACCATTAACAGTTTTACCAAAAACAGGCATTACTCGAGCAATTGCATTAGCCGCACTTACATAACCATAAACTTCTCCAACATAAGGTATAAATAAAGGAGCTACTTTAGCTACTAATTCTAAGGCTACTTTACCAGCTCCTTTCTTTACATCATCACTATCGAAAATATCTACTTTGTTTCATTTAGAGCCATCTACAGTAAGTATATCACTTCTACGAAGTAGATCCTTGCCATACATTTCTCTACCAGAAAGAGTTTCATAATAAGGTTTTCCTTCTGCATTAAATTTTAAATCTCCCGCTTTATGTGGAATTGTAATGCCATTTTCTTCATGTGTACCATCTTCATCCCACTGTGCTAAAGCCATAGAAGGTAAAGAGAACCAACTAAACAACCCTGCTTTATCATTTGGCGTATAATCAAGTTCTTCTCCCGTTTCATAATCAACTACTTTCTGAGTTTGTGCAATCTCACGCACACTCAATTTATTCTTTTTTCCAGAAAGTTCCGTTATATAAGAAATACCTTGTGAGTAATCAAAAGGTTTTTGGTCTACAATCATTATAGGACTTGTATCCCTTTTAATTGCATCTGCTGGAGCATACCAAGCATCTGGACCAAAAGAAAGATTTCTTGTTATATTATCAAATAAAGAGTCTTCTGCCATAGTAGCATACTGTATCTGAGCATCTTTATAAACAGAGTCAAATTTCTTTTGGTCAAATTCTCCTGTAGGAGTTTTAAAAGCATCTACAACTTTAGGCATAGTCATATACTCCTCCTTAGTAAGCAAGGAGGAGTTTTCGGCAGTGATTCCAGCATCTTTAAAGTCAACTAAAGAAAGTTCTGGATTCTTTGTTATTATGGCTAAAAAATCATTCTTTTTTGTTTCATTCATACTACCAATTTGTATTTGTAGGATCACTTAATTTTTCTTGTGCATACATAGCCTGTTGTCTGGCCACGTCTCTACCAGTAATATTAGTGTAATCAGTTTTAAATCTATACTCTGGATTATAAAGAGATGCTCCTATAACAGCATCAGAAATAGGTATATATACATTTGCTTTATAAAGATTCCTTTTAATAGCTCCACGTTTAAGCCCTAAGAAACCAGTTCCTATATCAGAGGTATTACGTTTATCAGCATTCTTGGCGTGATTAACACTTCCATATTGTCCCATTTCTATATAGGCATCTAAAGAAGGCATATCGTCTTGTAGTAATTCATCAGCAGAAGCCATATAATCAGAAGGAGTAAAATCAATAGCTTTAGAAGAAGCTACTCCCCCAAAAGTTAAGAAGGCTCTAGAACGGCTTTCTGGATATTTTACTAAACCAGTGCTTTCATCATATATAGCTCCAGGACACACTTCTTGTAAATAACGATTTATAACAGAAGCATCTTCCCCTTTTTCTTTGCCGTTTTTAACTACGTTTTCTACCTTTTTAATTACTTCAAAATCTGGTATTACGTCTCTACCATTTTCTGCTGTTTTAGCAGGAAGTACAACTCTATACATATTAGAGCCATCATACATAATACCATCTAACTGGTTTCTATTAATTACTTGGTCTCCAAAAACAACAGTGTCTGTGCCTACTTGTCTTATACCGTGAGCTTGCTCTAAGAGTTGTGCAACACTTACATTACTCATTGCTTGCCCTAAATTACCACTTCTATCATAAGCAACGGGACCCATATTTTGTCCATAAACAGATAAAGCAGTAGTAGACCCTCCTGTATATATAGGTATTCTTTGTGGTGCCGGTGCTCCTTCTCCAGTAGCATACATTTCTGGAACAGCCCCTTGTATTAATCCAGAGGCTCCACCTTCACTTCCGGAACCAGAAGTTCCACTTGCTTGTTTTTCATAAGAAGGCGTAATGGAACGCCCAGTACCATTAATAATAGTTTGTAAAAGAAATGCATGTGGATCAAATTTATTTACAGCAGCCTGTGCATATAAATAACGTTTGTCCTTCTGAGGAAGAGCTGAAATTATATAATTTAAAGCAGTTTTAAGGTCCTTGTCTGCTTCTGTACCTTTTTCAGTAATTTTATAAATACCATCCGGTCCTGTAGCAATTAAAGTAGAAGCATTATTTCCAGCCAAAGAAGAGTTTACTATTTCTTGCATTCCAGATAAAATATTCTTTCCTTGTTTTACAGCATATCCAGTAACCTCGGTTTCTTTATAATTTTTAATAATAGTATTTACATCACTTAAAACTGTGTCCATGCCGATAGCTCCAGAGACATCATCTAAAACACCATTATTAAAAGCTAAAGAAGAACTCTGTCTACGATAGTTTAATAAATCACCAAAAGTTAAAGGCATATATTTATTTGCATTCTTAGCATATTCTGTAGGAGAAATAGTAGTTAAACTCCCGTTTGCATCTACAGCATATAAGTTTCCAGCATTAGTAGTAGCAACTTCTCCCCAAGCATTATTTGTAGTCAGTGTTGCACGAGCTTTTTCATAATCTGCATAATTATTTGTAGCAGAAGTTGCCATTTGTGCAATACTTAAAAAATCTCTAGCGGTCAAATGATCTCCATTAGGATCACCAGCTAAATCTAAAGTCATTTGTATTTTATTCATTAACTGGCTCATGTCAGAGTCCAAACCTTTGGTTTTTAATAAATCAAATAAACTTTTTGTAAACTCAGAGGTTTTAGAAGAAGAGGCAGTATTTTGTTGTACTGCCTCTCCACTATTAGAACTCGTAGGAAGATATACTATACCTCCCGTCTGAAATGTTTTTATTTTCATTTATTTCATTAATTTTAAAAGCAACTGAGTCAAGTTTTTATTCATATCCTTAACTGCCTCTTTTGCGGCTTTATCACCTTGTATTACGAGTTTTTCTCGCTCTGTTAATTTAGTTCCTTGTTTAGCATAAATGTTTTTAATGAGTAAATCATTATATGCCTTATGCTGCTTCTGGATCATGTCTCTCCATTCTTTTCCTTCTTGTATTTCAAGATATTGTTTATAAGCAGAAGGAGTTCTAGTTAACCAGTCTTCAAATCTTAAAGTACTTCCCGAAGCATCATACTGCTCATATAATGAAGAGAGTGCGTTTTTCTTAGCCAAAGATTGTTCTTTCTGTAATTCAGAAATCTGATTATCAAGATTATAACTCTTAACAGTATCATGCTTAGTTCTAAGATCCTGTCTTACTTGTTGTGAGTAAGTATTCCATATATTAGACCACTTCTCATTAAGTTCATTTGCTTTTAATTGTTCATCTAAAGCATTTACATTAGTAATATAAGCACTCTGTTCATTAGCTACATTAGCATTAATTTGAGAGATTTGATTTAAGGCATTTAATCTAGCATCATTATAACGAGAAGTATAGTCAGAAAGTTCAGTTCCTTTTTGTGCTTCTAAATTAGACATTTGTTCAGAAAGAGCTAACTTTCCAGCTAAATTAAGCATAGAGTCGTTATAAGTAAGTTTAGTATTAAGTAGCGGGTTTTTAGCAGCATTATACTTCTGTTCTATACTAGAAGAGTTAAAAGTAGGTAACTGAACCTGGGGAGCTATAAATTGTCTCTTTTTACGTTCTGCGTTTGCATCATGCAAATAATCATAAGATCTAGAGATGTCTCTATTTTGTAACAAGGCAGAACTTAAATCGAGTATAGGAGAAAGATTTGTTCTAATAGCCTCTCCAAGTAATCCACCTATTTGATACTTAGGAAGTTGGCCACCTTCTTTAAATCTCCAATCGTATTTAACTTTCATTTCATTTACACGTTTATTAAAGTAAGCATCTTTTTCTGCGGTAGATTTATTTTTATACTTAGCATTAGAAAAGTTATTTCTAAGTTCAGTTACCAAAGCTCTTGCGGATTTGGGGTCTTCATTAACTAACTGCCTGAAAGTAGGATCGTTTCCAAGTTCTTCTAATTCTTGTAAAGTATTTTTCTTTAAAGCAGATTTAATCTTAGCCTCAACTTTTGCTAACTGTTGTTTATTAGGACGTTCTTTTGCTTCAGCTCGCATTTCAGCACGAATCTTACTTAGCTCACCAATATTAAACCTTCGACTACCACTTGTTATTTGTATAGGCTGACCGCTCTTTGGAAATTCAAATTTAGTAGATCTTCTTAAAGGATATAAAGCTCTATCTACTTGTCCCAACTGATTTCAAATAACAGGAGAATTAAGAGTACGAACTGCTTTATTTGCAGCCTCTAAATTTTCATTACCTAAAATAACATCTCCCGTAGGAATATTTCTTACGGGCGCATTTGTACCTCTTGTTAATAAAAGAGTAGGAGTGTATCCTTGTTGTATAGTAGGACCAGAAGCTATATTTGTTCCAATATCTGGAGTAACATGCGCAGGTAATCTATAAATAACAGTAGCTGGTCTACTTAAATCTGGAGCCACGCCAATAGCAGGAGTTGCATAAGGAGCGCTTCCTCTACTCTGACGTATATTAGCCCTATGACCAAACTGCCAAGGCATTACAAATTGTTCTGTATTTTCGGTTGTTCTAAATCCTAAAGCACCAGGGTTCTGAGCCCCAAGTCTACGTAAAGCACCTTCCCAAGTATAGTCTTTAGTTCTCTTAGGAGTGCCATTTACAGGAACTCCGTTTTCAAATAAAGCGTTATCATAATCTTCTTTTGTAAGACTCTTTACTACATTTGCCTGCTTATCATTTGGTCTATAATTACCTAGAGCACGATTTCTTAAATTAGAATGGAAGAAATAATGTGCAGTAGAATTACCCTCTTGTGGGGTAGGTTCTTCAAATTCAACTTTGGATTTCTTAAAGATTTTAGCAAATAAATTTTGTTTCTTGGCACTAATATTAAAGTCAGCTAAAGCTTTTGCAGCTTGGTCTTCAGTCATAGTAATACCAGCTTCATTTGCTTTACTTATAAGTTTGTTAATAACAAGGGCTCGATTTCCCTTAGCTTCTGTTACTATATTTGCTATATCCTCATTTTTAAGAGTTAAATTTTGGTCTCCAATACGAGTATTAAATTCTCCCCTTAAATTTGCATTTGCAGCCTCAGCAGCTTTTCCAGATGCTTTCGCTGCCAATCTTGCATCACCAAGTTGTTTACTCCACTGTTTACCTGCCACAATTCCTCCAGAAAGACCATTTGCAAGATTTATCAAATCCTCTGAAGTATATTTCTCACCATTAATGATTTTAGAAGCAGTATTAATTAAAGCTGAACTAAGTCCGATAGTTCCCATATACTTTAATATAGGAGTACCAATACCTTTAACTACTCGAACAAATTTAGATGCTTTAATAGCATTATCTAAACCAGGAACTAAAGAAGCAGGTAAAGCAGCAATATCAAAAGCTGTATTAATAGCTAAGTCTTTTACAGCTTCCCATGTAGATTTTTCACCTTGTTTTAGATCTCCCATAAAGCGTAATCCAGTACCAGTTAAACCAGCTCCTGCACCAATAGCACCGCCTACAGGTCCGGCAAAGGAACTGACAACACCACCTAAATCAGCAATAGCTCCCATTATTTGAAGTCGTTCTGCTTGAGTTAATCCTCCATTCGAACCATCCAAATTATGTGCTTTTGTAACATCGTGCTTTCTAGGAGTTTTAGGTTCTTCATATTTACCTAGTGTAGTACCGTTTATATGACTAGAAGACGTGAGAGCCCCTCCTATTTGATATTTTCCTACATCATTAGAAGAATGGGTTTTTTTATATGCACCATAATTAAAAGCTGCCACAGGAAGAGTAAACAAAGGATGTAAAGAAGCAAGTGGACTTAAACGTCTAGCAACGGTATAAATATCTGTAGGAGTTTTAATAAGGTTCTTTATTTGTTTATTATCAAAGTCTGTTCCTTGTTCCAAAAGTGCGTATACAGACTCTAAGTTTTCTTTAGGAATTTCCCACACTTTATTATTAGCTTGTAAATACCAAGTACCATTTTTATCTCTTACTATAGTATTTTCTTGCGTACCACCTGCTGTTTTAAAACGAGCGTGTTCAGCAAAACCATTGTTCCAAGCATTTAAAGGAAGAGCTGTTTGTATATATTTATTATAAGGATCTACCTCCAGTTCATAATCTTTTGCCAGAGTGTTCAGATCGGAATACGGATCAGAATACTCCCCATTACCAAGATACACCAAATATTGAGGAGTCATAACTCCAGCTTGGTTTTCATTATTTGGAGAAACATAAGAAATAATATTATAACCTTTTGCATCTTTAAACCAAGGAGTAAGATCTTTTACACCACCACCAAGAATCTTTGCATTGGTAAAATAGTCATAATACATAGGACTATACACATCAGAGTTGTAATTTTGATAGCCTCCGTAATAAGTAGAAGTATCTTCTATACCATTATGCTCTTGTGCCCAAAGACGGTCATCTAAAAATCTAACCCCGGAAGCATTTGCAGCGTCATACCAAGAATTCCAGTCTTTAGCAGTTCTTCCTGCCGTAATAAATTTAGCTACATAAGGATCAAAACTTCTGTCTTTTAAAACTTCATCTAAGCTATATACAGTACCATTAATAGCAAAACCGTTTTCATAATCGGTATTTGCAAAATTATCAAATCCTCCTAAATACCAAACAGAGTCTTTATAAGCGTCCCCGTTAAGGTAATATCGTCCGTCAGCACCTCTAACAACACCTTCCGTTTCTGAATCGTCATTATCTTGTTCTGCCTCTGGAGTTTCTCCGTCCTTATCAGCAGTTTCTTCCGCTGCTGAACTACTGCTCGCTTCTTCAATAGGAGTTTCTACTACTGGAGGTACAGGTTTTTCAAAACCCATAAGTTTAAGAAGATTTATATCTCCTTCACTTAAATTGCCAGAATGTAACCTATTAATAAAATCGGTAGAATAACCCTCTACCCCTCCTTTATATGCTAAGAGTTCGTTTCCTAAATTTCTAAGCTGAGTTCTATCAGCAGTATTCCAATTAGAGTATTTATATATATCGTCTACATTATTTGTATCTACAGCATAATTAAGCAAAGATTTAATTAAATCCTCTCTATCTTTGTTAAGTATAGAATTAACATCATAAGCTTCATTATTTGTATCAAACCAACCAGAACCTCTACGTAACTCTTTACGAGTATCCATGTCTACATTAGCAAGTAAAAGACCACTCTGCTTAAAACGATGATTTTTAGTATTAAATGTAGCTCCTAAATTTCTCTTAAGTGTAGAATCATTAATAGAAGCAGTAATACCTTTTCCTACATAATTAGAAGTAATGTCTTTTCCCGTACTATCTAAAATTTGTATAGTGTTTTCTGTAGGATCGTATATAGCCTCATTTCCATCTTTAATGGCCCTAGTAGCAATACTATACATATCTTTAGGACCATTTTTATCTAATTCATAAGCAGCAGCTATCCTCTCTAAAGCCTGTTGTCCAAGTAAGTGTTTTCCATTCATAGTAAATTTACCTTCTGGAAGAGGACCTGCTGCATTTTGGTATTTCTTAACTAAAGCCATATTTCTAAAACTAAAAAAGGAGGAGCGGCTTTTAACCACCCCTCCTAAGTAATTACTTACGTACCTTTACGCCACAAGACGCTTTCTTAACTTTCTTAAGTTTCCCACCGCAACGCATAAACTGTTGCTCTGATGGTGCTTCTCCAACTGGAGCTTGTGACTGAGCCATATCAAGGATTATCTGTGCAAGAGCAACGGCTGCTTCGATACCAAGTTGCTCTATAATACTCAGTGCCATTTGTGACAACTGTTGCATTGCTTGCTCTTCAGCCGCAGCTGGTGCAACCTGAGCTTGAGGTGCAACGCCTCCCTCTTGAAGTTTCTTAACTTCGCTAAAAGATTTAATTTGCATAATTATTTAAATTTTATATATATAAAAAATGATCTTATTCACATCTATTCGCACAAATATAATAATAAAAAAATAATTTTCCAAATATCTAGCATATAAGCAAAAGGGTAATTATTTTTTGTTTTAAAAAATAAATCATTATATTTGTAGTGACGAAACCGTCATATAAAGAATGTGACCGCAAAATCTTAGATTTTAACGACATTAACCATTATTTATACGTCATGCCCCGGCTGTTATAGTCGGGGCTTTTTTATTTATAATATATATTCTTTTTCATAATTCTTTTCAGATTTTAATAATCCGGTCTTCATCAGTTCCCGATTACAAAAAGAAACTGTAGACTCTGGTATACCAAGTTCTTTTGATAATGTTTGGTTTGAAATACTAACTTTTGTAATATTTTTATACTTAATCTTAAAAGAAAATAAAAATGCACGTGACGTGTTTGAAATAGTTAAAGAAAATATATTTGCAATAAAAGGCTTATCTAAGTACGTTTTAAGTACACTTACTCTAGAGGTTTTTTCAGACGTGTCTAGATTTATAAATTTATTTTCTATTAACTCAGTAAGAGATTTTCGTATCGTATCTATACTATAACCTGTTTTAGAGCGTAATTCACGTAATGATATTTTGTTTTTGCTAACGTAAATAATTGCAGCATAGATAACTCTAGCTGGTTGCCCTATATTAAAAAATGAGACATCTTTACAATTATAACTATTATTATATTCTTCAAATATTTTAATTATCTCTTTATTATAAACAAACCATTCATCTCGAAATCTATATTTAGAACACAAATTATGTAAAGTACTTTCATCAGTAAAGTCCCCGTCTCGTATTCCTAGTATTTCAACATCTGGGTTACATGTATCATAGTTTTTAAGTCTATTTGTAAAATTTTTAGTACAACCTATTTTTAGGTAATTTCCACTTTTAATTAAGTACACCATACTATTCAATCTTATTCCATAGGGAACTCTTTTTGCTCATTATAACGATTTCTATTAAGAGCAGCTTCTCTTTCCAAAGCAGCGATTCTACGTTTTAAATCTTGATTCTCATTTTTAATTTCCTCTATATCATCGGTATTCTTCGATACTTGCTCAGTAACTGCTTTCACCCATAACGCAGCTTGTTGCAAGCCAGTAAGGTTAAAATTTTTCTGAATTACTGGAAGACCTGTTTGGTCTTTTTTATCTGTAAAAGTTTCTTCCAAAAGACCTTTTTCTATAAGAGTAGAATTATATTTTTTAATAGATTGAACGGTTCATCCCGTTCTTCTTGCTAATTCTGCATTTGAAAAGGAACATTTTCCGACTCCAGTTTCTTTCCCATATAAAAAGGTTTGTATGTCCATGTAATATTCTTTTACATTAAGAGGTAGATCTAATTTTAGAAACTCTTCTCGAAACATTTCAAATTGTTTATCCCATTCCGTTTTAGGAAAAAAGTAATGATTTTTTCTTCCATCATTAGATTTTTGCATGACTTCGGCATCTATAAGTCTTTTAATTGCCGCCTTAATTTTCCCTTGGCTGCATTGTAACATTTTAGAAATAGTGTTAATTGCAGGAAAACACTCTCTGGTGTCTTCTTTCATATAGGTGCGTATAGCAGCATAAATAATCTTGTCTCCGTGTTCTAAAATATGGTCTAATTTCATATTATCTAAGATATGTGGAACTTCAGTGTGTTGCATAAATTGTTATTTTATTTAAGGTTTTGTTATCTCATATAATAATACAAATATAAAATAAAAAAATCTTAAATCCAATACCAAAAACTGAAATTTACCCCCATAATAAATTAACCCATTCTTGTAATAAATTGACCCATTAAAAAAATAAAATGACCACTTCTCGAAATAAATTGACCCATTCTCGAAATAAATTGACCACTAACTATATTTAATAGATTTAATATACCTAATAGACCTATGAACTATACCTAAGGAAATTAAAAAATTTTAAAAAGTAAAATAAAAAAGAGGGCCTATAAAGACCCTCTTATTATTATTTTTCCACATACTGTGGGTCTCGGTTTTCTTGTGCTTCAAGCTCTTTAAAGATATATCTTCCTAGAGCTTTGTAGTCACTATCTTCTTTTGTTTTAAAAGCTTTTTTCGCTTTTCTAATTATAACTTTAGTTGCTACTCTACTAAAGATTCTTTCTCCACCTTGTAATTTAAATTGTACTGAACCATCTGCATTTAAAAGGAGCATCTCATTTTTAGGTAAATCAAAATCGTTTTCTATAATTTCGACTTCTTCTCCTACTTTTAATTCTTCTTTATCCGATACTTCAAGCACATAAGCGACATTATAACCCTCCAAATATTCAAGGCTAAATGGTTCGCCTTTATATACATTGGTTATAACATCTTCATCATTTACAAAGGCTATTGTAAGTGGAATCTCAGTATCTTCCATCCAGAAAGCAAGTTCTTCTTGTGGATTGTCTCTAAAATCAAAAAAGAAACCTTCTCCTTTATCGAGTTTAGTAACACCTTTAGCACCAAATTCTTTTTCCTCTTCAGTTTTCATTACGAGAAGATTGAACTCTTTCCCATTAATTAAAACTTTTATTTTATCAAGTTTACTATAGTCCATTACTCAACCTCCTTTACTAAACCAGTATTATCATCACAGTTATTAAAAAGAGTGCATACAATGATTTTTCCACACTCTGTCATAGAATCTTCATCTCCTTTTTTCCAGAGATCTTCTACTTTATTTGTGAGAGATTTCTCTAGAATCATTTCATTTCTTTCGATTTCTGCACATTGTTCTACATTTCCTTTTTCATCTGTAACTACTACCGGTATTCCTTTATTTGTAAGTTCTTTAGCTAACTCCGGATTTGTCTCATCCATATTATGTTTATTTTTATGTAAAGCTCCTTCCGGAATTAAAATAGAACCTCCATTTTGGAATTTAGTTATCTCCTTTTTACATGCTTGTATTTTATGTAACTCTTCTTTAGAGAGTAATTTAACCCCATCTTTAGCATATAAGCCATATCTTTGGTTTATTTGATGCTGAAGTTCTTGAGAAGTATTACTATTCTTTCTAAGCGTGTTAGTATTATATATATTTGAAATCATTTTAGCTTGTTCGTTAGCAGTATTAATTCCAGAATTAATTTTATTTCCTCCCAAGAATCTTTGTCCTCCCATATCAGCCATAGTATTTATATAATTAACACTATTTGAGTAAGCACCAGAAAGTTTATCTACGTCATCATTTTTAGCTACTTCTCCAGTTTTAGACATAAATGCACCAGCAAGAGGCACATAAGAGAGAGTATTGTTCATCACTCTTTGAAAATCAGAAAGACCGACTGTTTCTTGTTCTGTTTCTGACATTGTACTACTATTTGTATCTGTAAAATCACCTATAGTAGAAAGAGTGTTCCAAACTGCTCCCGCAGCCATTAAATAAGGATTGCCACTTTGCATAGCAAGATTTCCTATAGCTTTTTGTCCAGAAGAAGAGGTTCTTTCTTTAGGAGTAGTAAATCCAGAAGTTAAATTATTCAGTAAATTAACTCCAGTAGAAATATTTCCTATTTGCTGAGAATAATTATTTCCAGTGCGTCCTCCTACAGTTGCTTTTGGGCGCAATCCATCAGATTTTTCAGTAACAGCTTTTCCTATAAGAGGATTATTACTTGAGTAATGATTATTCGCTAACTGAGTTAATGTATTTAAAAAATCTTGTGTCATTAGCTATAACTTATTGTTAATAAAGTTTTTAGAGCTGTAATTATAACCTGTTCAGTTCCAGTATATTTAACTCTTATCTTAACGTATTTATCTCGAACTTTTGCAGATTTTAAATCGCTCCAACGACCTTCTACATTTTTATATGTTTCTCTAAATAAAATAGGATCTATAGTAACATACCAAGCATCTTCTTTATATTGGATATTTCCCAGTCTCCTACCAAAATTATATATGTTCTTACATGGCTGATTTAATACCAAAGAATAAGTATTTAAAGTAGTATCCCATTTAATAGAACAATTCTTAAACCTCTGTGTAACTTTAGTAGTTTTCTTTTCGGTCTCAGTTGGATTATATGTAGATGCTTGGATTCGAGGAGTATAATCAATTTCTTTGGCATATTTTCATTCTTTCTCTGTTATAGAAGGATATACTGTCAAACCCTTTTCGTCTACAGTAAAATCTTCAAACATATTCGGTTCAAAGGTTTTAGAAGCAAATATGCCAGCTTTATTAAAGTTAAATACGTCTCCTATAATTTCGTATTCAATTTCATTTGGTTGCACATTATTAGAAATAATAACCAAATTATCAAATATCTTGTGCATACCTATAGGATCGTTAACTACAAATTCGAGTTCAAATGGTTCTTGTTTTTCATACCATTTAGTAGGTAAAATCTGATCATCTAAAGACTCGTTATCGTAATTTATTTCATCAAATATACCAGCTCTTCCATGCACATAAAAACCATTCTGCAAGAAAACTCTCTCCAACTCTTCTCTATTTGTTAGCTTCTGATTATTTAAAATTAACCCAACACTCTCAGTAAAAGAAGAAGTCCCACTTCCTATTTTTAAAGTGATTTTTAAATTAAATTTAAACCATAATGGGAAGTGATCGGCATCCTCAAATTCTTTCATAAATGCCTCTAAAATTGTGCTATAAGTTGCTTTAATAGTCTTACCCTCAACAGTAAATAAAGACGATTTTAGGGTAGTTTCTGTAACAATTCCAGCCTTTTTAAAAGAGGTTTCCACCGACATAATTTCAATAGTATAATCATCGATATGGTCATACCCTTTTAGATTAATTGGCATCGAAAGTGTGGAGTCCGTATTTGCTGGTATAGACCACTCATTTACGGGCGTATAGACACCTAAGGTAGTATTCCTATTATTATATATTATACTGAGCAATTTGGCCCGTTTCTGATCCAAAGAGTAGAAAATATTATTAATGTTTTCTGAGTAAAGAGGAGTTCAAGTATATCTTGTAATCCACTTATTCATTCTTTCATTAAAACATATATTCCAGCTCTCTTTATCTTTATTATAGAAAGTAAACATTATGTCTCCTTTATAATTATTATAATGAGACTTAACATTTCTAAGAGCTACTATAGGAGACTTATCCATTTCTGATAATTGTATCTTATTATTAAGATACTGTTGTATTTTCATATCTGAAATGGTTTCTAAACCAGAGCTTCCATATCTCCAAATTTTCTTTGCATAGGTATCTACACCATATATGCCATTAGGAGTTCTAACAACAGATTCTGGCCATATAGAACCGAAATCTGGAGAAATTAAAGTAATCTGATTTTGTACTACACCTGCCCCGTACATATGAATAGATTGTGAAGTAGAAGTTTGTATAAGGGCTTTTTCGTTTATTGGTATAATACCTAAACCATGTTCAAATACGCAGAAAATATTGCCATTTAAAGGTAAGAATTTAACTATAGCTCCATATTGTCTATCTATATCTTTATAATCAAGACCTTGGAAAATTCTATAAGAGTTTTTAAATTCATCTTCTTGTTGCACATCGGAGAACATAATTCTGTTATCAAATAACTCCTTAACATAAGGTACATTATCTGCAACAAAATTTCTTTTTTGTCCTAATGTAACATTATAACCTTGGTTTAATAGCCAGCTCTCTTCTATTTTAGAAGAAACAGTAGCATTCATATCAGACAGTGGATAAAAGCTTCTAGAATTACCCATAAGGGCTCTCTCATCGGTATGAGAAATATCTTCTGCACGTAAACCTAAATTATAATTAGAAAGGCATTTAAAGGTCACTCAATGGCCTAAATTAACAGAGTTTACATCTGCCCTATTTATACTTGCATAACTTCCAGTAGAGTCAGTAGCTTCTCCAGAAGTCATTTTATTGTAACCTTTATAATTATCTTTCCAGGTACTAGGACTCACTATTAACTCATTTATAGGAACATCTGAATCTATAAAGTTCCTATTAAGTCTAATTGTGACAGTATTTGTATAACAGTCTCCCCTAAAGACTTGTATAGTATTTGTATTTCCCAACTCATATCTATCTGAAATAGCATAGAAAGAAGAATTATCTTTTCCTCTAATAGAGAAGTAATCTTTTAATCTTGTTATAGAATAATTAGGAATCCTAATATCGTATATAGTATTATTTTGTAAAGTTCTATTTGCACCTAAGAATGGACAATATAATCCTCTGATTAAATTATTTGCACTAGCACTATAATCGGGCTGACTAAAGAAAGAGAACTGACTCACATCTTCTTGAGTACCACATTTAGTGGAATAACTATATCCATTTATATACTTCATAGGAGAATCGGAACCTACAAATATTAAAGAAGTGTTTGCACTCTCTTTAGTTAAAGTCCCACTCTCTTTTAAAGCATAATGTCTTTTAGATTTAGTGAGAGTACCTACTTTATTTGTTCTTGGATGCAAAATAAATTCAGAACCATCATAATTACTTTGTAAAGTAGGATTAACACAGGCATCTAAAGAAAGGAGTCCAGAACATTGTATATATGGAGTTTTTACTATTCTATCTTCATAAGTTTGTGTTAATAATCTAGAACCATTAGAAACAAAACTTTCTGAAAAATATTTTTCTCCATCGTACAACATTGGTACATAACTAGATCTATCTATACCTACAGAAAAGCCTTGCCCTAAAGTAGTAGGAATTCTTTCTTGTCTTACAAAGAAATACCCTTTTACTTTATATTCTTTTAAGAGTTCTTGTATTTCATTAGAAATGGAAAGCTCATAATAAAGAGGTTGTACTTTACTATTAGTATAATCAAATATTGTAGCGTCCGGGTTCTTAAATACTCCAAAAGTATTATCTAAGAATTTGCCTTTATTTAGAAAGTCATCGCGAGTTAAATAATTCATTTTAACTTCAGAAGCATCTATTAAAGAAAGTGCATTATTTGTATACTTGTAATACTTTAAGGTAGAGAGATCTTTATAGACTTTATCTGCTTCTAAAGTAAGCGCTTTAGTACAACCTTTATCAGAATAAAATTTATTTTCTTTATAATATCCAAAGTAATCTCCTTTAAGTTCAGTATCCTCTCTATCTGTAAAGTTATCGTCATTTATAGCAGAAAACTCACATCCTCTAAGATTAAATACAGAACTTAAAGAATCATCATTCATCACAAATACTACTCCAAGTCTATATATTTCATTTGGTCAGTAACCAAGTTTATAATAGATGTTATTTGGACTGTAATATTCAGTTTGGTAGTTATTTGCACTAGAAACACTATAATCATCTGGAGAAACTCAACCTATATTAGATTCTTGCTTAAGTGCTACTTTTATATAGTATGCTATATTTTGTAAATCCTTTATATTGTAGGTAACACCTTGCACATTTCCAAGAAATAGCATATTCTGAACTTGAGCTTGAGTCTTAGCAGCTGTTACTAAATTATATTTAATATTAAGTTCTTCTACGGAAATGTCAGTGATTTCCTCATAACCATTTAAAGTTATAGTTTCTACGTCATTCTTAATATCATATGGCTTTGTGAACATTCCTGCTTTAGTAAGCCTAATTCCATTTGTATCACTAGTTTCTCTTACAAAATAAAGATAGAACTTAGAAAAAGAGGTATCTATATTACTAATTTTTAAAGTAATTGCTTTATCTGTAAGTTCATTCAGTAAAGTTCCAGATACAGAAGTTACTTTATCTAAATACCCTTTAAAAATGGCTACTTGTCCAGACTCGCATACTATATCTGTTTTATTGTAATCATTATCTGCAAACTTTATATAAAAGGTATAATTACCGCCTTTTAATTTTCCGTAATTAGAAACATCATTTAAATCTATCCTTGGTATTTTATTTATATTTCTAAATAGTCTTGTTTGACGATCTATTTTACCTTTTTTATATAAGTTGGTTTGCTCTAATTGATTCCTATTTATGACTTTATATCTATTATCTTCTATTTTAGTAAACCTTGTATTAATGATTCTTGGTGGATTCTTATCATCATTTAAAATAAGATTCACTGTACCATCATAAGAAGGTTGACATTCTATATTAAGAGGGTTATTTAAATCTATATCCAGCTCTTTAGTTCTAAACTCCACTATTTGATTGTTTTCGTCTACTTGATTAAAAAGAGCGTGATACTCGTTTGCTAAATCCCCTTCTTGTTTATTTGCTTTTATATTAAGTTGTATATTAGCCATTTAAATAAAAGTCTTTTTCTGTAAATCCTATTCTTTGTCTTAAAATTCCAACAACGCCTTCATCAGTTAATTGTCCTCTTGCATAAACTTCTTCGGTATTACTTAAAGTGCCAGCATTTAAACGTGTAATAAGAGTGTCGTTTACATCATAATCACCTTTATAATAAAAATCTGACTGAGGAATAATTATTCCTGCTCCATATACATCAGACTGATACTTAGCAACTTCCGTAGCAACAAGCTGTTTTCTACCTTCTTTTTCTCCTGTAGTAGTAGGTGTATTATCTATGGTTTTTTGCAGTGCGGCAAATGCCGAGTCTTTTCCGGAAAAATCGAGAGTAAATTTAACCACAGCATCTTTGGTATTAAAATCAATACTATCTAAAGAAGTATAGTCTGAAGTACTATTTGCACCCACTTTTAAATTAGGAGTATTATATAAAGTATTTCTATCAGAAGGACTTAAGAGATTTTTACTGTTATATGTAAATGTAGTAAAATTAATTTTCCCATTTCCATATAAAGATGCACCGTCACTTACTTTCGTAGAAGAACCTTTAATAGTATAAAATCCACCTACAGTTTCTGAGGCATAATCACTTGTTACATGTTTAACGCTGTTTATCCAAGTAGTAAATATATTTTTGGCTACAGTTTCATCCTTTACAACAGCTCCGGTTTTTCGTATATTAATTAGGCCTATGTCATTTCCATGCTTAACTCCTACAAAATAAATACACTGAGTATCTGTACCTGCATTTTTTCATACGTAAGCTTTGTTATCTGGATCACTACTCTGAGAAGGAGTTTCTACACCAATAAAAGCATAGTTAGTGTTTCCTCCCTTATTAAAAGTACTAACAGATAAAGCGAGAAGGAACACATCGTCTGTTTTTAATGCAGAAGTTAGTGCTTGTAAAATACTAGGAGTTAGTATATTACTAGTTTTACTACTTCCTTCAAATCCAAATCCTTTCCAAACTCCACTTGTATAACCAGGAATCTCAGAAAAATAAAGATGTATTTCTCCACCTTTAGCATTTTTAGAAGCATCACACCATCCACTTACATCTAAGCTATAAGTAGAATAAGTAAGACTCTCTTCTACATAACTTCATATAGAAGCACTTTTAATTACAGGTTCTAAATCGTAATGAATAGTTTTATTTCCCGTAACACTCAAATCGCCAAAAGTAATACTGCTAGTAAGAGTTCCAGAGTATTTAGAGAAAGTAGTTGTTTTAGAAGTATCGTTTATATCAACTTCCATTTTAGCTCCAGAAACAAGATTTTCCCACATAGGTCCTGTAAGAAGTTTAACTTCACTAGATGCCGTAACATCCATTTTACAAGATGCGTTGCAGTATAAATCAAATCCGTTTTCTATTTTTTCTACATTTCCATCTACTCCATCTGTCATAAAGGTATTATAAACACCATTGTTTCCTTTAGGACTCTTTATATTAGAATTAGACATTCAAGCAGTGTAACCAGGAGTAACTTGTACCTCTCCATAATCTACTTCGCTCTGAGGTATTCCATTTAACTTTAATTGCTTGTTTTGTATTAAAGTTGGGTAATTACCCATCCAACGATCAAATGAGATTTCATCATATCGGGAATCAGTAAATCCCTCCATTACCTTAGATGCCACTATAAACTTAGTAAAAGTAGCTAAAACTTCAGCAGAATCACTCCAAGTAGAATTTCCTATAATATCAAACTTAATAATATAAAAATCTTCTGGAAATAATGCTTTTGGATTACTTGTAACATTATCACTTGTATAAGGCACATAAGGAATAGATAGATTAGTTTCTCCAACTAAATTTCATCCTTCACACTTTATGTGCTTGTATGCAACTTTACTTGCATTTGTAGCATAATCATTTGGGGCACTTAATTTACTAATAGAGTAATACATATAAATCTCTGAAGTAAGTGCTGCATTCTTAGAAATGCCTTGTGTATCAAACATTATATCAAGTGTAGAATCTCCAAGATTATACCACCAAGAGCTGTTTCCTATTTTTATGTCTTCAATATTTCCTTTAGCATTTAAGGAATATTTATAGGATTTATTTAAATTATCGTAATAAACTATAGAAGTAGTCTCTCCAATTTTATAAGTCAAATAAGGCTCTATTTTTATTTCTACATTTTTATCTTTAACTAAATAAGAAGATAAATCGATTACATCTGAGAAATATAAACAGTTGCCGTTTTTTAAATCAAGTTTATTTGGTACTGAGGCATTTAAAGTATTGGAAGTCTCTCCTACAGTTATAGTTATCTTCGCTTTCAGATCATTTGTGGCAGAATTTAAAATAAGCGGGTCATTAACCGTATACTGAACACTTACTTTAAAAATAGGACTTCCTGCATAAGTAGGAACCACAAATTGCTTAACATTTAAGTCCATACTCTCCACTCTTGCAAATACAGGTTGTAAAGCTAACCAACCAGGAACATCCCATTCCACATAAGCAAAAGTATCTGAAGTATGATTTGCATTTTTTATTTTATCTGTAACATCGTAAGATTTACGATTTTCATCTAAAACATAAAATTTAAGAGTTTCATATTTAGATGCTCCAGATAAAGAGGTAATTCAATTAGAGAGTTTATATTTATCTCCAGGATTTATTTTTAATTTATTTGGATCTTTTCCGTAGAAAACCTTCATGTTTTGTAGGTTCTCTACTATATATGAATAATTAAGAGTATTTCCTGTTGCGCTATCTATAAATGTCTGTATAGCATCTAAAGAAATACGTTCATCTAGGTCACTAGAAGTAATAGTCTTAGGAGCAGGATAAGAACCTATTTCTGTTTCAGTAGTAAGGGGATTATAAGAAACTATATATAAAATATCTCCATATTCTTTTATTCCTACTGGTATAAAATTCTTTTCTAGTTTACAATTAGCTAAAGGATAATTCCCTTTATCATTTTGTAAACTATGCTCATTTCCGTCATAAGTAATAATAGTTCCATTAACACAGTCTGTCAATACTGTATTTGGAGTACTTACTGGATTTAAGTCCATTACCAACCCTTCCGACCAAGTATTAGTCGCTTCTTTTTTCATTAATCGCTAAGTATTTTTAATTTACTGTTTTCCTTTCGTAGAGCATATAAGTCGAAATTACGGGTTTCATAATTTTCTTCTCGAAAATAAAGACCTCTATCCTCCTTAACTTTTAATCTGAAAATATATTTATTCTTTTTTCTAATTAATGTTTCATGGATGATCTTATAACAGTCTATTCTATCAAACTTAATTTTTTCTTTTTGTCTTCCAGATTTTTTCTCTGTAAAATACTTTTGGTACTCTTCTTCACTTAACCCAAAATAATAATACCCATCTCAAATAGTTCTACTAAAAAGATACTGTATTCTATATTTAATATGTTTCTTTATGTCACGGTATGTCCAATAGTCTTCATCTTTACTAAATATTCTTCCTATATAAGCAGAAAAGGGAATTCTATGTGCAGCAAGTAGCACATCTCCTCCTCGATTAGAGACCTTAATTAATTCATTAAATCCGTATGTACAAATCTTTTTAATATCACTTAATTCCAACTCTGGAAAAGCTATTTTTAATTTATCATAATAATCTTCTAAATATTTAATCATTAGTAATAAGTTTTTCCTGCATTAACATTATCTATAAACATCTTTTTATATGGCTTAGTTAAGTGTATAGTTTTTCATTTTGTTCTTCCTCCCCCATATCACTCTAATACTAAGTCATATGCTACAAAATTAGTAGCCAATAAATCAATATCTTTAAATCTACCTCTTTTACAGTATAACTGTAATTCTTCTCCCACAAAAGGCTTTACGTATATTTGTGCTTTTCTAAAAGCTTTCGTAGGTAAGGCAAAAGTAACATTATTTTGGATAATATCCAAGCATATTAAATATATACAATATGTAAATACAAGTCCACAATAAACTTTTCTTTTATTTGAACCATACTCTTTTTCTAAAGTTTTTGCTTTAATTTTTAACTGCTTTACATTAAAATTATCAAATAGTTCTTTGGATGAAAAAGAAAAACTGTTATAAGATCTTCCTACCATTATTTAATCGGATTATAAGTTTTATTAAAAAGCTTTCTGTCCCAACAGGCTTTTACATCTAAAATATTGTTCATATCATTTTGGTTCAGTTTCTCAGGTATTCTAGCAGCATTACATTTTCTTAACCATTCTGCTTCTAAATCTTTAGCAAACTGAAGTATATTACGATCTTTCTTTTTTAACCCTTCTTTATAGGTTTCTCTCCAAGCTACAAAAGCAGCTATCGCTCTCTCCTCCTTATTATTAATTAAAGGTAATCCTGTTTCATCTTCTACAAGAATTCCGTGATATAAAACAGTTACATTTCTAAAGTCTCTTTCAAAATATAAAACTCCATCACCTTCTTTATATTTAATTAATTTACCTTTAACATAAAAAGGACTAACTCCTTTCTTGGAACGCTCTATATAATTCTCAGTATTAATTGCATCTGTATCCAAGAAATCAGTTTTATTACTAGAAACTTGGGCATCTATTATAGGTATATATACAGCCTCTATTATATCTGCATTACAAGGAAGTACTAACTCTTTATCATTAGTATCCGCAGTGTATTTATATAAACGAGTATGTTTATTTCCTATAGTTTCCCAACCAGTAAGGGCTATATCTTCAAAATTATCGAGTTTAATGTCTATTCCATAAATTTCATTTACTAATGGAAAGACTGTATTCATACTATGTAAATTACCCATATTATATGTTTTGTGGTGCTTGGTAAAGTGGAGTTCTATACAATTGTAACTTCTTATTAAGTATTCTGCGCTTAATTTCGTCACTTATAGATCCCATATCTAAATAGTCCACATCTGTGCAACAATTATATTCTTTTAATTGTCTAGGGTCTTTAAAAGTAGCTATTATTGCTATATTCTTTACATACGGAGCATTAAATATCCAACCATCATATTTTCCATTTTCGTTTAAGGTCCTTTCTATATAAACATATGGTTTATTAAAGGCTCTTTTCTTATACTGATGGTATCTAGTAGCTTCTTTAGTAAAATATACTTTATAATACTCATCTCTATCGGTACTTCCTATAAATGTAATTGCTTCATCTCCAAGGCCCTCTGCAAGAGCGGGTATCTCAAAGTGTTTGGCAAGTTTAGCATTTGGAATTCCCTTACAAACGCATTTATTTTGGTCTTTACAATCAACTTCTACACAATTAAGTGCAACTGCTAATTCTCCTTTAGTTAATAGACTTTTTAAATACCATTCTCTAATTATAGTAGCTCTTGTTTCGATACATTCGTCTTCTATTTGATCGAGAGAAATAAATTGTCTATTGGAAGCAGGAATCATTGTACCACTAATTAAATCGTTGTATATCGCTGATACTAATTCTTCTAATTGCATATAAAAAGAAAAAGGACGAGCGAGATCGGCTCTCACTCGCCCTTAATTGGTTTATTAATTATTTATAGACTAAGATACACCAGATACAGTTACCTTAACAGAAGCGGAATCTCCGTTGTAAGAAGCAGTAATAGTGGTGTCACCATTAGCAACTCCAGTAACGAGGCCAGTATGAGCACCTACAGTTGCCTTTCCAGCAGCAGAAGAAGTCCAAGTAGCCTTAGTAGTTACATCCTCACCATCGAAGATAGCCTTAAGCTGAGAAGTCGTCTTTCCAGTAATTGCAGTAGAGCCAGAGATGGATACCTTACGCTCAGAAATCTTACCAGAGAGCTTGCCTTCAAAAGCAGATACAGCAGACGGAGCTACATAGAATACAATAGTAACCTCAGACTCGATTGCCTGACCAACAGCACTTAAGCCACCAAGACCAGGACGCTCAACCTTATAATTAAAAGAGTACTGAGTATACAGCTGTCCGTCTACAGGAGACTCATCAGCATAAGGAGCAGCATACCTACGATTGTAGTAAGTAGGGAAACGAAGGTTCTCAACAAGCCACTTTCCAGTAGCAAATTCCTCTACATTCTTAGTAACAACATATACAGAGTCAGCAACAGCAGAGCCATCAGAAATCTTAACAATCTCTGGCTGCTCTGGAACCATCCAAGACTCAGCGAGAGTAATAGTAACCTTAGCACCACTTACAGATACAGAGAAAGGAACACTATCCATAGCAACAAGCTTAAGAGCCTCTGCAAGATTCTTAGCCGCATCAGCAGCAGTAGCAGAACCAGCAAACTCTACCATAATAGGCTTACCAAATTCTGCCCAATTAGCCATAGCAAAGTCAGAAAGAGACTTAGATGGCGTAGAAATAAACATAGTAAAGCGATAAGGCTCAGCAACGAGTGCTGGTACGGTAATCTCAATCTTACCTACAGAACCTGCTACGCCAGCAGTCTTGTATACGCTGCCTACAATCTTAGAAAGATCGTAGTTACCTGCACGCTTAATAGCAAGCTGTCCATCTACACTGAGGATAGCATCTGCTGAATTAATAATAGTTTCTTTTATATAATTAAACATGATAATTTTCTATTTTTAAAGTTATTTAGGATTTGCTTTGCTCTGCCCCAGGAGTAGCAATAGTCTTGTTAATAGGGATATTTGTCTGAAGCCTTGGATCACTTGCATTTTCCATAAGCAATCTTACAAATATATTTGCAATCTCAAAGCAAACATAATCTGGAAATTCAAGAATTTGTGAGTAATCAAGAGTAGCATCGATCTGCTCTTGTGTAAGACGGATATACATAGGCGATTTTAAATAGTCAATGTATAAGTTCTTAGGAACAAATACTCCGTCATCATTACCAAAACGAAGTTCAAGTCTAACGCTAGAAGGGTTAGATAAACGATCTCCCTGTGCGTTATAAGAGTCTACCAAACTTGAATTAGAAGTAGATATTACTTTCTTTGTAGCCTTATCCCACTCCAACTTAGCTGCATCTAATTCTTCAGCAGCAGAACTTACAGCATCCTCTTTTTCAGTAGTGCCATCGTTAGCTTTAACTGCCGCGGCATATGCCTCTAATGCAGTCTGATAAGCAGCAGTAATTTTAGAATCCACATTAGCAATACCATTAGCACTAAGGATTTTAGAATCCATAGTAGCATTACTTGGTAAAGTAGTAGTACTATTAATATTATTTAAATAATAGTAAGGCCTTTTATACATAGGACGCATATACGCGTTATTAAGTACTTGCGTATACATGTCTGGAGTAAGTCTTCTACAAGGGAAATAAACAGAATCTCCGCGATTATAGCATTTAAACACTGGAGCTGAAACTTCATACTCTACAATGCAATTAAGCAAATGCATATAATCGTCTGGAAGATTTACACTGTAAGAAGACTTAAAGAGGTTGTTGCCAGTGATAGAATCAGTCATTTTAGTAGGCTGAAGGATAGTAGAGGTTTTTAATACTCTAATATCATCTGTACTTTGCTGGTCAATTTCAAGTTTCTGATAGACTAGATTTATATATTGCTGAACAGCCTTATTAATAAAATAGTTATAATCCTCCAAAATAAGAGAAGGAGCTTCTAACTTATTTAATTCAATAAGCGCATATTCATACAGCTCTCTAGAAGTCATATTAAATATTTATTTATTTTTTACTAGCCTTTTTTACTTCAGCCTCTGTTTCTTTAATAGCCTCATCGAGCTTAGAAACAGGAGCATATTCTGGGTAAGTAACTAGTTTAATTTGTTCAAGGATTTTCTTATTATCCGGCTGCTTAAAGAAGAGGATTACCGCCTCATCATTAACTCCAAGAGGGACTTCTCCAAAGAAGTACATTCCCTTATTCTGAACTATCTTACCTCTATCTCTGGCATCTATGAACAGAAGCTTAAGCTTCATATCTCCCCCAGTATAAAGATCGATAATTTCATCCGGATTCTTTTCTGCTCTTTGGTACAGATATTCCTCAACATCTGTTGCTGGAGCATTTCCCATATATTTGCCAAGCAACTTGCACTTCGTAAGTCTGCTAGCAGGAGAGTCTGCTCCAATATAAGTCCAAGCTTTATTAATCTTCTGCATACGTGAAACATTACGCTCAGAAGTTTCACCTGGAACTTCTACATATAACTCTGCGATACCATAACGCTGCTGATTACCGTCTATATAAAGATTTCCTTGGTTGTCCTTAGCATCTCGCGTAGGAACAATCAAATCGTTATCCTTAATAGACATCCATATATTATATTCAAGAGGATTATCAAGGTCAAAAGTAGTACCACTAGTAACTACAATATCCATATCCTCTGGGATAAAATAATCACGGTTAGGATCATTCATTTCATCTGGACTAAGTATCATCTCCGAATTTCCCTGAGAATCGTATCTTACAGGCTTTACCCAAGAGTAACGAACACCATTTTTCTGACGGCACGGCTGGAAATGATACTCCTTTACCGGACCCAATACGCTTCTAAGAGTAATAACTCTATTCTCCATAATTTTCTCTCTTTTTTAACTAAAATCTATATAATTTAAAAACTACTCCCCAAATAAAGGGGAGTAGTATATGTTATTTTTTCTTTCTACTTAAAGAAAGAATCACGTGTCTCTGAACCCATCATGATCACTGATCTATATGGGTTAAACACAGCCACGCTTGCATAGCCCCAGTCAATGTATTTAACGCCAGCTACAGGAGAGGAAACAACTCCTCCTTGGAGTCCTGTAGCTCCACCTCATTTTACATTTTAATTATTTCTAATTAAATCAGACTATATCTTTATCCTATATTCTATTACCGTCTATAGGACATTTCCCGTTTCCATCATTTAGATGTACTCTACTCCATTACTTCTTTTAAGATTTGCTTAAAAGTACTGTTTCGATAGTCGTTGAACTTTCGGTAGAGCTTCGTAATACGCTTGCATATCCTACCGCTTAGCTGCTGATTATCCAATCTTTAACATTTTCACCTTTTAGGTAGTTAAAGCTATAAGGAACTCCCAGCAATTAGAGAAATTATTTTTTCTTAGTATTACTACTAAGTGGCGCAAGTGGTTTAGTTTACGCCATTTACAATGTTCTGGATCAAATCTCCACCCTTAAAGGTGAAGTAACCGAGTGCAGGACGGCCCGTAGCTGCATCAGCAGTAAGGTCGATGATTGCACCAAACGCACGGTTAGGGAACTCTACATCAAAGCTCCTATCAAGCTTAACAAGAAGTGTGTTCTTTATTATTAACTATAATTATTTCTAATTATACTAGACTATATCTTTAACTTTCTTCTTTTACCGTTGAAAGTCATTTCCTGTTTCCATTATTAAAAAATGTACTCTACTGATTCTTTTTTAATATTTCTTTAAAAAAGAAATTTTCGATAGTCGTTGAACTTTCCCCACGTATAAAAGATACAGAGGGGCTTAGCTGCTGATTGACCAATCTTTATAATTTTTAAGCATTCACACCTAATGTTTCCATTTATGTTATAGCTTATAAAGCTTAAGGTTTTTCCAGCAATTAAGGAAATTTATTATAAATAGATTTCTCTATTTAGGTGGCAACACATTTTACCACCATACTCGTAAGCAGAATACGTAGCTCCGAGCTTAATGTAGCCATTCTTTTCTTTAGAGTACAGGAAGGCGTTGTCAGACTTGTGCTCTACAACCCACTTACCCATTACACTCTGCCACTGATTATAGAAGAAAGTGTTGCACATTAAAATGTACGTATTCCCTTGTGCCTTCTCAGACTTAGCGGACATGGCCATAAGAGCCTTCTCAAAATAATCAATGGTAAGTTTGTTAAATACAAACTTGGTAGCGAAACGCTCTACCTGCGGTATTACCAATTTGTTAATATAGCATTGTTTATATGCTATTTCTTATACTTTTATTCGCATAAGATCAGACTATATCTTCACCTATATAGGTGACTCTTGTTCGTGAAGTTATATTATTCTTCTGGAGACATTAGTTTATATTCAAACTCGGGAAGTATATAAGGCCTTAATAAAGAAGACCATTTTCTACCTTCTCTAGTTCTACATTTTAAATAATATCTAATTTCTCCTTTTTTATTTAGTTTTTTAATCGGATAAAAATTTATATCATATTTCTCTTTAAAGAAATCTATAATATTTTGGGTGTCTTCTGGATTAGTCATAGTATAAAAATAGAAAGAATGAGAACGGATTTTTTTAGTTCCTTTATAATAGTCTTTTGCATGACTACCATCATCCATCCATCATAGAGCAATTGCTTCTGGAGTTAAATAGTTTAGCATTTTTCTACTAAACCTCTTTTCTCCACTTTTATATATCCATTTATATAATATTCTAAAATACCTATGCCCTTTACTTATTTTATAGGTATCTTTTTTTATTCTATGATATATACTTGGAAGTTTTCCACCTAATAAGGTAACAAGTAAGTTAGCCTTATATTCAAGGTAACTTTTTTGCTTACTTCCATGCTCTATTTCTAAAGCAACACCACTGTGAGCATTTAAATGCCCATCTCCTAAAATTAATCCAATTAAAAGTGCTTTTTTTCGTTTATCCATATAAAATGATAGTAATTACAATAATATAACTCTAGTCGTTACACCTTCCTTATATAAGGCTTGGCTCGGTATTCTCATCGCAGAGTTCACCGAATTAAAGAGTTTTTGCATAACTGATTTCTCAGTTAAGCGGCATAAAGTTTACCGTCCGTAGAAATGAGCGGCCTACCAATCTCGTCATAGCGTTAGACTATATCTTATTCTATAAAGACTGTATATCTGATGTATTTCCATAAAAATATCTTCATCTTAAATTCTTACAAGTTTTACTTTTACCTTCTATAACATTATAAATAGGCCCCGGAGTTATATTCATATACTCAGCAGCTTCTTTAACATTTGTAAAAGATTTTATAAACTTGCCTTCTAAAGTATAAGATGCACAAGCTGTATTTTTCTTAGAGGCTCTTAAAGCAAATCTTTTCTTATAACTTCAAAAATAACCTCCAGCCTGTATTTGTTTATCCACACAAACTGCAAATATAGATTTATATGAAATGCCAGTTTGTCTGTCAGCCTCATGTAAAGACTTGTAATAAGTTATATAATTTCCTTGTAAATCAAACTGATAAACAACTTTTTCTCTGTTTTTACAAGGAGATATGCTTTCAGTACTTCCCGTGAAAAACCTTCACTGAAAATCTTTGCATTTCCTTTCTTTTAAGCAAGCATCTCCAATACCACTTTTAGAAATACCTGTTTCTCTGGAAGCTTCGGAAATAGAGTTTCAAGTTTTTATAAAGTTACCTTCCAAATCATACTGATTAACTTGTTTTTCACTTACAGAAGAAGGAACTTTTCCTCCTAAACAACTATTATAAACATCTTTTCTCTTTATAAATTCTCTATTTACCAATTCGGCTTCTTTCTTATATGCTGCTATTTTACCCTTCTCTGTACCAGGAAATTCATATAAAGTTTCCCTTACAAAATTATTTATTCCATATTTAATAACAGCTTTCTGAAAAACAGTAGAGTGTTTTTGCTTTAAATCTCCTTTACAGGAAATTCCACAGCCTATATAACCATCGAAATCATCAGAAAGAGTACCGTGTACTCCTATATATATTTTACCATTTATGGTATTTGTTGTCTTGTATACTATATATTTTAGCATTAGATCTGAACTTTTAGTCGTTGAACATTTTCCTCTATGAGGAACCTTTGCTGCTGATTATCTAAATATTATTTTTTTCAGACTTTCACACTTACTAAAAAGTTATGTTGTAGTAAATAATATATAAAGAACTCCCAGCAATTTGAACAGTTTTTAACTATACATTACTGCATAGAAAGACCTATGATTGATCTTGGGCTTCCCGTCAGCCGAAACGTTGCCCTTACCCCAGGTAAGAGAATTGTTACGAGCTTCCATGAAGTTGTCAAGACAATCCTTTTCAGCAGGATTCATCTTGTAAACATGATCAGTAGATTCGTTACCTTTACCTATCTTAATGAAAACATCTTCCATACCAGCGTACTTAGCAGACATATCCACATCAACACGGTGAGTAGAAATATAAGTACGAGCCTTCTCTACGTTAGACTGAGCCTTTACGTAACCAGTCTCGTGAAGCTCCGGCTTAATGTTGGTAATCCAACGAGTAGTAGCACCTACGAGGCTACCACCAAGCTTGTCAATAGTAGAAGAGTAATCGTTGTCGTTAATCTTAGCAACTACAAGCCAGCAGTTATCACGCAGACGCTGCGGAGTATTAACTACAATAAAGTGCTGACGAGTCTTCTCGATTACGAAAGTATCCTCTTTCTGGTAGTAATTTTCACTAAAATAGAACTTAATATCACCAGCATTTGCACCATCTCCTTCTGGCTCAGCAATGAGCGGAAGACGCTTTACCTTGTTAACTACAATATCCCACTCAATAAGGAAAGAGTTAACTGACTGGAAACCCTTCTTAGCCTTCTCCTGTGTGAAGGTGTTCATAAGAGCTTCAGTAAGGTGCGTAGCTGTGTATTGATCGTATAACGTAGATACGATTCCTAAACGTGCGGGATTCTCCGCTTGTTATCCTATAGGCTCTTTATCCTATAGTTCATATATTTTACCATCATATATGTTCAGACTATATCATCACTTACGTGCCTGGCGCTCGTGTCTAGAAATTCTTATAAAGAACTCTAATTAGTCTTTGAACCTTTAAAACGATCACTCGTTAAACTTGGCTGCTGATTACCCTATTATATGAGAATTTCATTTGGAGGGTTCCCAGCAGTTCACCAGGTTTTATTTGGGCGAGACTTTCACCCAAAAATTTAGAAAAGTCCTCATAAGTGCGCGTAGCTGGCATATTCGGACGTACGGTTGTAAAACCTGAAATTCTCATAATTAAATAAATTTTAAATTAATATTATATTAAGCCTGATTTATCCCATAAATCAAAGTCGGCAGTAGGCTTAGTTTTATCTGCCGGAGGAACAATAACAGTATCTTTACCAACTTTATCAAGTTTAGCTTGCAATTTCTTATTCGTAGCTCGCTCGTCGGCAAGCTGCTTCTTCCAGTACTTACTCAAATCAGAAAGCACATCTGCGCCTTTCGTACGCAACCATGCTAACTCTATAAGAGTATCTGGATTCTCCAAGTCTTTTACAAGCTGTGATTTACCATCTTTGTCTTGGTCAAGTATATATGACAACATTTGTCGTTTATCTTCGTCCTCAATTATTAGAGCATCACTCTCAGCGTCTGTATAGTCTAACTGTACAGCATTAAAATTACGAGAAGCCTCTAACAAATTGTTTCTAAGATCTTCAGCCTGTTTTTGTTCTGTTTGCTGCTGATAAGCCACTGCTGCATCTTCTTGTTCTTTAAAGTACTTTCTAAGAGATTCACTTTCTTTCTTAAAAAGCTCTTCATTAGATTTTGCTGATTCCAACTTAGACATAAGTTCTTCATCAGTAAAATCTGGATATCTGTTTTTTAAATCTATTAAGTACAGATCATCATCACTGTAGTCATCAATTTCATAAGTACGTTGGTGTACTTGTTCTGGGTGAGCATTTAAATACTGCTGCAAATAATTATTTGCATAAGCATCTAAAGCTTGCTCCAAACTAAGATTACCATGTTGTCTTAAGAAATTAATAGCTCTCGTCTCATTTTCTGAGAGCCCAGAATCTGTTACTTGCGTAAGAATATCAATCTTATCCTCTGTACTTAAAGAATTAAAATCAATTTCTTCTTCGCTTCCATCTTCATTACTAATTACTATCTTACTTGGATCTTTTACTCCTCGCTGCTGCAAGAACACGTAAAGTGGATCTTCGGAAGTAGTCGGTTCTGTGGAAGTAGTTTCGTCTGCTTCAACTACAGTATCCGGTTGTGTTTCTTCTTCTTGTACAGTTTCCTCTACAGGTTCTTGTACTTCCTCATCAACTGATACCGGGTCTAACAGATCATCAAAAAAATCATTTCCCATAAAACTTTTTCTTATTTGTTCTCTAAATCTATTTATATAGCTAATATTTAGCTATTTTGCTGCAAATATATATAAAATAAATTATAAATCCAAATTTATAAAATAAAAAAGGCGAAGAACTAAATCTCCGCCTTATATATTACTCTTCTGGAGCAGTCCAAAGAACTCCCTCCAGTACACTTTCAATAGCTCCAGAGAAAACGTCTGTTTCTTTATCATTAATCTTAACAGCTCTATTCTCCTTCTTAAGCTTAAACCAATCCTCATAAGAGAGAGATTTAACACCAGAAATATCAACATCATCTGTATAAAGAGCCTCTCTAAGAGAGATATACTTCTTAAGCTTCTCTCCCATTTCATCAAGCTCCTTCTTTTCCTCTTCTGTAGGATTTTCAATTTTTGCAAGTTCTGTTCTACGAGCATCAAAAGATGCACCATCTTCAATTCCTGCGTTCTTAAGCAGATCACGTTCATCTTCCTGTAATTTTTCAAATGCCTTCTGTACAAGCTTCTTAAACTTATACAGCTTATAGGCAGACTCTGGGCCAAGCTCATAAGCAGTAGTCTGCATAAGACCAGAGTTCATAAGTGCTAAAATTTCGTAATTCTTCATTTAACTTATTTTCCTTAATCCATTCTCTATAAAGTTTCTAATACCATATATACTTAAGAGTATATTTGTAATAGCTCAAAAGATATAATCGGCTTCATAAACTTGTAGAAATAAAAAACTAGTAAAGGAAATTACTCCTAACCATATACAGGCTAGGAGTAATATTCCTATACTTAAAATCTTCTTTTTACTCTCCGGTGACATGCTCTTCGATAGCTCCGAAGATTCCTGCTACCGTAGTTGCAGCAGTGATTATGTCAGCCGTCTTAAATCCATTAATGCTAAGATTTCCATTCCCATCGAGGGCAGCAGAACCATTGCTAGTACCTGCCTGGATATTCCAAGCGGTAGCACTGGAAATCTTATTATCTGCATACTCTACGCTTCCATTGTAAGAAGCATCCGGATCATTAAAATTCTCCTTAATTGTTTTGTCAGTAAAAGTAATCATAATTAATTTGTTTTTGCAAAAATAATAAAAATCTAAATACTTTTCAAATCTTTTTTATAATCTTTTCACATTTTATTTTCGAGACTAAAAGCCTCTATTTCTCAAGGTCTTGATTTATATGGTATACTGTTATCATATTTTTCACCTTTTCAGAAATATTCATTCTCAACTCTTTTTAAATCTCCTCTTTCAAATTGCTTTATATGTACACATTCATGCATTAAAATAATTGGCGTTAATGCATTATGGGCACATATAAGCTGATAATTATGAGGAACAGGAAGAGCATATAAGAAAGCCTTTAAATCATATTCCTCATTAGAGAGTCTCTTTAATAAATTTGGATTCTCAAATATAAATACATTTATATCTTTTAAATCTTGTAAAGCCCATTTAGTCATATCTTCAAAATCATATTTAGATTTAATTTGGTTTTGGACTTTCAAAGAGTCTAAATAAGTTTTATTTGTTTTCATTAATAGAAAATATATCTACCGTCTTTTTCTACTCCATTTGGATCTCCGATATTATCCTGTATACAAACTATAGGTTCAGCCCACTGATCATATGAATAACCAAATGCATCTTGTGTAGCATTAAAGAAGAAATGAAATGTTTGTGAACTATTTTTTGTTATAGTTTTTTGTGATGTTGCAATAGGAATTCTTTTATATGCAGCATACACACCTTGCCCTTCAGAGCCTGTAATAGAAATACCAGAAGTGGACTCCGCTCCATTTGTTATCCAAGAACGTTTTACTTCGTCAATAACATCGTCTCTGTTATTATCTGCCACATGTTCAGACATCAAATACATAAAAATATTAGACAGAACGGCATCCTTAGTTGTGTTATTTTCAATACGAACATCTACATAAGTTTTACCATTTGCCGTATAAATGCCGTTTGGAAAGCTGAAAGTCAAATAATTGGAACCGCGCGGTTTACTTATATTTATTTTAGCAGAAGAATACGAAGCTTCAGAAAAAGGCAAGGCATATACTCTGTAAGCATGAGAACTTAAATCCGTTTGCGCTACACATCCTCCTTTATATGATGTAGGAATTTCTCCATTAAATGCTTCTGCCAAATCAATTAAACATAAATATGCTTGCGTAGAAATAGACCCACCTACAGCTAAATTCCTAAAAGGAGTAAATAACCCATCTGGATTAATTATAGACAGTGAAACCGAAGCACCTTCGTCAGCTCAGTCCACTAAATTATCTATAGTATCTGTAGAAAAAATATAATAATATTCAGTTCCAACTTTAAACATAAAGCATAAATAACAATTTCGTAAACAAGTTTGATTAGCTGTTACATTCTGTGTTGTACCAAAATTAGGAAGCTCATCAAAATGAAGCTGTCCAGGACAACCAGATTTAGTTCTATCTGTGAATCATACAGTTACACTGCTCGCTACGTTTGTTTGATGATTTGCTGAAAGATCTGATTCTTTACAAGGTCCTTCGCAAGAATGATCATATCCAACCGTAGTGCTATACCCATTAGGATTAGCAAAATCATCTAATCTAGCATAATCTGTACCAGCTACTACGTGAGGATAAGTTCATAAACCACTTTCTCCACATACAGACATAATTTTTTCCGGTAAATCTGCTTTACTATTTGATCTCGCTGATTTTGCTTGTAATCCATAATTAGCAGCTTTTCTTTGTGCTTCTGTTAATGAAGATGGTGTATCTGTTAATCCTAAAGTAGAAAGTGCTATAGGCTTATATTTAGCCCATTTATTTATAATACTTGCTTTACATATAGAAAAAGTATCAGTAGCTGTACCAAAATAGTTGGCCAGCGTATTTACTCCTAAAGGAGCTTTAATTTCTCCATTTGAAATTCCCATAAATTAAAAATTTTACTTTTCCTATATATAAAGCAAGCAATAATTATCCAATAATAAGCGAACTATATGTACCAGACCAAGTGTCTCCTGTACCTGTCACCCAAGTCTTCTTTCCATCACCAGAAGCCTTTATGGTACCCTTGAAGCTATATAATACTCCTACTTCCGGAGTTCCCAAACCTAGTTCCTCACAACTTATACTGTATATAGGAGCGATGTTTGAATTAGCATTAACAGTAATTTCTTTTGTAACGGTTATCCCAAAATTTCCTTGTGAAGTATTTGTGATAGTAACAGAAAGTATAACAGACATGTCTTTCTTTTTGGCAAAAGAATAACTCCATCGTAATCCACTTTCACTCAGCCCAGTAATACTCAATGTAGGCTTAGGAGCAGATTGTGGAACAGTAAGCTTATATTGTAAACCTACGCATTTATGTATAGGAAAAAATATTTCGTTTGAATATGGAGTAGATGATAGCTCATATCATTTTCCATCTGTATGGGTTGCTGAGATAGCTACCATTACTCCTATAGTAATCTTATAATTTCCGTCTTCGGTAAACACAGAAGGGTATTCTTCTAGCAGTTCGGCTAGATCCAGTTCAAATCCTTTATACCAATATGTGCCATCACAAAGACTTCTTATTGTATAGTTACTAACTTCTGTCCCCCCCCCTATCTCACCCACACCACTGTCATCTTTACCCAGTTGGGTAGAAATGGAATTTGTTGAAGCAGTAGAAAGTTTTCTTTCTGGCATCACACACCAATAGTTTCCTACTATACAAATAGGATATACTTTTTTAAATATATCTTTAACAGAAGTAGAAGCATCTAAGTTCTGTATCTGTCTAAATACTTCTATATAATCAATCCCATACTGGTTGGCTGTAGGAATGTCAAAAGTTACAAAGTCCCCGTAACTCATACCCATGTTTAATGTTGTACCATAATTTTCATTTACAGTTACAGTGAGATTAGGAGCTGCTCCTTGGCTATATCCAATAAACTCTTCTAAGCGTTTATAGCTACTATCAGTAGGTTTTTTATAATCAAATCCAAAACTATGTATAGATTTTGGTGCTGTACATTTTAATTTAACTGCCCATCAATATCCATCTGATGTATCTGTTGTAGTCGAAGGCCTTGAAGGACTATCTGGATTAAATCCCGTAGGCTTTCATTTAGACCATTTGTTTATCGATCCTGCTTTACAAATAGAAGCGACATCTTTTGCAGTACCAAAATACTCTGCAAGAGTAGCGACTCCTAAAGGGGCAGTAATAAAACCTTGATTAACCGGCATATTCTTTTAATTTTTTAATTTCATTTTCCAGCTCTGCTACCCTTCTTTTAAGAGCTTCTACTTTACTATCTTCTTCTTGTATTGCTGCTCCCAGAAGGGCTGTAGATGCAGCATAATCATATGTTAAATGTCCTACACTATCGTGGGACTTGACTAAATATCCATAATCTCTATTCTCCTCTTCTTGTGCTATAATACCCATTGACAGTTGCATAGTATCTTTCCATTTAAACTGTGTATAATGAGTTTTAAGCACATAATCCAGAGCATTCTTTATAGGACTAAAATCTGTCTTGAGATTTATATCTGAACTCGTATCCTGTCCTCTTGCTGATACGTAACCACTTGAGTAAATACCAGTAGAAGAGTAGATAGTTCCTGTTGCTGAGATTGTACTTGAAGCAGATACTGCTCCTACAAGAGTAGATGTACTTGCTATATATAGGGTTCCCACAGATACTATGTTTCCCATTTTGTGATTTGCCCAGGAAGTACTAGAGCCTGCTTGCCAGTAATACTGTGCAATAGCTTTTCCTACTGTTGGTGCGCGATAGCCAAAGTACAGATTACCATTACTACTCCCTAACTCGAATTCATCTCCATTATTCATTGAGATATCTACATACGCACCTTGATGTGTAAAGTAAACACCTTGACCTTCTATATAAAATCCCGAAGCTGCACGGCTCCAACCGGATGTGTATATGTCTCCATTTACATCCAATGCATAGGATGGTGAACTTGATGAACCCACTTTCAGTGAACTCTGTATCCATGAACGGCTCGTCTGGAATCCGGCCACCCTTGCGGAATATGCATTGTTGGCATTGTGGAGATTGATCTGCATACCATCAGACGTCGGTGTGACATATGGACCTACTGCGGAGAGATTAAAGAAATAGTTATGCAATCCCTTGAAATACATGTCCCCTCCGGGATACAGTCTTATCAAAGAATCATTATATGCCCCTCCGAAATAATACCAGTTTAAGGTGTCATTACTACCATATGTGCCACATACACTTCCCATAAAACTTCCGGATGAGTTATAACTGTCGAGACCCCAGGCCCAACCTCCTGCTTCAGATTTAACATAGTGTCTCACACTCGTGGCTATCTCCATTGATCGTTTGTTCCCATTTGAATTGGATATGAGACTTCCATAAGATGTAATTGAATCATTGAACCACCATTGATTCGTATGTCCCATGTATGCTGAGGCATTTGAATCACTACCATTCTTGGCAATCCAGAAATTACCGTTGTTATTATGGATGCTCCATGTGTTGGTTGTGGTTCCGGACGATGATTTTAAATCATTTCCTCCCAGAACTATGGTGCTCCAACTGTTGTAAGGGTATATTCTTATACCTTCACGCCAGGAGGTCTTGTCTGCCTGTATCTCAAGCATACCTGTGATTTTTCCACCACTTAATGGTAATGCAAAATTGCTATAATTGTTATCGTCAAGTATCTGTTTCCATGTACCTAAAGACGTGGAACCTCCTCTATACCACATACTTCCTTTTGACAGATATGGAATTATTAATTGGGTTTTAGTATCTGATAACGCAAGATTTAACAAATGTCCATTTTGGGTATTTGTTGGATAATTGCTTGCGGCTTCGTTAATATAATAATATCCGTTGTATGCAAGACTGTTTAATGATGCACCACCTGTGCCCTCATTATAATGAATACTGCAATGCATTGGAATAGCCACTTCATCAGAAATTCCACTTGAAGGTTTTGAACTTCCAGTTATGGAAATACAGTGATTAAGATTAGGAGTAGAAATGCCAGATGTTATACGTATGTCTGCATATAAGGAAACAAAACTTCCAGTATGTGGTATCCATATACCCACATTTCCATTATAAGAGAAAATATAACTTTTATCTATCCATCTCCCCAAACTTAACATTCCTACACTTGATGAGAATACTTTCGCACTATAAGTATAGCCTTGTATATAAAGATCTAAGGGCAAATTATAGTTTGAATAAGAGTTTCCCCAAATATGGGCAACAAACATTGTATTTGTATTTACTGGAATGTCTGTTAATATTAAATACCCGGGTGTTTCAGCATAATTGTAGTATCCCCAATTTGGAACATATCTGCTTGGAGAGTATCCTGCGACCAAGTTAGTACTGTTTGATGTAATACTATAAGTCCCACCATCTTCTTGGACTATTCTGTACCAAGAACTTGAAACACCACCTATTACACTTCTGTGCCAGAGAGTATTGTAATTTGGAGAAGCAAAGATGTCATGCCAGTATTTATGTGTACTATCCCAGTCTAATCTAAGGTTCATAATATTTGCTACCCCCGCGCTTGTTGCGGCCGTAGCACTAGTTGGGTAATATGTTGTTTTATACACTACTCCATTTCCAGCCGTGGCACTGAATTGTCCAGCTGTATAATATAAAGAGTAAGCCCCCTTGAAGTCATTTGATACTCCACTGTAAATTCTTGTCGCAGTATCTACGGCAAAATTCCTAGGATTATAAACATACATGTTAGTCCCATCTTCTCCACCCCATAGCCATGTAGGTTGTCCATCTTTTCCAGCCCAG